AGAAAGAGATAAGGCTAAAGAGGCGGCTGGGACACGTGTAAAAGAGGCAATAGAAGATAATAGAAAGCTATTATTAGATAGCAAACAGGAATTATTAAACAGAAAGCTATAAAATGACTTTATTATTAAGTTTTTTGCTATTGGTATCTTTAATTGTTAACGGCGTGTTACTGTGGTATGTTAGAAAATTAATAGAGAATCTTAATTATGGCATTAAAAATGTTGATGAATTACAAAAGTTTCTCGATGAATATGTGTCTTTATTAGAACCACTAGCACAATTAGAAAATTATTATGGCGAACCTGCTATTGATTCTGCTATTGCCAATACAAAACTAGCCATACAGGCTTGCAAGGGCTATAAAAATTCAATTATAGAAAGTCAAGATGAAGAAAACAAAGAAAACGAAACTTCCGAAGAAGCTAAAAAGCAAGAAGTTGCCCCACAAAGAACAGCAACCATTGGCCCAATTAGCTCATAAGCGTCCTAAAAGGTCATATAAAAAGCTTTTACAGCCCGTAAAGCCACAAGCTGCTGTTTTTAATTCTGCGCCTGTAATGGCTTTAAAAGCCCCTGAAACAAAGAATCAGTATTTTACCAAGATTCACGAAGAAGCTATTTTAGAATACGCTTCTATATTAGACAATAATCGTAAAACTCATCTTTATATTAATCTTATTCAACCTGCTTTTAATGAGATGGTTGAAAAGATAGTTTATACCTATAAATTCAATAACTTACCTAATATTGATGATTTAAAAAATGAATGCAAGATATTTTTAACTACTATATTAGATAAATATGATACTTCACGTGGTTCCAAAGCTTTTTCTTATTTCTCAGTTATAACAAAGAATTGGTTTATACACAAAGTTAAAAAAAATAACAATAAAAAAGAAGTATATATAGAAGATATTAAGGATACCGCTCAAGAAGAAGAATTGGTATATGAAGATTCTTATCTACATAGTCGTGAAAAAGAAGAGTTTTGGACTAGTTTAGAAAGTGAAATGCACGGCTGGTTTGATAAACGGCTTAAAGAAAATGAAGTAAAAGTCTATAAAGCTATTATTATGCTGTTTAAAGAAAGTGAAAGTATAGAAATTTTTAATAAAAAGGCTATTTATCTGTATATGAGGGAAATTACAGGATTAAATACAAAGCAGGTAGTAAATAATCTAAAAAAATTCCGTCATAAATATGAAGATTTTCGTCACAGATGGTTAAACGGAGAAATATCTCATATAAAACCGAGGGTTTACAGAGATGAGTACTAAAAAAAGCCTAGAAGAATATATTGCAGAAGCGACTCATAATATACAAAACGACAGAGCAGTAACAAGCAAGCTTTTATTAGATTTAGTAGACCACATGAATAAGCATGCCGAGGATAAATATACTCATAAAAACTTTGGCGAAATAGCTGCGATGTATTTAGAAACTTTACAGCGCTCAAATGAACAATTAGTAAAAGTTGCTGCAATCGTTCAACGCCAAGAGGGCGATAAAGAAGGCATGTCTAAGAAAGAGAAGGATGCCATATTTGATTTAATTCGTGAGGCCTAAAATTTGAGTGACGATTATCAAAAAATTAGTGACATACCAGTTATTGACACTAGCACCCAAGACAAAATTGGTCCCACACTAGATTCTCAACATACAAGTCTTGATAACGTATTAAGTTTATTAATTAAAGACAAATATACAAGAGATACGTTTAAAGGCATTTCTGGTTTTCAAGGTGTGATTTTAAGAGTAATAACAGAACCAAGACTTTTTGAATATAGCCCTAGAACAGAAATATTAAATCCTAATGGTTCTAGTCAAACAACGACTAAATATAAAGTATGGGTTTTAGGACCACTATATTCTATATTTCTTCAGCCGGAAACGTTTGATGAAACTCCAGAAGATAAACTATTAATTGATGCATTGCCAGATTTTTCTATTAGTAAAAACATAGATGCTAATTTATCAGTCGGTGAAATAGTGTGGGTTTCTTTTAGTAATACAAGCAATTTTAAAGACCCAATTATACAATATTCTTTTTTTTCAACTTTAAAAAATACTGCTTCTTCTACTGGAAATAATGGTGGAACAGCAATTTCTGTTACAAAACCAAGTACGGTTTTTTCTAATCAAAATGGTGCAAAACAAATAAGTCTAGATAAGATACCAGATACAGTCACCGAAGAAGAAGGATATGAAAGAGGAAAAAAAATAGACGAAAAAATTAAATTAAAACAAATCTATTCCTATTCTAGTAATGAGCGCATGCGCTCTGATGCGGCAGAAAGTTTTAATAAAATGGCTAAAGACGCAGCTGACAACGGAATTAAAATTATAGCTACAAGTGGATTTAGAAGTAATCAAACGCAAATAGGACTTTATAATGCGAGATATTTTATTAAATATCCCTATGACTCAAAAGACCCCAGCAAAAAACCCCCTAGTAATTCGTTCATAAACGGTTATTCAGCAGCGGCTGCGTATCCCGGCTATAGTAATCATCAAAATGGCACCGCAGTTGATATAGATGTTGGCGTGCCTACAAGTACACCGCCTTCACAAAGATATATTAAAGCCGATACTAATAAGTCTTATTTATGGTTAAAAGAAAATGCCTCTAAGTATAGTTTTAATAACATAGAAGGAAAAAGTGTTACAGAGCCATGGCATTGGGTATATAAAGCTGTTTCTTTAAATGAACAAAATGCCAAAGACAATCCGGACGAATAAACGCTTATGAATGAAATAACTAATAAAAAATATGTAAATACTGGAAGCCTTAATGCTGAAATCGGTATTAAAAGCTCTCCTCTTTATGAACCATCAAATGACCCTGTTTTTAATCAAACTAGTGCTGAAAAGGTTATACAAGGTAAAAACAATACTTTTATAGTTTTGGGAAGAGATAGACCCGGTGGTATGGAAAGTGGTTATGGCGGTCTAGGACATGTAAAAGCAGGGGCTATTGATATAGTAGTTGGTAGAGTGTCTAATATAGATACTACAACTTTAGCTGGGCCAGTTAATTCTAACACTGGTGCAGACGCTGCAAGAGTATACTTAAGTCAAAAAGCAGATATAGATAAGTATTATAATTTAGTTGATGGGAAAACCGGTCAATCAGAAGCGCTATCCGCTGTTGCTATTAAGGCCGATGCTGTTAGAATTATCGCTAGAGATTCTTTAAAGTTAGTAACAAATACAGATGCAAAATTATCTAACGGTGAAGATAGTTATTCTGGTACCGGCGTACAATTAATAGCTAATAACGACGATAGCGATATGCAGCCCATTCCAAAGGGTGAAAATCTAGTAGATGCTCTAGATGGTCTTATAGAAAGTATTGAACAATTAAATGGTCTTGTATTTGGATTTATGGAAATACAAAAAAAATACAATGACGCCATATCAGAACATACCCATTATTCTCCTTTTTATGGTCTAGAAGATTCACCAAGCCCCGCAACTTTAATTTCTGGTAAAGAAACTGCTCTACAAACGTTTTTAAAAGTTGAACAAGGATTAAAATCGCACATTAATAACTTAAAAAGTTGGAAAACGAGATATATATATAGTACTGGTACAAAATACATTAACAGCTCTTATCATTTCTTAAATTAACACATGTTTAATCCCGATTCATTAAAAATACCGGCTACTCCTAATTTTCCTACCCATAAGGCAAAAGATAAAATCTTTTTTCTTATGACTGAAGATAGAATGCCGCCAAAAAAATCTTTTTCTTTTTCTAAAAGAACTCCAACAATTCAAGCTGATACGGAATTAATTGTCTTAGAACATGGTATTGGCGATGACGCAAAGTGGGCTAAAATAAAATATAATGATAATAAAATAGGTTATGTTTTTATTAGCGGAATTGAACCATTAGAAAAAACAAAGCCGTTTTTTCCACTAAATACTCAACCAGAAAATCAACCTAATCCCTCTGCAAAAGAAATTGATTGGACTACTCAACAACCAATGACCGTTTATGAAGATGAAAAAAACGGTGCTTATGTGGTACATTATGAATTAGTTGACGTTACAGGCTATAAAGATGATACCGAATTGCTTGGGTATATGTATCAAGCGAGAACAGAAGGTACAAAATTAATATTAGAGCATTATGGAAAGAGCGCGGATTATTCAATTCTTAATAATTTATTAGATAAATATTATTCTTTTTCTAGTGCTGAAGAATATACAATAAATCTAAGGCCTTGTTCTTCCTTAAGAGTATTAGTGGCAATACCAAAAAGATATTTAAATGCTAATTCGCCAGATTTAGTTTCTAATTCTCAACAATCACAGCCAGAGCCAAGTAGTGTAAAGGGGCCAGAAAAATTACCAGAAGATTCTTATTTTACTAGAACTTTTAAAGATTATGCAGAATATGAAGACTATTTTAATAAATTAATTGAAATATTAAATCATTATGATATTACGATGAAAACCAGATTATGGTCTATCGAACCAGACACCGTATCTGTTAATTTGAGCGATGAAGCAAATAAGATAAAAATGCTTCACGATTCAATAAATGAATTGATAAAGAAAAATTATCCACAAAACATAATAGAAGATAGGCCAGATATTTTTAGTAAACCAAGAGAAAGATGGCAGTATTCTCTTGATTTAGTTATAGATAAGAAAAACATTAGTTTAGCAACCATAAAATATTATAATCAAAACATAAGATTAAATTTAACAAATGGTATAACTAATTTTCTAAATTCAGAAGAAGTTAAAAACAAAACTTCTATAAATTATCTTATCACTTTTGATTCTAAAACTGACTCTAGAGATGCCCTAAAAGAAGCATTAAAAAATGCTGCCACAGCAGCACAGGCAGGAGTAATTGCAGGCGCAACCGGTGTTGCTACTACCGCTTTAGCTGGTTTTGGAATTGGTTTATTAGGCGGAAATCCAGAGGAAGAAATAAAGAAGTTTTTAATTTCTAAACATTATCCTTTTATAACTAATATAAGCCCGCAACCAGTAGATTTATACAATTGTACCGTTGATACACTTACAAGAATAAAAGATTTAGCTTCTGTTAAGGTACCAAACGAAATTAAAAAATATGAACTATTAAACAAAAAGTACGAAGCTGCACAAAAGAAAAAAGAAGCAGATTTATTTATTCGTTCTTTAACTGACTTAACTCAAGTTAAAGATAAAAATTTCCGTATTTTATTTGGAATCGATAAACCAAAAGGTGATGCAAAACAGCAATTAAATGCTTATATAGCCGTAGCAAAATCTTTAGATTGGGCAAGATTTATAGGGCTTGCAACACAATGTCTATCTAAATCATTACCACCAGAAATTATAGCTGAACTTCTAAAAAAATATCAAGAAGCAAGAAAATATTTAGAACAAATGTTTTTAGCTACTGTCTGTAATCCGTATCTGAAAAATGGGTTAAAAATAATTAACGGCTTTGAATTACCTACTTTGCCAACGTATAATCCTAATCAATCCTTAGCAGACGAAATTGAGAGAGCAGTAATAAAACTACTTAACGATTTAATAGCAGAGGGAATTAAGAAAGCCTTAGAAGCAGCATCAAAGGCGTGCTTAAATGACCCAACTGCCAATTTTAATAATAATTTACCTTTTACTAACCCAATTGACCAAGCAGCTAATATAAATGACCCTGCTTTAAATGATTTATTGGATGACTTTTATGGAAGTTTAAAGAATGGCACTGGCCCATTGAGTGAAACGGATAAGAATGCTGCTAAAGAAAAATTAAATAGTCTTATTGCTGATATAACTTCTTGCTTAACGCTAGCAGAAATTTGCAAATTATATAAGGGCGAAAGTTTAAATGATGAAGTTTATCAAATTATTATCTCTTTAGTAAAAAGAAAGTATGGCTCTCCATTCACTGAAAAATTTAATAATAGAGAATATATTAATTATTTCTTTAGAACCCTAGGAAGTAGATTAGACTTATCGGTATGCCCTGATGTAATCGCTGGTGAAGGACCAATTGGAACTGCTAATATTCTTTGTGACGATGGACGAGTACAAAATTTAAGAAAAGATATACTTTCCAATAAAGGTTTGTCTCCAGAGATGATAGACTCCTTATTAGAGGACATTAGGAAAAAAGAAACAAAAAATCTTGAAGATGTATTGAAAATTTTGAATTCTGACAATCCTTTTGATTTTTCTTCTGCTCCCGATTTAGGCTGTAAGGTATTTCCCAACGGCGAAACAATTGGACCTTCAGCAGACAGCTTTAACCAGATGCTAAACACTATGTTTGGTAGTGTATATAATACGTTTGATAGAGAGGCAGAAGAATGGTATAAAACAACTTATTCTATTAAAAATGGCTCAAAACCAAACTTTTTAGAATTTGTTAACGGCGAGATAAGGCCAAAAGAAAATATTATTATCCCATCAGAACAAGGGGATGCCGTTAGGGCAAATTCTGGAAAAGACACACCAGAAAAACAAGAAGAAAATTCAAATAAATCAACTGGCGCTGGTTCTGATGAAGTAAAGTTACCTTCTTATATGTTTAAAGATGCTTTGAGCGTAAGAAGAGAGGCGGTACTTAATTATTTAGTAATCGATAATAGTAAATATTTAAGATACTATCAAACATTAGATGGCAACAAACAGCAAAAATTAGATATTGATGTTATTCAAGATAATCTAAGGGATGAAATACAAAAGGGTGAAGCGTTATTATCTACTTTCGTACACCAGTTTTTAAATGTACTAAATAGTAAATTAGGTGTCGAACGAATATCAGCTTTAGCAAATGTTGCTGATAATACTTTTATAAATAATATTAATTCTATTATTTCTGTCTTAAGAGCGTTTGATATCTATGCTAGAAGTAACATAGCTGATTCACAAGACACCACTCTAAGATTAAATAATCTATACAAACAGCTGAATTTAGGAAGTGCTCAAGAAGCAAATGCTCTTTTTGCCGCAGAAGAGGGAGCGGCCGTATATTTAAGCGTTTGCGCACAAATAGAGGCCAATAGACAAAAATTAGAAGAAGTTATACCACTAACAACAAATATTAATTCAGCAGATAGCGCTTATTTATCTTCTAATATTGCACTTTATAATAATTTTAACGATTTATTAGAAGCCACCTTAACACAATATAGAACTGTACAAAGATACTATAAAACAGTTTTAAAGTCCAAAGTAGCATATCCAGATTTTAGCTTGGAATATTTAACTGCATTACAAAAAATTAATTTAAGAAATGGTTTGCAAATACCGACCTATTATAGTGGCTCACTGTACGATTTACAACAAATAAATATTACAAAAAATAGCAAAAATTATATTAAAATTACACAAGCAAATCAAGTAGATACAGATATTGTAAATTATATTACTAATAGTATTTCTTCTGGTGGTTTAGGTATTAATGATTTAGAAAACAAAACTAAAGAAGATATATTTAACTCTTTTATAGCTAAATCAATTGCAAATTACGGCTTATCAAATCCTAATTCTGGCATATTTTTAAGTATTGACACTCCCTACGAACAATTTAAGTTTTTAAATGAAAAAATATTTGATAATTTTAAACAAAGAATTAATAGAAAAGAAAATAAATTTCTATATCTTAAAGATTCTAACGGTATAATTTCTTCTGCCATAGCAGAATCTGGCAGCGGTCAACCGTTTACTCAATATTTAAAACTAGTTGTTAAACAAACTCCACAACAAAAAGCATGTGGTATTCGACCACATTATCTAGATATCGATTCTATTAAAAAAGATATTTCTGACGAAAAGGCAAAAAATGTTTGTGTAGAAAAAATAATAGACGAAAAAATTAAAAATAACGAACCCGTTAATTCTAGAGAAATAGAAAATATGCAAACAACAGGCACGCAAAAGACTATGCTTGCTGGCGCCTATAGATTAACGCTACGTACGTTCTTACATGATATTATTTTAAGGTCTATTGGCATTTTTGGAAATTATGACCCGCAATCTCTAAGAGATGAACCAGCATTTATACAATTTATGACTGACATTGTTGAATCAGAAATGCGCGGGATGGATAACATATTTTTTAATATGATGACTAGTTTCTTATTACAAAAATATAAAGAGGAAAATCCAGATGAAGAAATTTTAAATGAAACATTAAAGAAAAGACAATTGTTATTTAGCTTAGTAAAAACAGAATTATCAGATTATGTTTTACCAAAATTAGCAAAACGCATTGATGTTGATACAAATATTTCTTTAGCTATCAATACGCCGCCAGATAATCCAATTAAATTAATTAATGTTCATGAAGACGCTTTTAATTTAGGTATTTTAACTGTAAAAAATAAAGCAATATATATAAAAATTAAAATTAAAGTATTAAATAACAACAGCACTAATTTTAATGTCTTAACAAATCAAAATTCTATTGAAATAGAGCAAAAGATATATGAGAATTTAAATGCTAGTAATGATACTGCTGTTAAATTAGAATTTATAAGTAAGATAGAATATGATTTCTTATTTAAATATATTTTTCCTCTAACACAAGTTTTAAATTATTTCTTTATTCTTAATTGCCTATCAACTACCACTAGACGACAAATAGTACAAGCTTTTAAAGATACAAAAAAAGATATTATTCTTACTACTAAATTGATTCAAACCAATGGCCAGCGAATTATACCAGACCCTAATAATGCTCAAGCTGTAGGAGATTTTAATATAGCGGAAATAATGGCTAAATTTGTTATTAAAGCACTCATTAAGACACCTATTTCAATTATTAAAGGTATGGCAGAAGGTTCAGAGCCAAATATCGCCTTAATATCTACTGCTTATAAAGCAGCTAAGGTTTTTAAGCCCGATTTAACTTCGTTTATGATACCAGCCGCCTCTATACCACTTGGCACTATCCCAACTCCAATTACTTGCCCGTTGCCATATATTAATCCAATATTGGCTGCTACATATTTTGGAACATTGGCGTGGTACGATGATGGTTTCCCAGATGGCAGTAAAAATATTCTTGATGCTTTAGATAATTTAGAAAAAAATATTGGTAAAGAAGAAATTGTATGTAATTCGGATACAAGAAATGAGGATATATATTATTTATCTAACGGACAGGCCATAGGAGTTGGAAACTATAATCTTCAAGCAAATCAAATATTTACAAATATATATGGTGAAACAACGCCAGAACAAGCAGTAGAACAAATTAAACAAGGGTTGATTGAAAATGTAATCATTACTATATTTAATGAATTAAAAGAACAATATTCTTTAGATGAACAAACAATAAAATCTGTTGTTAGGAAACAGGTTAATAATTTTAATATTACAACAACATTAGACAAAAATTATAACAAAGCAAAAGATGAGGCAAAGAAAGAATTACAAGCTATTTTAGATTCTAGAACACCATTACTAACTAAACTAAATGCTAGTTTAGACTTTGTTACTGGCTTTACAACTGAAGATGAAAATCAAGCTAGTATAAAGGGCGGCGTTTACTTAGATGCTTGGATATTTGTTAAAAAACCAACAACATATTTAGCATTTGAACAGATAGTTAAAGAAGAATACGATAAGTTTATTAATGAAAAAATTACTGCTTCAGGAGCTACTGTTAATTCAATAACGTTACCAATACTATACGCCACTGAAGCCTCAAAAGAAGGACAAACAATTAAAGATTGGTTAAGAACTCAATTAGTAGGAATTAAGTTTTACGGAGAATAATTAAATGCAAGGATATTCACCAAAATTACCATTAATATATGACAAAACAAATGACGGAGTTTATGCACTAAATAAAACCATCCTAGACACAATAAGACAAAATTTAAAAATGCTTATTTTAACAAGTCCCGGTGAAAGAGTGATGGATTCTAATTTTGGTGTTGGAGTAAGAAACTTTTTATTTGAACAAGATATTCAGGCGGTACGTGACCAATTGCAGAGAAAAATTACTAATCAAGTATCAATATATTTAAATTATATAACCATAACTGAAATAAACATTTCACCGCCCGGCAGTAATGACCAAAATATCATGTTCTTAAATATACGTTATGTAGTTCCAAGTTTGAACGTAAATGATGAACTAAATATTGAATCATAGTCTATTTATATTATCGAGGAACAAATAAATGGCTAAAAAAATAGTACCAATAAACTATACGAGTAGAGATTTTCAAAGTATTAAAGATGATTTAATACAACATGCGAAAAGGTACTATTCTGACGTATATAAAGATTTTAATCAAGCATCTTTTGGCTCTTTAATGCTTGATACTACCGCTTATGTTGGTGATATTTTATCTTTTTATCTTGATTATCAAGCAAACGAAAGCTTTTTGGATACTGCTGCAGAATTTGAAAACATTATTAAACTTGGCAGACAAGTAGGATATAAATTCGCCAATACTAACTCATCTACTGGAATTGTTACCTTTTTCATCTCTGTTCCAGCAAGTACAAGTGGTTTAGGACCAAATATGGATTATGCGCCAGTGTTAAAAAAGGGAAGTTCTTTTTCTACTAAATCTGGCACAAGATTCATCTTAAATGAAGATGTTAGATTTGATGACCCAAGAAATGAAATAAGAGTAAGTTTAGCTGACCCAGATAATGGGTTTCCATTATATTATGCAATTAAAGCACAAGGAACGGTAGTTTCTGGAATTATATCTTCAGAAAGAGTTTCTGTTGGAGATTATAAAAGATATCAAAAATTTACCCTTTCTCAATTAGATATTATTGAAATTTTATCTATCTATGATTTAGAGGGTAATCAATATTTTGAAGTAGATAATTTATCACAAAATATAATTTATAGGTCTGTAACAAATAGAGATTTAAATGACGCTGCTTTAGCAAGAGAAGTATTAAAGCCAATCATGGTGCCAAGAAGATTCGTTGTCGATAGAAACCTAAGAACCACCAGTATTCAATTTGGTGCCAGTTCTGATGTTATATTAAACGATAGTGATAGTATGGTTGCAGAACCAACAAACGTAGTATTAAATATGTTTGGTAAAGATTATATTTCAAGTGATTATTTTGACCCAACTAAACTTTTAAACAGCGATAAAATGGGTGTTGCGCCTTCTAATACAGAATTAATTGTTACATATCGCTATAATAACACTAATCAAACAGTTAATTTTGCCACTAATACTCTTGTTAAGGTTGTAGCTCCAATATTTGAATTTCCTACAGAAGTTGGCTTAAGCAATACGGCGTTAAGTTTAGTAAAATCTAGTTTAGAAATCACCAATGAAGTACCTTTATTGGGAGATACTACAGTTATTGATTCTGAAGAATTAAAAAAGAGAATAGAAAATTCTTTCTCTACTCAAGGTCGTGCTGTAACAGAACAAGATTATAAATCTTTAATTTATTCCATGCCAAACAAATATGGCTCTGTTAAGCGTGTTGCTATAATGCGTGACAGTAATTCGTTAAAAAGAAATTTAAATCTTTATATTTTGTGTGAAGGGGCAGACGGCTTCTTAACGACGGGTAATCAAACAGTAAAAAGTAATATTAAAAATTGGCTTTTAAGAAATAAAATGATTAATGATTCTATCGATATTTTAGATGGCAAAGTGGTAAATTATGGAATTACGTTTACCGCTATTGGTTCAAACGATAAATCTAAATACGATACACTAAGTGATGCTATTAACCAATTAAAAGCTGATTTTTCGATGTTATCTGATTTTGGTGAAACATTAAATATTACAGATGTCTATAATTCTTTAAAAAAAGTAAGTGGAATTATCGACGTTGTATCTGTTTCAATAGACGAAAAAATTGGCGGCGTTTATTCCGATTCTCAGTTTAGTTTTAAAGCCAATACCTCTAGCGATGGAAGATATATTAACGTTCCTGCAAACGTAGTAATGGAATTAAAATATCCAAATAGTGACATAAAAGGAACCATTCTCTAATGTCTATTAAAAGATTTATAGCCGAAAAAGATACTACCATTACAGATGCCTATAAGGAAAATTTAGTAAGTCGTGGTATTAATGCAAATATGGGCGCAGCTGATTCTTTAGAAGTTTTTTCTATTTATGCACAAGCTAGTACGTCATCTTTAGAAAAGAGCAGAATTCTAGTTCAATTCCCAATAAATGATATATCTGCCAGTAGAGCCACTGGAAAAATACCTACCAGCGGAAATGTAGATTTTTATTTAAGACTTTATAACGTTGTGCATCCTTTTAGTGTACCAAGGAATTTTTCTATGACCATTAATCCTTTATCTAGGTCTTGGGATGAGGGCTATGGCTTAGACATGGAAGGCTATACAGATAATGGCTTTATATCCGGTACTGGCGGTATCGGTGTTACTTGGGTTTCTCCAACTAGTGGCGTTTATTGGGATTCACAAGGAGGGGATTATTATACCGGCTCTGGCTATGATTTAACAGCTAGTTTTATATCTGGATTAGAAAACATAGAATTAAACATTACCTCTTTAGCCGAACAGTGGATAACTGGTGCAATACCAAATTATGGCTTATTAATTAAACTTTCTTCTTCTTATGAAAACGGCAGCAACTTACAGAGCTTTTATACTAAAAAGTTTTCTGCAAGAGGTTCACAATATTATTTTAGTAGACCTTGTATTGAAGCACGTTGGAATCCATCGGTTACAGATGATAGAAACAATTTTTATGCATCAAGTAACCTTTTAAATACTGCCGATAACACAATGAATCTTTATTTTTATAATAAAGTCGGAGGGGCTTTAAAAAATATATTTGGTAATCCTATTCCAAATGTTTTGTTTTATTCTGATTCTAACTTTTCAAGTTCTGTATCGGCTTCTTATGTTTCTGTTTCTAATCCTATTCCCGGCGTTTATAAGGCGCAAGTTATTTTAGATACAACTGCTAGTGTTTTATATGATAAATGGGTGAATGCTCTTACATCTTCAACAAAATATTTTTCTAGTTCCTTTGATGTATATCAAAGGGAAAACGATACGGTAAGTAATTTACCAGAATACGTTATAAATATAACGAATATGAAGCCTTCATATAATCAAAACGAACAAGCTAGATTTAACATTTTTGTTCGTGAAAGAGATTGGCAGCCAAATATTTATACAGTTGCCTATAATAATGTAGAAAATACAGCAATTCCTAATTTATATTACAAAATATTTAGATTTAATGATAATTATACTGTAGTAGATTACTCCACAGGTTCTTTAGCTTATACTAAAACATCATACGATTCAAATGGAAATTATTTTGAATTAGACATGAATATTCTTGAAAAAGATTATGGATATGGTATAAAATTAGCGTTGTGGGATGGTAACTTATTACAAGAATTTAAAGATGTATATAAATTTAGGATTAACTAAATATGGCATTGAAAGACTTATTTGGTAAAACAACTGAAAAGGTTGTTACCAAGCAGCAATTGCAGGATTTATATAATCAGGCTGAATCACAAGAATATGTTGAACAAGTTTTAGAAGATAAAGAAAGATATTTACCTGTTGTTGATTTTTCTTCTGCTTCAAACTTTGCTCACTATGGTTCTGCTGAAAAGTATTATGTTGATGCCATTAAAAACATATACCAAAATTATCCTTACGACGGCTCTAAAAAAGAAAAACAAGAATGGAGAAATGGTTCTTCTCAATTAGACTTATATATTTTTGATGAAATTTATCCAAAAACAACAGGTTATGTTTCTTTAAGTTCCAGTGCTACATTAAGTAATGTAAACGGTTATCGTTCTTCTTCTGCTCCACAATATATAAAAATTAAAGGCGGTCCAAATCCTTCTTCTACTGGTAATTTTGAAACTGCTAATCTATATGATTTAGATGCTAACAGAGAATCAAACTTAGGCATTACCTCATATGGCAATACGGTAGAATTCTGGTTTAAAGATGATTTAACCTCCTCTAATGCAAATTATAATTATTCATATGCCTTATTTGATTTATGGAACGGCATAACAGCTAGCTCAAGTGATTATACAAGATTGGCATTAACAAAAATAAGTGGTTCTAATAAATTTGCCGCCACTTATCGCTCTGGTTCAGCGGGTATAACAGAAGAAACTTTAGATTATACTTTTGATTCTTCTACGTGGCATCATTATGCCTTTTCTTTTACAAACTATAATACAAATGATTTAGAGGTTTGCTTATATGTAGATGGAAATCAAGTTCTACGCTCGGTATACACTGGCGACGGGGGCATAAATTTAGCTAATAATGCATATCTTGTTGCCAATATCGGCGCTCTAAGAGCAGATTTAACATCTGCAAATACTACTTCAGCTAATTTAGGTCCATCATATGGTTCGTATGATGAATTCCGTTTCTGGAAGACATCTAGAACATCACAACAAATTTATAGAAACTGGAATACACAAATCGGCGGTGGTGCTAACACAGACGATGCAAATAAAGATTTAGGTGTATATTTTAAATTTAATGAAGGCGTAGTAGATAACACAGATATTAATGACCTAGATAAGATTTGTTTAGATTACTCAGGACGTGTTTCTAATGGAACAATAATTAATTATGTTGTTTCTTCTAAAAATACTGGTTCAGCAATTGATACATATTTTGGTGTAACACAAGAAAATAAAGACCCAATTGTATTTTCAGGTAACCCATTAGTACAAAGCATATTAGAAACATATACAGATTTAGGCTTTCAACACGACCAAAATAACACTTCAAACATATATAAAACATTTCCAGCTTGGATTACCGAAGAAGCTGAAAAAAAGGGCTATCAAGATTTATCGCAATTAATTCAAATCATATCAAGTTATTTTGATACATTGTATTTGCAAATTGAAAGCTTGCCAACAATTAAAAATTTAGATTACGATACACAATCTGGAAAACCAAAGCCATTCGCTAAATCTCTTTTAAGTTCCAACGGATTCCAGAATTTAGAATTATTTAATGATACAACATTTTTAGAAGATGTATTGTCAAGAAACGACTCAGCAGAATTTCAAGAAAAATTACATAGCGTAAAAAATTCAATATATCAAAACATTTATAATAACTTATCTTATATTTACAAGAGCAAGGGAACTGAAAAATCTCTTCGTAATTTAATTCGTTGTTTTGGCGTAGACGATGATTTGGTAAAAATTAATTTATATGCCGATAACGCTCAATATAATTTAGAAAATAAATACACTTATACAACAACGACCAAAAAATTTGTTGATTTTAACAATCCTGATAGAAATACAGGATATATTTATCAAAAAGCAAAAACAGGTGATTCTAACACTTATGCCTTTATTCCGGGTAGTGCGGCTGATTATCTCGACCATGTTCCTTTAACAATTCAAGCAGAAGCTATATTTCCAAAAAATCCAATTATTGATAGCGATAACTACAATGTCAATAACTTTGAAACCTCATCGTTGTACGGTGTGCATACTGCTCTAGGTGACCCAAATGATTTTTCTTGGGGTGGCGATGAGTTTAATTTTCAAGTATATTCTGTAAGAAAATCTATTGGCAGCGAAGAAGCGTACTTCTTAGTAACCGGCTCTTTTGCTGGATATCCAATACAACTATCGTCTAGAATCTTCAAAGATGTATATGATAACCAAAAATGGAATTTTGCAGTACGTATAAAACCAGAAAATTATCCGCATAATAATTTGGCTTCTGGTAGCGGCGAAAGTGACTATATATTTGAATTTGTAGGTATTAATTCAATAGCAGACAGTATTGATAACAGCTTTTCTTTAACAGCCAGTGTTCCAAATTTCAACATGACAACCGCTTTGGCTAAAAATAAGCGTGTATATGCTGGAGCACATTATACCGATTTTGATAATACAAGATTAGAGCACAGAACAGATGTAAAAATTAGTTCAATTCGTTTTTGGTTTGATTATTTATCCGATACAGAATTGGAGACTCATTCTTACAACGCTGCTAACGTTGGTAGACAATATCCTAATTGGCCTGCAACCTTTATTGCTAGTTTATCTGGCTCATTGGCTTCTAATGCACCAATAACAAAACTTGACACCTTGGCGCTTCATTGGAATTTCTTTAATGTATCTTCATCGGATACTAATGGACAATTCATAGTTGAAGATGTATCTTCTGGTTCTCTAGATTCTGTGTCACAATATGGGCTTGATTGGTTTGGTGGTATAGCTAAATACCAATTCCCCGGCTTTGCGGATGAATTCTTAGCTAACGATTCTCAAGTAGTAAATAAAGAATATGTTTTTTCTGCTAAGCAACAAAATCCAGAAACATTAAACGGTAACGATTTAGTACAAATACTTGATACCGATGACGTAACCAGAACAAAAGACAGTAAACCAATACAATATTATATTTCTATTGAAAAGAGCATGGCGCAAGTTCTTAACGATGAAATAATGAATTGGTTTGCGACTATCAAAAGTTATAATAATTTAATTGGCGACCCATTACAACGTTATAAACAGGAATATACAGGCTTACAACACTTAAGAGAATTATTTTTTAGCAAAGTAGATAACACTATTAGTTTTGAAAAATTCTTTGAATTCTACAAATGGATTGATAGCTCATTATCAATGATGATTAATCAATTGGTTCCTGCTTCCGCTAACTCAAGTGACAAAGTACGTAATATGGTAGAAAGCCATATGTTGGAGCGTAGTAAATATGTCAATAAACTTCCAACAATTGAATTTAAGGGTAATCCAAAATCTACTCCCGCTATTTCACATTTAAATTATAGTTACAAAGAACAAGCGGCGTATCCTAATAATTTAACCGATGACGTAACAGTTAGTCGTTATTATAATTTCAAACCACAGTGGCTTAAGCAAAGAGCAATAAGAAACGAAACCCCTGTAGACACCGTTTTACAACCTACAAACGACATAGATAGAGAAATTTTACGTCAAGTCATCAACGAAAAAAACTTGGATTCAGTTCCAAGACTTTATTCAGTTGATACAAATAGCAATTACGATGGTAAAAGAGATGAAACAAGAATTTTTACTCAAACTTATCGTTTATTAACTGATAAATTGTTAGTAATTGAAGATACCATTGAACCAGTAAATATTGCTAATAATCTTTTTACATCGCAATTTATATTTGCTTCTGCAAGTGTTACCGCCTCTGGTCAAATTATACAACCAATTAAGAAAAAGGGCAATTATTATAATGCCTATGAATATGTATTTATTCCCGGTAGAACTAATAATAATAAATCATTTATAGATTTAGAAGGAAACGTTTCTGGTTCTTCTAGCGTTTCTCCATTAGGCTTTACTGATAGAACTTTACCAGTTAGAAGCGTTAATAAGCAAATTATCGTTGAAAGATTTAGCGCTCCCGGTGGTCCAGAAGTCAACAGCAGAGGAGCAATGGATACTGCAGCCGAAGAATATTCAGTATATAATTCTTTAAATTATAGAAACTTTAGAGTACGTAAAGTATTAAATGCTTGGCTAGCAGAAAGTTCTAGTATTGATGAAAATTACCCCTCATATCACAAAGTAAATAAAAATACTGCTCGTTATCCCGGCGACGATAATAACACTTATACTAATACACAAAACGATAACGAATTTGTAGTACACGCAATCCCACGTAGCGATTCTCAATACGCATGGATTACTGCTTCTTTGTCTGGCGGTGCTAATTTTACAAGCTATATTAGTGAATTCGATAATATTAGTGCAAGTTATCAATTTATAAGCTCTTCTAACTGGACTTTTACCAATTTACCTTTTGTTAATTTTAGGTATTTTGGTAACTCTAATGATGATATATTAACAGATAAAATATACGATATTACAACAAATACAATATCGGGCGGTGAATTATTTGGAGCATTTACGTTTATTGGTACGCATTTCTATTTGACTTCTTTAAATGGCCCATATCAATATCCTTCATGGAAACAAATTAGAAATGCAGAAAACCCATTAAGCATAATTTCAAGAAAAAATAATAATATTCTTATTCAAGACGCTCCAAAGCAAAAAACCAAATATGTAAATGGTAAAGCAGAATCATATCTAAATACAAGAGAACAAACGTTTACAACCTTTAAGGAACCACCAGTATCTTATAACAAGCCAATGATGCAAAAAATTGTCATTTCTGGCTCTAGCGACCCAATAGAATTAGTAACAACCTATGACAACAATAAAGAACGCTTTGTTAATATTGATTTAGCAAAACGCACTGGTGTTGGTTTAAGAGATGAATTACAAACTCACGATATATTAGTAAGCCTAGAACGTGATAAAGTATATGAACCAAGTCCTGAAATTATTGAAGCCGAATATACAGCGCAAATTTATCCAGCGAAAGAAAATACTGGTCTTAAAGAAACACGCTCTAGACCAAATTATGCAGAAGTAGCGGGAACTGGTAGTAACGGCTATGATAGAAATTCAGGAGAAATTAGAAGCTTCTGGAAGGATTCTATTATTGATAGAAGAAGAACAAATGCTTTCTATTCCTCTACAAAAACTGGTTCTTTAAATAATTTAAATATTGCACAATTAAGTGGAACTTACATTTCTTCCAGCTACAGCGGTACTATAAGACATAAATCTGGTTCTTTGTATCGTGTGCCGTCTGTCGCCGATTTTAATGTAACCACATCAGTAAATAAAAACTATGATAGTTATTATGATTCTGTTTTTTCCCTAGACAACAGCAGCAGTTATTCTTATCAGTCACAAATTACTTTTTATAATCCTAGTAGTAGTTTTAATACCATTTATAACATTTTTTCTTCTTCTTACGGAGATTTAGCCGGTTTTGATGAATTGGAAGCAAGACAATTATTAACTTATCAAGATGGAGAATATTACGACCAAGCTATCACCCGTTCTTCAGACCAAACAGAGGTTGTACAATATTTTAAATATAACGTAAGCGGCAACATCGTAAGACCTAGAGCAGCTTATGTCAATAAAATACATTATCCCAGTTCTTTTAGTAGAATTTTATTTGTAACTGGAGCGTTTTCTATTCTTCCTACTAATTCATCTACCTCTATAAATTATACTAGAACTTTTATCAATGAAGGAATGCTTCATAAAACTAATCAATTAGCAGGTAAAAATCCTTGGTATAATTCATATGAAGATTTTTTTGCCGATTTAAAACCATTATCTCAAGATAAAACTTTATTACCTGAATATACTTTTTCTGAACATGCAGATTATTTTATAAAAGATAATAATGGAGATTTTAAAATTGCTCCACCAAATAATTATATTTCTTTTATTGGTTCTGATGTATCAGTTAACGATTATGATGGTGCTTATAATATTACTGATACGTTAAATAATTTTATATTTAATGATATTAACAATAGCGATAAAACATTAAAATTATCTATTAATGGCGTTAAGAAATTATTGCCGTATAAAGGTTTTTATCCACAAGAAAGAACTGCTCAAATAGTAGATTTATTTCAAAAATCATTTTTTAATATTTCAATGAATGATATAACGGGCGGCTATCCGACTTATAGATATTATTCTGGTGTTTATGGAAAAAATTATGTTGACGCCGGCGGATGTCCAATAACACAGCAAATGCAAACTTTGCTACAGCCATATTTTGCTCCCGGTATTTTATTTAATACTATTAAATCAGGAATTGCTGTAGATTGGCCGACTTATATTAGCGCTTCAGCGTATTCGTTTCTATTTGCTGCGCCATCCGAAGTTAAGTTTTTGCCTGCACCCGGTCACGGGACCTCATCTTTTGCAGTAACTTCTTTGACAGATAAAGTACCAGTTTTAAATAAAAATTTTGATTTGAGAATACCTTTTGAATCTTTAATTGATTTAAGAGGATTTGAAGAGTCAGAAGAAACTATTTTATCTTATCTTGACCCAACTAGATATAATACAGAAACATTTTTAGATATGACTGCTTCTGGACTTTCATCAAATACGTATTCTGGTCATAGTATAAGAGCAAATCCTATATTTTCTTTTAATAACAAATATTCTAAAAATAATCAATCTAGAAAATTTTTAGACAATAGATATACTTTAGCAATTAATAACTTTTTAGCTGAAACACCAAGATTTTTCCTTCAAGACCAATCATTAACAAGTTTTACTAGTAATAATGATGTAGCCAATATTAGTTTTGAAGTTGGTAAACAGTATGAAATGTATGTTCAAATAGAAAAAGAGCAAAATGTTAAGATGATACTAGATTCTCTAGATGATACAGCATACATTTATTCTTCTTCTACAACTCCATATATAACTTCTGGAAGTGGCGGATTTATAACTGGTACGCTTATTACTTCCTCAGCTAAATTTCCAGCTGCGTCATTGTTTGGTCCACCATCACAATATTTCGCTTCTTCTAGCGGTGATGAATCCTTATTAGGTCATAAAGCTTATGACTCTCCAGCTTATGCCCCTTATGTTCCTCCGTATTATTATGGAGCACAAAGAGCTAAATTAACATTTATCCCAACAAGCGAAGTATATACGTCATATCAGGAAATTATTAATATGTTAACTGTTTCTTGTGAACAGGCAACAACTGAAATGACTGATTTCTTTTCTTCTTCTATAAATGAAATAAGTGGCGTTACAGCTTATTTAACTGGTTCTACAGCTTATGTCAATAGAATGCCGCTAACTTCTAGCATTAGATATGATATTTTGGTTGGAAAAAACCAAGTTAAATATGGTTTAGATGGTCAAGTAATAGATATTACTGATACTAATGATGTCGCTGCCAAATTGTGGCGTATACAAACCAAATTTGAAACACCGATATTAAACTTTAATACTGATTTAAATAAATCTGTTGATACTACAAGTACAACACTAAGCAGCACCAATAATAATATAACTTATGGAGGAAATTATTATTTTGATATTCTCAATAATCAAACAACAAAATTTGGTTTTATGGGCATGTGGGGCGGTTATGCACAAACTGGCTCTAATAGTGGTATATCATTAAATATTATTAAGGGCAGAAACAAAGGACAATATAGAGATTTAGCAGAAACCTGTGGATTTAATGCGGAAACAAAATATGTTGGTCAAATAGCTGCTAAAAAAGAAATTAGTGAAGCAATCGTTATGATTCCTTTTACCAGAATTAAGAATCATAGAGAGGGAAAAGATGACACTAATTTTGATTTCACTAGGGCAAGAACTATAAAAGAAATTATTGGCGAAAATGGAAAAACAAGCGATGTAGGCACAAATGGACCATATTATTTTGCAGTTGACCGTTTAGCTATAAACACAGTTTTAAGACAAAATGGCATTAATATTGATTTTAACAGCAACGTATCATATAGAGATTTAAAAAATATATTGTCTAATATTCAAACCGACAATTCTATTATAAAAACAATGAAAGCTATGTCTAACTACGTATTACCTCCGCATTTAGATTGGCTCTATAACAGAAACATAAGTCCATTTGTTATGTATATGTTTGAGTTTAAACATGAATTGATGGGTGATGAATTGGCAGATATCTGGCAAGGAGTTATGCCTAAATCAGCCATGCAGGCAAGTTTAGATACAGTTGATATTGAACACGCTTTAAACGACCTTGAGTTCTTCCATGGCAAAAAATTACCAGATGATATTCAATGGAAAGTGTTTAAGGTAAAAAGACGTGCTAACTATTCATATGATAGTTTAGTAACTGGCGTGGAAGAAAGATTCAACTTCAAGAGTAAAGAATCAGAAGAATTAGTATATTCTTATAACTGGCCTTATGATTATTTCTCGTTGGTTGAACTAGTTAATATTGAAGCAAGTCTCAATGTAAAACCAACTACGGTAATAGTAGAAACTACTGATGGGCAGCAAGTGGAGTTATCAAAAGATTCTAGGCAACAAACATTAACCGTACAAGAAGCTAAAAGGCAAACAGAAGCTACTAAAGAAGAATCAAGTATAAGTACCTTAAAAAACACTAAAGTATAACAATGTCTTTTTTTGATGATAAACAGGAAATTATTAAATTAGAATTAACCACTTATGGTAGATTTCTTCTATCAAGAGGTAAATTCAAGCCTGTTTATTATGCTTTTTATGATGATGATGTTATATATGACTCTTTATACGGTAGTCTTTCTGAATCGCAAAATAGCATTCAAGATAGAGTATTTGATGAAACGCCTTCTTTAAAGCCACAAACGACATATACAAGTATTGAAGATAGTGTAAAATTAAATAAATTAGTTTTAAGAGAGATAGATAAATTAAAAGAAGAAGAGTCACAAATTAGTGCAGATAAGAATTATGCTCTTTCTTTACCATTAGCTAATTCTTCATTAAGTTCTGATTACAGTCCCGCTTGGTCATTGTCCCTTATAAGCGGCTCTATTTCTTCTTCACAGCCTTATATAGACAATAGCGATGGTTTATCAGGAAGTTTACAGCCTTACTTAAAAGTACCACAAATAAATCTTATTGATAATGTATATGACATAAAGACTAAAAAAAATGAGTTTTCTTTAGATAATGGTTATGAATTTGTTACTGTTGAAGTATCTGGAAATGACCAATATGTATATTCAATGAAAAATAGTAATATAATACTAAGTCTTTTAGAGGCAAATGTTGATAATCTAACTAAGAATTTTGATATAGAAGTTTTTGTTGAAGAAGAAGAAAAAATATTAGGTCGTGATGAAACAAAAAAAACCTTAAAACAGTTGAATTTTAAAAAAGATTCCGTATCTATCGTCAACAATATTTTATTAGACACTCCTATTACATTTGAAATACAAGAAGACGAAAATTATGTTGAATATTATTTTGAATTAACAATTGACGATGAAATAGAATTGCCACCACAACAAAATATTTCTACAAACACCTATCAATCAAATGTTAAGGGTGGTCCATTTGGAGTAGATTGCTAATGTTTTATAATTTAACAGATGCCCAAGTGGCAAAAATAAAATCTAATTTTTATCCTCAAGAAGAATTCAAAGGACAATTTTTAAGAAGAGTTATTGTAAATGATTATGGAACTGATAACGCTGATAATTCTGTAAGAATTGTCTATAATTTTAAAGATGGTCTTCAAAAAGACGAATCTGGCAATCAAATATATAAAGTTTTTAATAATCTTCAAGCTAAAAAATATATGAAACTTAAGATATTCGAAATCTTAAGCCAAAATATGTTAGATGAATTAAAATCTACAGACGAAATAGATATATTTAACGATATAGCAACATTAGAAAATGTAATTAATAAGTATGGCGCTTTAAGTAGAGATTTATCACCTTCTTATGATTTTATAGGCGATAAAGTAGACCCTAATTTACACATAAAAGAAAAAGATGGTTCTATTAATTTAGTCTATGAAGTAACTTTTCTTTTAGCAAGAGCAAAAATAAATTTTCTTTCTATTGGAGCAGTATTTTATTTTGATAAAGAAGCTTATTTAAGCGACCAAAGCGTAGACGAAAGATTTATAGATAAAAGAATTTTATTAGATACATTAAACGTTTACAATTTATATTCTGACAATATATTAATAAAGGACGCTCCAGTTCAAGATTTACGTATTATTAAATCGGTTTTTAAGGCTAGTAACGATTTTAATAATCTTTTAAATATTATTAATTCTGATACAGTATATAACAAGCTTTTAGCCGTTAAACAACATAAAAATAAAGATTTTACAAAATCGAACACTTCTTTAGAGAACGACGAAGAGGCTAAAAGTGATATAGCAAAATATAATACCGCTATAGCAAAAAAGAAATATTTCTCAAACGTTTATTTTTCCAGAAATTCGAATAAGTTTCTTGGTTTTATTTTTAATTTAGATTATGAATCTTTAATTAAAGATAATTCTGCGTATGCAGCATTAATTAATAGAACATCTTTAACAAAAGATTTTACTGATAAATGTAAAATTTCTTCTATAAAAATACTACGTAGAAAAATAGAAAAAAAATCTTTAGATAAAATATTAATAAAAAAAGACACTACAATTAGTTTAGTGGATTCTGGAGAGCCAAAAACAAATAAAATTATTACTGAAATAGACACAAATTCAGCAGCTATTAAAGAAATTAATTTAAAAACTGGCGCTAAGGCATATAGAACCTTTGCTGTTACTGATAAAACGGTCTTTTTTGAAAATAAGGCTTTATATCAATACGGCGTTGAGGTACAGATAGCTGATTCTATAAACCAATATTTAATTTCCTTGGCAGATGATTTATCGGCCCAGTTACCAAATTTAAAAAATTATCTTGAAGAGACTAATAAAGTAGTTCGTATATCATACAGCGATGATGATGGTTATTCTATAGAAAACTCTTATGACCCATTAAAAAATACATTTACATCCAAATTTATTAATAGTTTTAATGAAAAAAGAGTTGTTAAAGATTCAAATAATGTTGTTATAAAAGAATTACCCTCTTATAAAGATATAGTATCTAATGCTGGGGAGATTTTTGTTAATACTCTGTTAACAATTGGCTTATTAAAAGAAACAAATAAAGATAATTTTATAGATGTAATTGTTAATACATTAAATCCTATTAATTCAAATGCAAGTATAATACAAAACTTTATTAATTCTTATCAAAGATTAATTAATGAAATTAATAGGCTTGCTAGAAACAATAAAAATAATACCTTTACTATTCAAAATTGGTTTATTAATGACTACATAGATTCTACACAGGTAATTAATATCGGTTATAAATTTATAAGCCCAGAAAATTATCAAGGCTTAGGTCTTATTACATCTTTTAATTTAGCGTCTAGAGTTAATGAAGAATTAAACAAGTATGCGTTAAACCCCCAATCCGATTCAGCAGATTACGAAAATAAAAAATATTGTTTTCTATCTCCAAATATAATTTATTCTAAAAGCAAAATAGTTAATATGCAAAATTTTGCAGAAAATGCTGAAGCTGTTACAAATTTAGACTTTATTGATTTAGAATTAGATATTAAAAATAATAATTATTTTGGTCCAAATGTTATAGATAATACAAATATTAATAGCGAAAAAAGCAATAATACTGCTGATGTAAAAACAAACAAGTTATCTGTAGCGGGTAGTGTATTGGCGAATGCGTTTTCTATACACACAAAAAATCTTTTTGTTAAAACTACTGATAATCAAACTGTAAAAGAGCAAGAAAAAAATATTAAAAATAAAAATGTAGATTTGTCATACTTGATGTTAGGTTTGTCTAAACAATATGATTTAACAAAAAATACTTATTTTAAAACAGTTAACAATAATAACAATGTTTTAAATAAAAATGATATTTTTTATAACTTAAACACTTCTCTAATTAATGATTTAAAAAATAAAGATATATTAAATAATCCTACTCCCACTAATGAAATAGCTTCTTTTGAACAAAATAAATTAAATTTACTGTCACCAGAAGTGCCAATACATATTAATTTATTGCTTGATGATAATGATAGATGTAAATTATTAAATAAAAGCCAAAATTATAAAAAATCTTTAGAATTGAATTCAAAATTTCAATTTTTATTTAACACCCTACACTCATTAGAAATAATGGAATATTCTGATAAAAGCACCTATAACGAAAACTGGTCTTTATTAACAAAAGAAAAATTATCTTCTTTAGAAATAAATTCTACATATCTTTGTAGATTGAGAAATTATCGTAATAACACTTTTGGTATTGAAGGTTATGAGCGTATAAAACTACCAGTATACGAACAATATTTTCTATTATTTAACTTAAACATTTCAAATGTTCTTAATAATTTAAGAACTCCCGAAATTACTAAAGATATCGTTAAACGTGATATAATCAATAAATTAACATTAAAAAATAACGTCGCTGTACAAATTAGTCCACCTGTCCCTAATCAGAATTCACAAATAGATACAAAAAAGGTAATAAAAGCGTTTGGTCGTGAAAAAATAAACGTCCGCTTAGCTCCTAAAAAATAAAGGAGAGTAAATAAATGTCTAAAATAGGCAAAAAATATAATTTTTTTTCTGATGATGCTTTGAAAATACAAAATTTTTATTCTTATCTCTTGAATTTAAGAAGAGAAAATATCAATTTAACAGTTGATGAAAAATACGATGAAAATAGCAAATCTTATACTGGCAGTATAAATTTATCAGGTCCGAGAGAAACTTTAGAAAAAATATTAAATTTAACAGAGTTTTTAGACTTTATTAGTCCTAGAAGATTAAGAAAAAGTACAGTTTTTTCTACCAATACGCATTATGAAGAGTTATTAGAACTAACTAATGTTAAATTATCTTCTTCTTTTGATGGATTAAATTTGTATAAATTTCAATCACCTTTGGAATATAACTTCTTAGTCAAAAATTATGAATCTTATTTAAATCAAAACAATAATATTTCTGAAACAGCATTACCTTATTATTACGACGTTTTAGCTGAATTTGTACAAAATGATAATTTTCAAGGATTTGAAGGAACTTCATTTTATGAAAATCCTAAAAATATTATTACAACAAATAATAGACCTGAATTAATAACAAATATAATTCCGTCATACGTAAATGTTGACAATGAGTTAATACAAATAGACAATTATTTAACAAAATTTGATATTTACAAAGAACAATTTCCATTTTATACCGATATAAAATTTAGTACGCACGAAAAAGATGAAAACAATATATCAGACGCTCTTCAGCAAAAAAATTTATATACTGATTTATTAGAAATTGCTTCTAAAGGAACAAATAGTCAATTATTTTTTAAAAACTCTATCGCAAATACGTCTTCTATTATAAAAGTTAAAGAGGCAGATTTAAATGAATTTTTAACACAAACATTAGATACATTTGCAAACAATGATTTTACATTTATATTTGATATAAATTCAAGAGTTGATAATAAAGCAAGGTCTTTTTTAGAAGTTTTACAAAATAAAGAAGAATATTCTGAAATTGTCGGCTATCATCTTAAAAAATTTGATGGTACCACGAATACATTAATTCAAGAATGGTACTTACCTAATGTATCAGAGAAAGATTATAAATGGATAGATACTCAAATAAAATATAATAAAACTTATACATATAAACTTGATTTAATTGTTTTATCTTTTTCAACAGAATTTATTTTTAGCGACCCAGAATTAATAAGAAAAAATTTAATTATTAATTTTACCAATAAGCCTTTAATAAAAGTATATGTATTAGATGCGTTAACAAATTCGTCTAATATTACTTTAGGAGCTTCTTATACAAATAAGTTATTAGATTATCCACCATTGGACCCTGAAATTGAAATTGTTCCTTTTATAAACGTGGCAAATCAAATAAAAATTAATCTTAATACCTCTACTGGTAAAAAAACTATACCAGCAATTGTTTTTTCTGCTACTGAACAAATCGATAAAAATGATTTAAAATTAGCACAAAATAAAAATCCAACTGATACACTAGTGACTTTTCAAGCGGACGAACCTAATACGTCTTTTGAGATTTATAGATTAGATTTCAAACCATCAAGTTATGAAGATTTTTTTGGTAATCGCTTAGCGTTAATTTCAACTGAAAATTCATCTGCTGGCTCTTATTTAGATACTATACAACAAAATAAAAAATATTATTATATTGCGAGAGGGGTGGATTTTCATAATCACGTATCTAATCCAACTCCTTTATATGAAGTGGAATTAATAAATGATAATGGACTTATTATTCCTATAATAAATGTAGTCGATTTTGATAAAAAACAAAATTTCAAACAATCAAATAAAAGTTTTAAACGTTATCTTAAAATACAACCAGCCTTAAGACATAGACTAATAAATACTGAAATTTTATCTTCTGGTAAAATAGAATTAGGTAGTGATGAAATAACCCCTTGGAACAAAAACTTTAAAATACGTGTTACTTCTAAGTCTACAGGTAAAAAAATAGACATAAACTTAACATTTAAATACAATAAACTATCATAAAGAAATAACAAATAAATATTTGATACTATTTATAGAAAAGTATCAAAAAGGATAAAAAAACATGGCATTTTTAGATAATAGTGGCGACATCATCCTCGATGCTGTATTAACAGATACAGGTCGTATGCGTTTAGCAAAAGGCGACGGTTCTTTTAGAATAGCCAAATTTGCCCTAGGAGATGATGAAATCGATTATTCTTTATATAATTCTAATCATACTAGTGGCTCTGCTTATTTTGATTTAGAGATTCTACAAACGCCAGTTTTAGAGGCATTTACTAATAATGCTTCAAGTATGAAAAGTAAACTATTATCGATTTCGAAAAACAATCTTTTGTATTTGCCAGTAATAAAAATTAATGATTTAATTGCTAAAACTACCCCAGCAACCGCTTTAGTTAATAATGGTTACATCTTAGCGGTAGATACTGATACAGAAACATATCTAAAACAAGATACTTTAGCTTATAATACAGTAGGTTTAGATAATACTGGTATCTTATTTGGCAAAGATTATATTAATGGCGGTTTTATAAGAACCGACCAAGGCCAAGATACAACACAAATTCCTGTTGGTGCATTGGACACTGATTTGGTTGAAACTCAATATTTAGTAGAAATAGATAATCGTTTTGCTTCTTTGGCTGCTGGTGACCAAAGCGGCTTAAAGGCTGAGCCATCGTATATTGATGATGATAATATAGCTACTTATTATTTTTCTAGAGGCGTGGATGTGTCTTTTATAGGTGATTTACCAAACTCTACTGATGCTCAAAATCAAGTTATTGCTGGTCCAAGAGGAACATATTTAAATTTTAAACTTATTTCCCAAAATGAAGTGGCTTCAAGCGATTACCTTTTTAATCAATTAGGCAAAGAAATATATAGTGGTTTTTCTGGCGGCTCTTTAGCCGCAGCAACTAGCGTAAGAAGTATTCTTACAAATATTAGAGTCACTGGTGTTACCACGGGAAATACAGTGGACATTCCATTGTTGATTGTTAAAAAAATAGCACCATAATAAAGGAAGAATTAAATGGCTACAACTTTTAAAACGTTTTTAGATGATGACATTGTTTCCACAAGAACACTTTTGCATGAAAATATTCCTTTAACTGGTACTGTGGTATCTAGTTCAGCTTATGGAACTTCAAGTATCAAAACATATTCTCATGGTATGTTTCAAAGTGTTTATGATTATCCATATTTAAGCTCTTCCGCAAACCAATTATTTGATTTAACTGCTGGACAAGCGGTTGGTTCTCCCGGTAGCAGCAGCTTAGCGTTAGATGCTTTTGCAAAAAAGAAAATTAATATTTATAATCAAATGGCGCAAGTATTAGTAGGATACGATACAACAGGCTCAATAGTTCAATTTGACCGTGATGGCGACCCTGCTACAACTGGTGACAAATACAGTTCTATGTTCTATTTTAATTTTTCTCGTTTGTTAGTTAAGGATGAAATTAAAAAAGGTAGCTTCCAAATGACTTTGATGAATGGTTCTTCTGCCACATCAGTTTCATCCTCTACTTGTTTAGTAAGCGATGCTAGCGGAACAGCAAATTATAAGATTAATTCGCCTGCTGGAGAATATGGTATTCTATACGCTAGCAATTTTACTGGTAATAATGGTTCTAATCCAACAGCATCTGTAGGTTTTGTATTTTATCAAGCGGGTGTTGTTGCATTATCAACAGCAATTTTTGCTGCTTCTGGTACAAATAGTCCTTCTACTTCAATGTCTAGTAGCCAGTTTGGTCAATTAGCTACTGCTGCGCAAATGCGCGGAACAAGTACCACATATACAAACGTTGAAACATTATTTGAAAGTGGAAGTATAAATGATATTGGCGCTGCTTTAAGACAAAGAATTAATAACATCACTTTTAATAATACAACTGAGTTAAATTCCTCTATACACTTCTGCCGTGTTAATCACAATGAGTTTAATTATAGCGCAAATCCAACTTATTTGAGCAGCAGCCAAATTCGTGTTAAAAATAAATCTAGTGATGCACCAGTGTCATACATTACAACAGTTGGTTTGTATTCACCAGATAATGAATTGTTGGCAGTTGCTAAGCTTTCCGAGCCACTAAAGAAAGACCCAACACAAGAAATGATTTTAAGAGTTAGATTAGACTACTAATATGTCTTACAAAAAGTTTGAACAAGGAGATTTAATATATAATACAATAAAAGCAAAACCACGTTTTGAATTCAAAATATTTAAAGGAAATGTTTTTTTAAATGATTCATCAAATAGTTTTGCATTATTAAATTCTCTAGGCGGTCCTGCATTTGCTTCCGGTTCTGCGCCATCACTTTGTATAGAAAACGCATACGATTTTAGTTGCCTAGAAAACTCACAATATTTACCAACGATTTAAAGATTAAAGGAAATGTAAATGGCTATTCAAAGCATGATTATAAAAGATGGAGCAGGCAACACTAAATCCTTAACGGTAGAAAGTTCCAGTTATGGCTTTATACCATTTCATCAAATAACCTCTTCTGTTGCTGCGCCGGTTTATGTAACAGAAACGCCAGTAACCACTGTAGCACAAAGCGCCGTTACTACTTTTAACTATGGAACATCCGCTAGCGGAACATTTTCAATAGCCAATAATAGCACCACAAGAAAAGGTTTAACTGTTTTCAATCCCGGTCCAAGTAATTTGTATCTAGCTTTGTCAACTGCCGGTGGAACAACTAACGGCTTTACACTTACTAATACTGCCAGTGCTCCTACACTATATTCTTTTATTATTTATCCTTCTGGCACGTATACAGCCGATTCTACAACTGCTGGTGTTTATCACGGTGGTTATTTTATTAGCGGTTCAACGTCTGCAGGCGTCTTTATTTCTGCTATAAGCTAGTAATAAATGCACTGTTTTTCTTAACGTGATATAATTACTATATCATGGCAGATAATACAAAATACTATCCTTTTTTGCCAAAAGGTAGTTCTTTAGACGGCTTTAAGACAGTTAGTAATACCGATTTTGCTCCCACGCAATACGGTGAAATAATTTCTGGCTCTTATGCATATTCTTCTTCTATAAGTACAGAATATTTTTATCAAGTAAGTGGTTTTGTTAGTGAAAGAAGGCGAATTTATGCCCTTAAAAACACTTTAAATAGTTATCTGCATTATAGTCAGCATTACGCATATAGTTCTAGTTTAGGTAACAAAGCAGACCAAGCATTAAATCTAATCAATATTCCGTCTATTTTTTATGGTTCTTCAATAGATAAAGGTAGCATAGAATTATCATACTATATATCTGGTACTCTTGTAGGAAAATTACAAGATATTAATAAAAACGGTGAACTAATACAAACGACAGGAGCTTTAGGATTAGGACAAGTGGCAGGTGTAGTATTATATAACGAAGGCTTTATAGTTCTAACTGGTTCTTGGAAATTAGATAATAATTTTCAGGAAACGCTAATTTATAACCCTTCAGCAGCAACCGATTATGCTCGATGGATAAATTGGGGAGCTGGTTTATATCGTGATGATAATAATACTATTTCAGCTAGCTTTGATTTAAATTTTGAAGGCGTTAATTATATTAATACCGTTACCATGTTTGCGCATGCTGATAAAGGAGAATTAAACCACTCTAATAATCCAACATATGTTAAATACTTAAATACTGGTTTTTCGCAGCCAACAATAACAAATAATTCTTATAGTGAATATGCTTATAGTGAAATAAAAAATGTTGTAAAATACTCTTATGAAAATTTTACAGGTAGCTTAGAAAAACAAACTTTTATTTCTAAAATAGGCATATATGATGAGAATAAAAATCTTATTGCAATTGCAAAATTAGCAAAACCAATTAAAAAAACAGAAAATCGTGATTTTACCTTTAAGCTTAAATTAGATATATAAAATGAGTACAGATATTGAGACAGATTTAAATAAAAATATAGTTTTTGTGCCAAGTTCCATAGAAACAATGGATTCGGCATTATTTGATTATATAGAAAATCTTAATATCTTTTGCAATACTATTAATGGCTGGGATAAAATCCCAATAATCTGGGCTTCCGCAGAGCGTTCATACCAAATAAAAAATAATAAAGCTTTAAGAGATAAAAACGGTAGTCTTATTCCTCCGATTATCTCTATTGAAAGAACTTCTATTTTAAAAGACCCTAATAAAAAAGGCACTTTTCAATCGAACGTATCCCCAAAAGACGACCGTTATTATATAACTAAGGTTTTAAATCAAGATAAAACTTCTAATTTTGCCAACGCTGATGCTTTAAAAAACAATAAGCAATTAAATTTCGTTACTTCCAAAAAAAATAAAAAAATAGTTTATCAACATATAGCGGTTCCAAAACCAATTTATGTGTTTGTAGAATATAAAATTAATATTTTAACAAACTATCAAGGCCAAATGAACGAAGCCATACAGCCATTTATGGCTCGTACGGCGCAAAACTATTTTACTATTAAAAAAGATGATTATAGATTTGAATGTTTTATGGACCCGACTTTTTCGCAAGAAAGCGTTGCTGATTTAGGCGAAGAAGAAAGAAAATTTAAAAGCTCTATTATTATAAAAGTACTTGGTCAATTAGTTGGTGAAGGTCCAAATCAAGAAAAGCCACAACTTGATATAATTGAAAATGCCGTAGAGGTAAAATTACCAAAAGAAAAAGTTGTTATCGATACTCCGTTACGTTCTACAAGAAAAATAAAAGAAAAACAAGCTGCTTTATCAACAGTCATTAATAATCAGCCGGAACCTATATCTAGAAATAATTTACAAGACAGTATTAATAAACAAATAAAGGCTGAAGTATCTAATGATGGCGAAGCGGCAACAACAGAAAAAACAAAAAAGAATAATTTATCTGCTAGCAACATAGAAACTATAGATGGTGCTTTTTTTGATTATATAGAAAATCTTAATGTTTTTTGTAACACAAATGCTGGTTGGAATAAAGTGCCCGTGATTTGGGCTTCCGCAGAACGTTCTTACCAGATAAAAAATAATAAAGCCCTAAGAGATAAAAACGGTACTTTAATATCGCCAATTATATCCTTAGAGAGAGGCAATATTACTAAAGACCCCAATAAAAAAGGCAATTTTCAATCAAATGTGTCACCAAAGAACGATAGATATTACATAACAAAAGTTTTAAATCAAGATAAAACTTCTAATTTTGCCAACGCTGATAGTTTAAAGAATAATAAACAGTTAAATTTCGTTACTTCCAAGAAAAACGAAAAAATTGTTTATCAACATTATGCTGTTAGGATTCCAGTTTACATAACTATTGAATATAAGATAAACATAATGACAAACTATTTGATGCAAATGAACGAAATAGTACAGCCGTTTATGGCTCGTACCGCACAAAGTTATTTTGTTATTAATAAAGACGGCCATAAATATGAAGCGTTCATGGAACCAGAATTTTCTCAAGAAACTATTTCTGATTTGGGAGAGGAAGAAAGAAAATATAAAAATACAATAACTGTAAAAGTATTAGGCTATCTTGTTGGAGAAGGTGAAAATAATTTAGATAGAAATATTAATATTGACGAAAACGCAGTTGAAATAAAGTTTCCTAAAGAAAAAATAATAATCGATGGACCTAAAAAAAGATTAAAAAAAGAAATCAGTTCACAAGGCGTATTTGAGCTACCTAATACTGGAGTAGGTGGTACTAACAAAAAATCTTTTGTTATAGGAAATGGAATTGATTCCATCTACACCATATCACATGGCTTAAATACAAGAGATGCATTCGTGACCGTTCGTGAAGATTTTAATGACCATAATCAAGTTATAGCGTTTATTACGTTTGATACATTAAACGCCATAACGGTGGATATGGGTGAAATCATTGAAGAAAATAGCTATGTAGTAACAATTATTGGCTAAGTAAAAACCGAAATAATTCTTTTTCTAAATTTAAAACTATTTATTATACAGCGATTTTAATCGGTTGTTTAGATTAAGGCGCTATTTTTTTATCCGCCCTATGGGCAAGGAAAAGTATTACAATGGCTAATCCATTAAAGATTTTAACAGTTTTGACAGCATCACAAGCTGCAAAATTTGAACAAGGTTTAAGTGTTAACTCACAAAAAATCACTAACGTTGCTGATGCAACAGTTGCAACCGATGCAGTAGCATACGGTCAATTAACTGCAGTATCAGGCGCAATGAAGAGCTATGTAGACGCTCAAGATACAGCACTCTCTGGTGCATTTGACGCCCGCATGGTAGCATTAAGTGGCGCCGCCGCAACAGCATTAGTAGCAGAAGCAGCAGCACGTGTTGCAGGCGATGCAGCAGTATCAGGTGCATTAAAAACCTACGTTGATGGCAAAGACACTGCACAAACATTAGCACGCGATGCACTTTCTGGTGCATTAAAATCTTATGTAGACGCTGCAGATGGCGTATTACAAGGTAACTTGAACACTGTTTCAGGTGCAATCAAGTCTTACGTTGACGCAGCTGACACAGTATTAGACGGCAGAATCACCAGCGTTTCTGGTGCAATTGTTGCTTATGTCGATGCAGAAAATGCTGCACAAGACGCTGCAGTAGCAGCAATGTCTGGTGCTATGAAGTCATACATTGATGCACAAAACTCTGCACAAGATACAGCAGTAGGCAATCTTTCAGGTGCTTTGAAATCATATGTAGACGCAGCAGATTTAGTATTAGATGGTAGAATCACAAGTGTTTCTGGCGCAATTAAGACATATGTTGACGCACAAGACTTAGTATTATCTGGCGCATTCGATACACGCTTAACCCGCAATGAAACAGCATTTGGTACATTGGTAAGCAGCTCATTACCAGCAATGTCTGCTTCTATCTCAGGCACTATCTTAGCAGAAAAGACCCGTGCACTAGCAGCAGAAGCAGTATTATCTGGTAACTTGGCAGCAGAAGTTAGCCGTGCAACTGCAGCAGAAGGTGTTCTACAAACCAACATTGACGCAGAAGCAACAGTACGCGCAGCAGCAGATGCCACATTGCAAAGCAACATCACCGCAGAAGCAAACACACGTTCTGCAGCAGATGCAGCATTAAGCAGCAGCCTTGCAGGTGAAATCAGCCGTGCATTAGCAGCAGAAGCAGTATTGTCTGGTAACTTAGCAGCAGAAATTAGCCGTGCAACCGCTGCAGAAGGCACACTCCAAAGCAACATTGACGTAGAAAAGGGTCGCATTGACGCTATCCTCTCTGCTTCAAACGCTAATTACGATACCTTCAAGGAAGTAGTTGATTTAATCAACAGCGTTGATACAACAAACGACAGCGCATTCGCAGGTTACGTAATAAGCAACGATGCTGCTATTGCCACTCTTTCAGGCGCATTAAACACAAAGATTGACAATGAAGTAACACGTGCAACTGCTGCAGAAGCAGTATTGTCTGGTGGTTTAGCACAAGAAGTCAGTGACCGTGCAGCAGCAGTAGCAGCAATGAAGACAGCATACAGTGCAGCACGTTTCGTACAAACTGGCTCATTAGTATCTGGCGCAGTAGTTGTTTCCTTCGCAGCTGAAGGTGCAATGTTCGCTGTAGCAGAAATGGGCAACATCGCATTAGACGTAATGGTTGATGCAGATGGCTCAGGCTATACCAACGACTTGGTAGCAGTTAAGATGTTCTCTGATGGCGGCGTATTGAAAGTACAAATCGACGCTCCAGCAACACCAAGCGCAGGCTATCGCTTAATCGCTGTAAATGAAAAGAAGGGCGGTTTGAACTAATATAATCTAGTTGAAAAATTAGATTAGGGAAGGGAGGCAGAAATGCCTCCCTTCTTTTTTAACGTTAAAAAACTAATTATTAAAGAGGTCTAGTTTGTATTTTAGACTTCTATTTTTTTATCTGCTCTGACGAGCAAGGAAAGTATTACAATGGCTAATGAAAGACCATTAAAAATTTTAACAGATTTAGTAGTTGAACAAGATATTACAGTTAGCGGTTCTACTGTAGTTTCAGGCTCAGAATATTTACATACAACTGCTTCTTTTACAAATGTAAATGTAAATAAAAGCGCTGATGGCATGTACGATGTTGATACAGCTATTCATGCTTTAGACACAGCTATTGGCACACTAGAAAATAGCGTTAAAAATGCTTATGAAAACTTAAGATTGGTAGTTACAGGTACTTTAGATGGTAATGGCAATAAGAAAATTAACTTAACTTCTACTGCCGTTTCAGGTTCAACTTATTTTAATACTAGTTCTTTAAAGCTAGTTGACGTATCGGTTTTGTTAGCCGGTGAAGATTTAGTATATAAAAATGATTTAGTTTCAGTTCAATTATATAATTCTGCTAGTGCTTTATGGGTTGAAGTTGATGCTCCAGCTTCACCAAATGCAAACTATCGTTTAATTGTCTCTAATAACGATTTATTACCGTTGGTATAGGGGGTATTTAAATCATGGCTAATAAAATAAAAGTTTTATCTAACTTAACAGCAAGTCAAGATATTATTGTAAAAGGAAATACAGTAACATCTGGTTCAAAACAATTATCAACCGATACAGCATTTAATAATGCTGTTGTGGCTACTTCTTCAGATGGCATGTATAATGTAGATGAAGCTATTCATGCAATTGATACAGGTTTAACAACATTAAAAAATGATATAAAAAATGCTTATAATCTTGTAAGAGCGGTATTAACAGGAACACTAGAGTCTAACGGTAATAAAAAAATTAATTTAACTACCACTATTGTTTCTGGTTCGTTATATTTTAATACTTCTTCTTTAACTCGCATCGAAGCATCACTATTTATTGATGAAAATGGTGATTCGACATATAAAAATGATTTAGCGTCATTACAGCTATATAATTCTGCAAGTTATCTTTGGGTAGAAATAGACGCTCCAGCTGCCACTAATGATGCGTATAGTTTGATTTTAAAAAATCAATTTTTATTACCATTAGCTGGTAGCGATGGCATTGGAAATGGAAATAATAATGGCGGCGGCGGTGGAGGTGGTGGAAACCAATATATGCTCACCCCATATAACACAAATCCAACTGGTAGTATAAGTGGCTCTATATCTGGCACTAGAGAAGGATATTATGTATTCCCAGATGTTTATGGTAATGTAAAATTTACATTTAATGATTTTTCTTCTTCCGCTGATAATTCAGGAATTACATTCTATGTAATGCCAAATAATTATTCTGGTAGTTTAACTTACAGCCCAACTACTAATTTAATTAATACTACTGGCGTTGGAAAAATAGTTACTTTACAAGGTCCAAATTTAGCAAATCTCAGTTTATCCGGTAATGGTATAAGTGGCGTTAGTGCTGGCTATCCAAGCGATTATACAAGAGATATATATAACAATAATCTCAACACTAACATGCATGTACACGATGGAGTTGTAGATTTTACTATTCCGGTGGGCACTGGTTCGGCTGTTTATGTTGATATAGTAGGCCCTGTAGCTTACGATATAAACTGGACAGGCGGTGCGTATTATAATCCTTCAGCGGAACAAATAACTTTTGTACCAACAAATATAGGTGGCTATTATGTACCGCCTATAAATGATTTTAATACAAACTATAAAGATACTTATATTTCCGCTTCTGGTACTCCAACTAGAATATATATTCCACTAATAAATTCTGATGGTACCTATAAGCCTACTTTAACACCAGTAAGCGTAGAAACACCAACTGGCTTATATGTAAGAATTAATAGTTATATTCATAGTTTGAGATTCTTCTCAGCTTATAATCCAACAGCAAATATTAATGATTTTGCTCCCGGTGTTAATGCTCTAGGAGAACCGACTGTTCCCGGTGTCGGCTTTAATGAATATGGTAATTTTGATTCTATGAGTTTTATTAATTACATGAGTGTATATTCTTTTGACGACTCAATGTTTTATACTCCACAATCTCCATATCCAATAGTAATTTTTGTACCTTCTCGTAACGGAGTTGCTAAATTATGGATTGTAAGTTATCCACAAACAAATCCGCCACCACAATCGGGTTATACTAACGGAATAGGTAATATAGAGGTCTGGACGGCATAAAGTTTAATTTAAACTTTGGTTTGGGTGGCAGAAGTTTTGCCACCCTTTCTTTTTAAAAAAACTATTTATTATTACTATGAAACGTAAAATAACTTATCTTATTAAGGACTTTGACAAAATAATGCGTGAAATATTACCACATACTGGCGATTTTCGCAAAGAAGTTATGTTGCTAAAACGTAAAGAAGAATTTGAAGAAATAATAGATAAAATGGCAGAAAAATACGATAAAATAATAGAATTAATAGAACAAGAAAAGGAACTACCAGATGAAGTATAAGTTTTCTTTTATACAAGTAACTAACTGGCTAATGATTTGTCGTGAAAATTTGATGAAAATACGCGAAGAAGCAAACGAAGGTTTTGAAGATAAGCAAATTGTTATAGAAAAATTAAAAAAACAAAAACGAGATTTATTGTTAGTAAAAGATATTCTAAACAGAAAAATTAGATTACATGGAATAAGCCCAGATTTTTTAAAGAATTTTAAACAAATTAAGAAAGAATATGGAATAAGCGATTAGGGATAAAACAAAATGGCAGTTAAGCCAGCAAAAGCGATTGCGGATTTATTAGCAAGAAAGCAGATATTAAAAGTAGATAAAGATAATAATATACTTTTTAAAGTATCTGGCTCTTTAGAATCAGGTGCTGTTAGTTCCTCATTGCCAATTACTGCTTCTAGTTATTTTTCTGCTTTTGATTCAATTATTTCTGGCACTTTAACAACAAAAAATCTATTAATCACCGATGACAAAAGTTATGTAAATATTAATCAATTAAGTAATGTATCGGCTTCTAATGCACAAGAAGGCGAGTATTTAGTATTTAGTGGTTCTAATTGGGTTCCTTCTAGCGTTCGTGGCGTTGGTATTACAAAAGAAACCTATAATCGTCTTCGCTATACCGTTTCTGGTACATTCAATGGAACTGATACCGTTGAAATACCGCTACCGCTTTCTTCCTCTATAAGAGGACCGGCATTTACAATTGATTCTGTTAATCAAATAAATTTTACTTTATTAATTCAAGAATCTACAGCATCTAATTGGAAAAATGACTTAGCTTCAGTAGAATTCAAAGTATCGGGTTCAGAGCCGCAAATATTTGCTGTTATATCCGCACCTTCTAATCCATACGCTTATAGTTTTAACGCAGTTAATATGAACCCAGCTGCTGTTAATGCTTCAATTATGATGGGAGAATATACAACTCTTGTCGTAGAAAATGATGCGTACATATCCGGTAACACGTATATAAGTGCTTCATCCCAATTATCTAATATTGGCAATGTCAATTTATTATCTGGTAGCTTTTATAATGTTGATAACGTTTTTACTTCAATAGATTCAAGATTTGCACAGATGGTAACAAATTATAATTCTTTAAGAGAAGTACAGATAGGAAATTTTGAATCCGATGGAAGCAAAACTATACAATTAACTAATTTTGTTAGTGCAGATATAGATTATTTGAGTTTAGATGTGATGATTAAATACAGCGGCAGTACACAGTATTTAAATGATTTAATAAGTGTAAGAATGTCTGGGGCTTTAAATAATAAAATCAACGTTGAAATCAGTGCTCCTAGTGTAAGTAGTGGAGATTTTTACAGAATTATTGCTGTAAAAGAGTCGGGAAGTTTATAAAGACACTATTTATTAAAAACTATAAGGAGAAATTTCAATGGCAGTTAAACCGTTTAAGATTTTAGCAGATTTGCAATCTAATAAGCAAATCATAAAATTAGATTCAGCAGCAAATAATGCAGTATTATTTAATGTTTCTGGAACATTAGCTGGTGGTGGTCACGTTAGTTCTTCATTGCCATATACTGGTTCTGGATTGTATATTGATGGTAATGCAGTAATAGCTGGAAAATTAACCGCTAGAGAATATCATGCTGAAGTAGTTTCCTCTTCGATTATTTATCAAAGTGGTTCAACTAAATTTGGTGATAGTGCAGATGATTTGCACCAATTTACTGGCAGTGTACAAATTAGTGGCGGCTTTGGCGCACATTACTTAACTGCTTCATTAGGTTTATTGTCTAACGGCCCAAGCACATTAGTCGGTACTGTAAACGCACAAAATGGACTAACAATAACCAACGCTCCTTTAGACGCTAGTACGGTAGCAGTAAGCGCTAGTGGCTTAAACGTAACAAATGCTGCAGTTGTTGGTTCTACATTAGCTGCATTAGGAGGTTTAACTTCTTCCGCTGGCTTAAGCGTTGCTGGTACTGCTAGCGTAGTTGGTCCTATTATTTCTAACACATCAGTTCTTACACCTTTATTGGGAGCTACTAATGCTGGTTTAGTAACAGCTTCTGTAGCAACAACTGCTAGCTTTAATGCAATTGCAATTGTAACAGCTTCTCAAACTGTTAATGGTGTTTCATATGACATGTATAATGTTGACCAAGCATTCCATGCAATTGATTCTGCCATGGCAGATAAAACAGCTACACAAAATGCTTACAAACGTTTACGTTATCAAACAAGCGGCTCATTTGACCCAAGTGGCGTACAGCTAGTTGCACTCCCTACATCTTCACTAGGAGGTGATTCCTTCCCAGTTAGCTCTATCGGTTACATTACCGTAGACGTTTTAACAAAATTTGATATAAATGATAATTGGATGAACGATGTTATGGCTATTGAAGTATATGTAACTGGTTCTCCCGGTTCAGAATATATCGAGGTAGCCATCAATGCCGCTGATGTACCACATGAATATCGTTTAATAGCAGTTAATGAAGACCCAACTAAATATGTGGTATAATAACCGCATATGATTCTTGGTTTAGACATTTCAACTTCAATTACAGGAATAACCGTCCTTGATGATACAGGGGCGGTTGTTCTTTTTGATATGATTGATACTCATTCCAAGAAATTTACTAGCTTTTTTATGAAAGCAGACGCAGTTGAACGGCGGCTGGTACAGCTAAAAAGTGAGTATAAAATCGATAAAATCTTCATAGAACAAAGTTTACAAGCGTTTAGACCGGGATTATCCTCTGCAAAAGTCATTTTGACACTAGGAAAATTTAATGGTATAGTTAGTTGGATTTGTTACAAGATTTTTGGGATTCAACCAGATTATATTGGCGCTTCTACCGCTAGAAAAGCACTTGGGATTAAGGTAGAGCGTGGTGAAAACGCAAAAGAAATCGTCTTAAAGCGTGTTTTAGAGCTTGAAAAAGGCTTTGTAGTAAAGTATACTCCTAAAGGTAATCCAGTAGCCGGCACTTATGATAGAGCCGATAGCTATGTTATTGCCAAAGCGGGGTATTTGTCTTGTCAGACACCAAAAAAGTAGAAATTCTTAAGCAAATTCTTGGTGATTATTACACTTCTGGTCATGAAAAGCTGTTTTTCTGTCCAAAATGTAAGCATCACAAGAAGAAATTGTCTGTTAACTTAGATAAAGATGCCTTTAAGTGTTGGATTTGTGATTTTTCTGGTAAATCTGTTCGTCGCTTGGTGCTAAGGTATGGTAATTATGTCCAACAAAAGACGTGGAATGAGCTTTCTGGTATTGTTGAAATTACGGAATACGAAAAAATCTTCCTTGCAGAAGATAATGTTGAAGAAAAGATTGAACCAATCAATCTTCCGCCAGAATTCCAGACGCTTTGCAACAGGGATTTAGGACTTTCTTCTCTTCCTGCACGTAGATATCTTAAAGACCGTGGTGTAAGCAAAGAAGATATTCTATTTTGGAAGATTGGCTATGCTGTTTCGGGCGAATATAAGGGTAGAATTATCGTTCCATCATTCAATCTTGACGGTAAAGTAGACTATTTTATTGGTAGAACATATGAAAATGATTGGAAGCGTTATCTTAATCCTCCAACGCCAAAAGATATCATTTTTAATGAGCTATATATTGATTGGAGCAGTGATATAACTATCGTTGAAGGTGTTTTTGACGCCATCAAGGCAAAAAACGCTATACCTATTCTTGGTTCTACTTTAAGGGAAGGTTCAAGAATATTTCGTGAATTAATTCGTAATGACCCACGCATTTATATAGCTCTAGACCCTGATGCGGAGAAAAAAGCTGATAAATTAATCAATTCGCTATTGACATATGACGCAGAGGTTTACAAAATTGAGATTCCAGAAGGAAAAGATGTTGGTGATATGTCACATGAAGAATTTTTAGAGCGTAAGAAAGAGGCTAAACTAATTAAAGATAGCGATTACATGCTAATTAAAAAAATAATGAGTCTTTAATATGTCTGATAGTCAAAAATATGACGAAAAAACATTAATCTCGCTACTAAAAATAATGTTAGCTGTTCGTTCGGATTTATCAAAAGAAGAAAAAGAATCTGTTTTGAGATTAGCAGAACAAATAATTAAAAAAGGCAAAAAAGAAGATTATGAAGATAAACAAATCTTTCCTAACACGGATTATAAAAGAAGAAATTAAGAAAGTAATATATGAAGAAGATATTGGTCCCGAAAAGGAACTAATAGATTTGTTTGTACAATATCGTAATTATTTTTCTAAAAATCCAACTAAAAATAAAGATGAATTGCCAGACTTTGAAGCAATGATAAAACAAATTGCTCCAAATTATTCTCCTGAAGAAATTATTCATATGCTTCAAGGTAAAATTGACCGTCAACTATTTTCATTTATTAAAGATATACTTTTACGTGATAAAAACATGAAAACACAAAGTGATAAACTTGATAATTACGAAATGTCTATAACTCCCGACGAGCAAAACGTTTATCAAGTCTATAATAAGCAAGACCCAGACCCCGGCTTTATGCGTGTACCAAAAGACGACGAAGCATATGACCAAGAAGATGTTCGTAAGGACCGTAAAACTTTAACTCAATCATAGGAAAATATTTTAATGTCAGAACGTCCAGAAAGCGGTGGAAAAAGTGAAGGCAAAAGATGTGGCGGTGCTTGTAAGCATAGCAGCACATATCACCAAGTAAAATGGTTTGATAAATTTACAAGCATGTATTATTATGGTTGTGCATATGTAGATTGTAAATGCATGAATTATGTAGCAACTGATATTAAAAATACCGATATACGCTAATTTTTTTTGTCTTACTGGCAAAAAAAACTATTTACTGTAATTTTGCAGTATCAACAAGGAGAAAAATATGAAGATTACAAAAGATGATTTAAAGAAGCTTATTAAAGAAGAATTGACAAAAGAAATGTCTGCTCCAACACCTGTGCAAGAAGCACCTATGCCAGAAGAATTAAGCGAAGCAAGCTTAAAAAGAGCTGCTGGTGTTATTTCTAAAGTTTTAAAATATCATAAAACAACAATACAAAAATACTATGGTCCAGATGCTGTGCAGGGGCTTGAAGAGGCATTAGAAGTTTTGCCAAAAATATGGGCAACTATTTAATAAACAAACTTGTAATAGAACAAAACTTGTAGTAACATGACCGTTAAGAATACCACTTAACGGTCTTTTTGTATCGTGATAGTGTAAAGCATCTGGAGGTAGAATGAAGATAGCGCACGTAGCGGACACACATATAAAAAACTTGAAGTACCACGATGAATATCGTGAAATTTTTAATAAGATGTATGAGATTATGCGTGAACAAAAAGTTGACGCTATTGTTCACTGCGGCGATATTGCTCACACAAAAACACAAATCAGTCCTGAATTTGTTGATATGACAAGCGAGTTCTTTAAGAATCTTGCTTCTATCGCACCAACTTATATTATTCTAGGCAACCACGATGGAAACCTACGTAATGATTCACGTCAAGATGCAATTACGCCAATTGTTTCTGCACTAAATCTTCCTAATCTATTTCTCCTAAAAGACAGCGGAGAAATGGCGATTAGCGACGATGTGACATTAAATGTCATGAGTGTGTTTGACCAAGAAAATTGGGTTAAACCAGTTAATCCAGATAAGATTAATATTGCTCTCTTACACGGTTCTGTGTCTGGTGTTCAAACCGACACAAATTATGTAATGGAGCATGGTGAATTTACTGTAGATATTTTTGAAGGCCATGATTATGCTTTCCTTGGCGATATTCACAAGACAAATCAGATTCTTGATTTGGAAGGTCGTGTCCGATATCCCGGCTCTACCGTTCAACAAAACTTTGGCGAAACAGACGATAAGGGTTTCTTAATTTGGGATATCCAAAGTAAGGAAAGCTTCAGCTGCAAACACTATGCCATTCCTAATCCTCGTCCATTCGTTACATTAGTATTGGACGAAAACGGCGTATTGCCCGAGATTGACGTTAAGAAAGGTGCAAGAGTTCGTATCGTTGCTGACAAGAACGTTACGCTAGAAAAGGTTAAAAAGGCTACAGAGGTCGTTAAAAGCCGTTTCCAGCCTGAGAGTGTAACCTTCGTTAACAAAGCGGTTATCTCTAAGGCATCACAAGATGAAATTAATTCTATTGGTCATGCAGATAATTTACGCGACCTTGGTGTACAAGAACGTCTTATCCGCGATTATCTAAAAGATTTCAAGGCAGAAGAAGAAGTGGTAAACAAAGTTGTTGACCTAAACAAGAAGCTTTCTTCTGCTATTGAAGAAGGTGAAGAAATTAATCGTAATGTTCGCTGGTCCCTTAAAGAATTAGAGTGGGATAACCTATTTAATTATGGCGAGGGCAATCGTGTTAATTTCCAAGACCTATCAGGAATCGTTGGTATTTTCGGCAAGAATTATTCTGGCAAATCTTCTATTGTTGACAGCATGCTTTATACTTTGTTTAATACCACTGCCAAAAACAACAGAAAAAACCTAAACGTCATCAACCAAAACAAAGAAAAAGGTCGTGGCAAAGTCAAGATTGAAATTGACGATGGTGAATACGTCGTTGAACGCAAGTCTGAAAAGTATATCAAAAAGCTAAAAGGCGTTGAAACAATCGAAGCTAAAACAGATGTAGAATTTACTTCATCCAATGAATCATTGAATGGTCTTGCTCGTAACGATACGGACAAGAATATTCGTCGTTTCCTTGGAACAGTTGATGACTTTTTCTTGACAAGCATGGCTAGTCAGTTTGGTTATCTTTCATTTATTTCTGAAGGCTCAACTAAGCGTAAAGAAATTCTTGCCAAGTTCCTTGATTTGGAAAACTTTGACAAGAAATTCAAGCTTGCAAAAGATGAAAGCGCAGAATTAAAAGGCTTGCTCAAAAAGCTTGAAGGCGTAGATTATAAGCGTGATATTGCCAATGCAGAAACACAACTTTCTGTTCTTGATAGCACGCTAGCTGAACAAAAAAGCCTTGTAGAGCAGCTACGTGGAAAAGTTATGGATGCAAATGAAACACTTTGTCAGTTACAAAAGAGTATTGCTAATGTTCCAAACCTTGTTCTTAATTGGGACGATATCAACAGTCAATTAAATTCATATCGTGCGGATAGAAAGAGAATCGGTGAAGAAAATGTTTCTCTAGAAAGCGAAATTGCAAAGCTAGAAACTCTTTCACTAAAGATTGATGAATTCCTTTCTAATCTTGATGAAAAGGAATTGATGTTAAAGGACCAACAGCTTAAGTTTATTAACGACCAAGTAAGAATTTTGGAGCGAGATTACGGTCTTGCTACAAACGAAATTGCTGCGTCTGATAAAAAGATTAAGCTACTTGACCAAGTTCCATGCGGCGATAAATTCCCAACATGTAAATTCATCAAAGATGCGTTTGCTGCAAAAGAATCCTATGATGATTTGGTAAAAAACCAATCATTAATGGATGGTACTTTGCGTGAAACAAAAGAAAAGTTTAATGTTCTTGATGCCGAAGTATCTGATGGTTTGAAAAAGCTTTCTGATATCAAGAAGAAGCGTCTAGAAACAACCACAAAACTATCTTCTTGCCAGCTTAAATTGGAGAAGAATAAAAATACAGTTATCAATCTTGATAAAAAGATTGAAGAGGCAGAAGAAAAGCTAAAACTTTACAATGATAATCGTGAAGCTATTGAGAATTATGAAAAGCTTTTAGCTAATCGTGAAGATGCAAAGCGTAATGTTGTATTTTATACAAAGAAACTAACTGATATAGAGCATGAAATTGTAGAACTCTACAAAAATCACGGTTCTGTATCCGCTAAAATAGATATATTCCGTAAACAGGAAGCAGAATTACAAGATTTGCGTAAACAATATAGTGCTTATGATTTGTTTTTAACATGTATGCATCCAAGTGGTATATCTTATGAAATCATCAAGAGCAAACTACCGGAGATTAACCAAGAAATTGCCAAGATTTTGGCAAATGTCGTTGAATTCTCTATTTACCTTGAGAACGACGATGATAAATTGGATATTATGATTAAACATCCTAAGTATGACGCTCGCCCACTTGAAATGGGCAGTGGTGCAGAAAAGACTTTAGCCTCTACAGCTATTCGTCTTGCCTTATTAAACGTTACAACCCTACCAAAAGGCGACATATTTATTATGGACGAACCCGGAACTGCTCTAGATGCAGAGAACCTAGATGGTTTTGTACGCATCTTAGAACTAATTAAGGGATATTTCAAAACTGTAATCTTGATTTCACATCTAGATAGCTTAAAAGATTGTGTAGATATGCAAATCGTAATCGACCGTAAGGATGGTTTTGCATCCGTTAATCAATAGGAGAAACGTTATGGCTAATATGGGATTAAAAGATGAAGTAAAGGAAGAATTAACAGACTTAGATAAACGTATGGAAGCAGAAAGAAAAAAGTTAGACGGTTCACGCTTAGGATTGGTTGATTTAGTAACTGAAAAGTTTATTTCCCGTAAATTATTGGTATGGGCTATAGCTACCGGTCTTTTATGGACAGCAAAAATTACTCCTGACGAGTGGACAGCTATTACGTTAGGTTACGTAGGTATTGAAGGTATGGCAGATTTAGCAGTAAAATGGCGTTCATCGGGAAAAAAGGAATAATAAAATGACTAAATTAAAACAATTATGGAATAAAATTAAGCTTTGGGTTGGTTTGTTTGTTGCAGGGCTTGTAGTAAGTTTTTTAGTATTCAGAAAAACTGTTGGAGATGGTTTAGAAGAGCAAAAAGAGCAATTAAAACAAGAAGAAGAGGCGAAATTAGCAGCACAAAAGAAACTAGAAGAAGAAAAAGTAAAACTAGAAGAGGAAAAACAGAAAGAAATAGCAAAAGCAGAAGAAGAAAAGAAACAAAAGCTAAAGGAAGCAGTAGAAAAGGCAAAACAAGAAAGAGATAGACTTAAAACTCTTGAAAAGCGTGACGCACAAGGTTTTATAATGGAAATGGAGCGTGAGTTAAGAGTAAAACCAAAGAAAAAGAAAGGTAAAAATAAGAGAAATGAATAAATTCAAATCTTTAATCAGTATCTTTATGTTGCTAGTGTTTCTAGCGACACGGACTTCTATTGCCTATGCTTTGCCTCCCTCTTCTAGTCCAGATGCTGGATATATAGAAGGGGAAGACGAAGACGGTGACTATTCTATTGTTAAAGCCGGAGAAGAAGTTCCATATGATGGATTTCTTTTTGATTCTGAAGCCTTAATCAAGGTAATGGCCAATAAATCATTTGAACTGGATAAATTAAGAATAGAAAAAGACTTTGAAATACAAAAACTCAATATAGAGATTCTTACTTTAAAGAAACAACATGAATTAGAACTTAAAATTAATAGTGATTTAACAGATAATATAATAAAGATAAAAGATAACAGAATAATACAGTTAGAAGATAGTAAAAAATATGATGATTTAAAACTGTTTGGTTCAATGTTACTAGGAATGGCTTTATCAGTTACTATATTTTATGCTGCAGTTAAAATAACTAAATAAATTATGAACAAAAAAGACCCTAATTACATAGCCGCATTAGAAAAAGCAGTAAAAGAAAAGTATGGAGAACAAGCAACAATGCATCCTAAATATTTCTGGAATCAAGAGAAGGAAAGAGAATACGTAGCCGACACTAAAGAAACCGTTAAAAAAGAGCTAAGTAATGAACAATCCAGAGAAAAAATCGATTTAGGCGGGATTTTAATACCCAAGAAACTAATTAATAAAAATGAACAGAAGTCTTGTTCTGTCTGTAAACAGTATAGTTTTGATAAAAAAGATGATGTTTTTTTAAATAAATTCTCTACCTGCCAACGTTGCTATGTTAAGCATATAGAAGATAGAGAAGAAAGATGGAATTCAGGTTGGCGTCCTAATGGAGATAAATAAATGGCTAGCATTCTAGAAGTTGTAAATGGAATTTCACAAGCAATACACGCTAAGCATCATGGTGGTGCTGAAGTAGGCTTAAAGCGTGAATCAGAAGACCTTGTACAAGGAGTTTCTATTTACGACCCCAGAATGATTGACGGTTTTGGTATTCAATATCAAGGAAACATGTTGATATTAAAATATCACAGTGAAATGCCTTTAACCAAAGTGCATGATAAGAATTTCGAAACTGATATTCGTCGTACTATGAAAGACATTATTGCTTTTATCAAATCTGAATACAAAAAAGTAACTAAAAAGTCTTTAGATTTAACTGAACATGGCGATGTTAACGTTTTAGTACAAAGCGCTAATCGTAGAACTGCTTACGTTAACGCAACCCAATCATATCAAATTGGAAACGTAGAAGGTTATAACAAACAAGACAGTAAACCAGAACAATCTTATGCTGATATTGCTAAGCGCTGGTTAATGAATGTTAAACAACCAAAGACATATCTTAAATAGGTAATAAGGTAATGGCATGGCGTATAAACTATCTAAAGAGGAAATTACTAAAGAAATCCTAAAGTGCGGCAAAGACCCAGCCTACTTCTTAGATAATTACGCCAAGATTGTTCATCAAAGTAAAGGTTTAATACCATTTAGAACTTTTAAGTTCCAAAAAGAGTTATTAAACGATTTCCATGACCATCGATATAACGTAATTTTGAAATCCCGTCAAATGGGTATTTCAACAATTGTATCTGGTTATATTGCTTGGATGCTTTTGTTCCACAAAGAACGCAACGTTCTTGTAATGGCAACTAAATTAAATACTGCTATTGAAATAGTAGAAAAAGTAAAAGATATTATTGATTCAGTTCCAAGCTATGTCAAAATAGCTGACATAACAATTAATAATAAAACTAAACTTGAATTAAGTAACGGTTCTAAAATTCAAGGTGTACCAACTTCAAAAGATGCAGGTCGTTCTCAAGCTCTATCATTGTTAGTAATTGACGAAGCTGCACACGTCGAAGATATGGATGATTTATGGACCGGTTTATTACCAACAATTTCTACTGGTGGTCGTTGTATCGCACTATCAACTCCTAATGGTGTAGGAAATTGGTTTCATAAAACATATGTTGATTCTGAAAGTGGTTTAAACAATTTTAAACCTTCTAAATTGCCATGGCATATGCATCCTGAATATACTCAGGAATGGTTTGACAATATGACACGCAATATGAGCAAGCGTCAAGTAGCTCAAGAATTCGAATGTAATTTCAATGCATCTGGCGAAACGGTAATGCATGCTGACGACATTACTAAATTAAAGAAATTTATTTGCGAACCAAAACATAGAACTTGGATTGATAGAAATTATCATATTTGGAAAGAATACGATTCTAACGGCTCTTATTTATTAACTGCCGACGTTGCAAGAGGTGATGGAAAAGATTATTCTGTTTTTCACGTTTTAGATGTTAAAAACATGGAACAAGTAGCAGAATACCAAGGAAAAGTAGATTTAGATAATTTTGCTAAATTGCTTTTTGACGCTGGAAAAGAATACGGTAATTGTATGATAGTTGTAGAAAATAATAACGTTGGATTTGCTGTATTAACAAAATTAATTGACATGCGTTATCCAAATGTTTATTATTCGCAAAAAGGTTCACAAGATTTTATTGATAGTACTAGTGCTCAATATAGTTCGAATTCAGTTCCCGGTTTTACAACTACGATGAAAACTCGTCCATTGATTGTAGCCAAATTAGAAGAATTTATTCGTAATAAAAGTATTAAAATTAATTCTCAACGTGTTATAAATGAATTAGATACTTTCGTTTGGGTAAATGGTAGGCCAGAAGCACAAAAAGGCTATAACGACGATTTGGTAATGTCTTTAGCAATTGGTTGTTGGGTAAGAGATACAGCTATTATTAACAACGAAAGAAATTTAGAGTATTCTAAGGCATTCTTAAATTCAATCATTAAAAACGGTAATTATTTAGATACATCAGTGCGTAGTTTTCAAAGTGAAGATAAAGCTCGTAAAATTCAACAAGCTCAACAACAATATAAAGATTTCTTGTGGCTTATTAAAGGTTAAATAAAATGGCAGATAATAAAAATAAATATAATAGTTTGTCTAAGAAGAATCCGCGGAATAACCAATCTCCTTTATATACAGGATTAACTAAACTGTTTTCTGGCCCTCTAGCCAGCTTCCGTTCACAAGCACAAATTCGTTATAAGCGTCGTGATTTAGACCGTTATAAGTTTACTTCCGCCAGTGGTCAAGCCTTTAAGAAAAAGTCCTACAATCCTTTTGAAGCCATTCAAAGTAACATCATGGCTAATCAAAGCCGTGCTGAACGTTATAGTGATTTTGACCAAATGGAATTCATGCCCGAAATCGCATCAGCGTTAGATATTTATGCCGATGAAATGACTACGTGTAATGCTTTTAGACAAGTATTAATAATAGACAGTAAAAATGAAGAAATAAAAAATATTCTTTATAATCTCTATTATAATATTCTAAATTTAGAAACAAATTTATTTTCATGGTGTAGAACCATGTGTAAATTTGGCGACTTCTTCCTTTATTTAGACATCGATGAAAAATTAGGAGTTAAATCTTGTTTAGGTTTACCTTCACCAGAAGTAGAACGTTTAGAAGGAGAAGACGAAAGTAATCCTAATTATGTCCAATTTCAATGGAACAGCGCAGGATTAACTTTCGAAAATTGGCAAATTGCACACTTTAGAGTATTAGGACAGGATAAATATGGTCCATATGGTACCTCTATTCTAGAACCAGCTAGACGTATATGGCGTCAACTACAATTGATGGAAGATGCAATGATGGCTTATCGTATCGTACGTGCCCCAGACCGTCGTGTATTTTATATTGATGTTGGTAACGTAGCACCTGCTGAAGTTGAACAATTCATGCAAAAAATCATTACTCAGATGAAACGTAATCAAATAGTAGACCCTAATACTGGTCGTGTTGATTTACGTTATAATCCAATGAGTATTGATGAAGATTATTTCTTGCCAGTAAGAGGTACACAAGGCGGAACAAAGATTGACACACTTCCCGGTGGTCAATTCCAAGGTGATATTGATGACGTACAATACCTTCGTGATAAATTATTTTCCGCTATTAAAGTTCCTCAAGCATATCTATCCAGTGCTAAGGACAAAGCTCCAGAAGACAAAAGTACATTAGCGCAAAAAGATATTCGTTTTGCTCGTACAGTGCAAAGATTGCAAAGAATTATAACTAGTGAACTAGAAAAGATAGGTATCATCCATCTTTATACTCTTGGTTATCGTAATGAAGATTTATTAAAGTTTAAGGTTAAGCTTAACAATCCATCAAAAATAAGTGAACTACAAGAGATTGAACATTTTAAGGCTCAACTAGAAGTTGCTGCTGCAGCTAAAGAAAATGGATTCAGCAAACGTTGGATATACGAAAATGTATTCCGTATGAATGATACAGACTTTTTACGTATTCAACGTGACTTATACTATGATAAACAAACAGAGAAAGCTATTGAAGCAGGCGAAGTTAGTGATACCGGTACAGTTGGCGGTGGAACTATAACAGCAGACACAGCTGCAGCAGGCCTAGAAACTTCTGAAGAAGGAGGTGTCACAACTCCAGAAGGAGAAGGTCTAGAAGGCACTGAAGCAGCCCCAGAAGCAACAGAGGGCCCAGAAAGTAATCTTTTATCAGCCCCAGCAAGAAGAGATGATACATCATATACTACAGTAGGAGCAAAAGGCAAAACATATACACCAGTAAAATACGATAGTCGTCCAAGCGGTGCACGCTCAAGGCATTTAGAAAAAACTCACACGCCAGAATCTACAACTAGTAAATACAGAAATTTGTTTGCTGGTAGCAAATCATTATCACAAGCTAGTAAGGGTATATTTAATGAATCATCTGAAGAATTTGAAAGCGATGAAAAAATGTTGATGGACGTAGAAAATAAGCTCCAAATGCTTTCAAAAACACTACTTAAAGAAGATAAAGAATCGGAGAATGAATAAAATGAAACATAATAAGAAAAGAAATACCGCTTTTCTTTACGAAATTCTTTTACGTGAAGGCACAAAGGCATCTTTAGAAAAAGATATTGACCGTTTAAAAACAATTAAAACTTTAATAGTTGAATACTTTCATCCACAAGCAGTATTAGGCTATGAGCTATCTCTTTATAAAGCTCTTCGTTCTTCAGAAATAGATAAGTCTATTGGTGAAAAGTATTTAACCGAAGTTAAAAACCGTCATAATAATATTGATAAACGCCTATTATTTAATGAACAAACAAAATTAATTAACAAGATTAATAAATCTTTAGGTGCAGAAGTATATAACAATTTTGTTCCTTATTATAAAGACTTAGCAACAATAGCGCAAATCTTTAATGACACGACTTCAATAAAAGAAAAAATTCTTCTTGAGCAAGCATTATTGAAAGATTTGCAAACTTTAAATGAAAACGGCAAACAAGAATTAAAACCTATAGATGCTATTGTATATAAAACATTCGTTAAGAAATTTAATGATAAGTATTCTAGTTTGTTATCAGAACAAAAAGATTTACTAACAAAATATGTTAGTTCTTTTGCTGATAATAATTTAGAACTTAAATTATATTTAAATGAAGAAATAGACAGATTAAAAGCAAGAATTAATTCTGCATTACAACTAGAAGAAATTAAAGTTGATAATAGAATGCAAGAAAAAACTAAAAAATTGTTATCCGTTCTTCAAGAATTTAAATCTAAAAAAGATTTAACACCTGATATGCTAGAAAATGTATTAAAAATACAACAATTTGTTCATGAGGTAGAAAGTTAATGCTTAAAATTATTGTTAAAGGTACAACTGGCGAACAAAAAGAAGTAAATATTCGCAAAACACTTTCTGGAGATTTAATGTTGAGAGAACATCCAGAAATTGATATTATTGTTATACCTGAAAAACAAAAAGTATTAGTTTTACCAAAAGATGAACAAAATGACCACGTATATAAATTACAAGAACTTTTATTTAAATATATGATTCAAAAAGGAGTAATATTACCAGAAAGCGTATTTGCTGGTAACGTTTATGGTTCTTTGCAAGGTAACTATCCTCAACAAACCCCAGATGGCGTAGACTCTTTACAAGTTGTTATATACAATCTTGCTAATTTTATTGAAGAAGAGCGTCCTAAGTACGAATATGAAAAAGCTTACGAAGAACAAATGGAACAAGAACTTCTTGTTCCTGATACAGAAGATTCTACAGAACTAGGCGAAGTACCACAAGAACCATTCAAGGGTTCTATACCAAAATATGGCTTCCCAACCCGTGGTATTTATCGTTACAATTATTAGGATACTTTATAATGAAATTAATAAAAGAAAACTCTCAATTAATATTGGAATATTCTTCCTTACAAGAAGCGTGGTATCACTATTTATCTGGAGTTGGCGGTGCAGTTTCACAAGAAATTAAAGATTTAATTGATAAATCAAAATTATTACCTAAAGATGAGCAAGACAAAGTTTTAAATTTTTTAAATAAAGCACATGCCGCAAAAAAAGCAGGTAATAAAGAAGAATATCTTAAATATATAGGTATGGCCGTGCAGGCAACAAGACAAGAAATGGCTTTGGGAATACAACAACGTCAATCTAAAAAAATCGTTCCCCCGTCCCCACCCCCTGAAGCATACGATGATGTTTTAGAATTAAACGAGGAAATAAAAATGAAAATTACACAACAACAATTGAAGCAAATTATCAACGAAGAAATTAACAAAATGTCTGAAGAAGGTGAATTAGACGAATTTTTAAATTATTTTAAAGGTGCTGGTGGAGCAGCTGTAGGTGACGTTGGCGGTGCAATAAAAAGAGGAGCAGAAAAAGTAGCTGCTAAAGCTGGCGAGTATCACAAAGCAGGTCAAACCGCCAGCGTTAAAGCAGATGTAGCTAAATCTTTAAGTCGCCTACAAATAAGTATGACTAAAATGAAAACAGACATTGATAATTTACAACAACGTGCTGTAAAACTAGGTCTAAATCTAGGATTAGATAAGATTGCTAACCAAATTAAAAACCAAATTGAACCAGCGGTCGTTGCTGCAGCAAAAAGATTAGGCTCCGCACAATCATCACCAGTTACCGAAAAAATAGATGAAAGCAAATAGACAAATACTTTTACAATTAATCTTAGAAGTATTAAGTGAAGAAGATATCCGTGATAAGTACGGATATCTTATAGCTACAGATGTTCCAAAATTAAAAAAAGATAAATATCAAATTTCTGATAAAGAAATAGTTTTTATCTTGCAGCCACTTATTTCGTTTGTTAATCAAGAATACCCTAAAATTTCTAATGAAGTTTTACGAGAAATGATAGAGGATTTAGTAAATATAAAAAAACTAAATCCAGAATTAGAAAAAGCAGTAGGAATATTTAATAAAAAATATGATTCTGCTTTTTCTGTCAAACAAATAAAAAACATGATGCTTGTTTTTAAAGTAGCTGACAATTTAAGAGGCGTGCATAATTTGATAAATTTCTATGAACAAGTTACTAAAAGAGAAAAAATAAATTTATCTTCTTATCAACCTTCAAAAGAAATTCCTAGAGAACCAACACAAAAACTTAAAGAAAAGAAAGTTAGAGTAAGATATAAATGCAATTAATAACTTTTATATTAGCTTGTTATGGCATGACAATGATAGTTGTATATGGAAAAATATTTGAACCTATTAGACCAAATCACTACTTCTTTCGCTGCACAATGTGTATGGGATTTTGGATAGGATTATTTAATTGTTTTATGATTGAATTGCCCTTTAACGCTTTTACATCTGGCTGTATAAGTGCAGGAACATCTTATTTTTTAAGCCGCCTTGTTGATGATGATGGTATACTAATAAAATTGAAGAAAAGCAATTAAAACGACTATTTATAATTGATTGGAGGTGTTGCTTATGAGAGAACAGATTATTTACACAAGACGTTACTTATTGCAACCCGTTAGACGTTGCTGCAACGGTAGCTGAATTTAGCCCCGATGAAATATTCGGGGCTTTAACCTTTATACAAAACTATGTCAAAAGAATTACTTAGAGAATGGTACGAATTATGCGAAGGTGGCGTTTGTCAAGACTTATTGACAGAGGCTGAGAAACTTCATGTTAAAAACGGTGGATTGATGCTTACGGGTGTCATGCAAAGAGCCGATAAAGAAAACGGTAATGGTCGTGTTTACGGCAAAACTATTTTAGAACGTGAAATAGAAAATTATAAAAAGCTTGTTGAAGACCGTAGGGCTTTAGGCGAATTAGACCATCCAGAAGATTCCGTAGTTAATCTTAAAAATGTTTCACATATGGTTACAGGTATTTGGTGGGATGGCGATGCAGTAATGGGAAAAGTTAAGGTTTTAGACACCCCATCAGGAAAAATTCTTCGTTCTCTAGTGGAAAGCGGCGTAAAACTTGGTATTTCTAGCCGTGGTTTAGGTAGCACACGTAAAGAAATGGGAAAAACCATTGTAGAAGATGATTTTCAGTTAATCTGCTTTGATTTCGTTCAAGAACCAAGCACTCCCGGCGCATTTATGATGAGTGAAGGCAAAAAACGCACTCTAGACCCAAAAGTTATTTGGTCAAAAGCTGACCGCTTAAACAGATTACTCAACGATATCGTAAAAGGATAAAACTAAAATGTCGGAATTTCAATATAAAGCAGGATTAAATCACGTTGGCAGCTATCAAATAAGTGGAATACCATATGTAACTGGCGGCTTAACAGCGCCAACCGGTTCTGGAACTCCTATTTCTATTGATTTTCCAAGTGTTACACAATTTATAACCGTTACAAATGGTTCTACAGTTGCTAGTAACGCCTATCTTAGAATTGGATATAGCTTAAGCGGTACTCAGGGAACAAACTATACTTTAGTTCCTCCAATGTCTTCTATAACTTATGAAGTAAGAGCAACAAAATTATTTTTGCTAGGTAACACATCGGCAATTACAGGTCTAGTAAGCGTTGCAGCAGGACTCACAGGAATTACCGGTTATGATTTAGCAACTATTTATTCTGGCAGTAACGGAATCGGATAACATAAATAATGAGTACCCTTATAGATTGCGCTGATACTTTAAATTGTGCTACGTTATCCGGAAGCGATAACGTTAATGTTGCTTTTCAGGCAGGCGTTCCAAATAAAATTGTTGTTTCTTTATCACAATCAGTTGTTGGATTATCTAAATTAGAAGTTACCGGAAATGCGATTATATCTAATAATAGTTCTAATGCGGCACTCCGTATAACACAAACAGGAGCCGGCGAAGCCATACGTGTTGAAGATAGTGCTAATCCCGATAGCACACCATTTGTTGTAAGTTCCGTTGGTAATGTTGGTATTGGTACATCATCTCCAAGTGAAAAACTAGAGGTTAGCAATCCAACGGACTATTGTGCAATTCGCGTATCAGCAAACCCAACTGTCAACACGGCTAATGAAGCACAAGTTCATCTTAATAGTGGCTTAAACGGTTATACAAGACTTTTTTATCGTGAATCAGATAAAGCTTTTGGTATTTACCATAGTGGTACCGCAGGTCCAGCAACAAAGTTCCGTATTAATGACAGTGGTATGTCGCTTATGGAAGGAGGCGGAAATGTTGGTGTTGGTGTTCAATCACCGGCACAAAAATTAGATATTCGTGGTGGGACAGAAGTAAATGCTCAAGTGTATGCTGATAGTGCTGGTGCAACAAGAGCAGATTTGCGTTTACGTGTTAATAATACCACTGGTGACAACTATATTACTTTTGGTGATTCAACTGCTTTTGATGTAGGAAGAATACAATATAATCATAATTCTGATTATATGGCCTTTTATGTTAATTCATCAGAAGATATGAGAATTACATCAAATGGGAATGTTGGTATTGGAACAGCTACTCCTCAAAGCATACTACACATAGAAGCAAATGGTTATACAAATCAAACTATAAGAAGTGCAGGTGCCTTCGCTGGTTCATATATATTAGCTCAACGGTCTAAGGGCACTTTAGAATCTAAAACCGCTTTAGGAATCGATGATTACGCTGGTGGTTTGTTGTTTTCTGGATATGATGGAACTAATTTTATAAATCTTGCCGGTGTGTATGGAATAGTTAATGGAACTCCCGGCACTAATGATATGCCGGGTGCTTTAGCATTTTCTACTACAGCCGATGGAAGTAGTACGATTACTGAAAGAATGAGAATTGACAATACGGGTAGTGTTGGTATTGGAACTGCAACCCCATCCACGAAGTTGCATGTTAGAGGCGATGTATCTGTTGAAGACACAAATCCAACTGTATCTTTTAAAAACACTTCTGGTAATCAAATAGGCTCTTTGGCGCACAATGGCTCTGGTGGCCGTATGGATTTAATAAATGAAGAAGCTAATTTATTAAGACTTGGAACTAACGGAGGGCCATTAGTATATATTGCTTCTTCTAACGTTGGTATAAATATTGATACGCCAACTCAAACATTAGATATTAATGGAACTTTAAGAATTAGAAACTTAGTAGCAGGTACCAATACTGCTCCCGGTAGAGCGGCCACTGGTGAAATAACAGCTTTAAGTTCCGATAAAAGATTAAAAAAAGATATTTCAATTCTTTCTGATTCTCTTAATAAAGTTAAAAATTTAAGAGGTGTTACATTTAAATGGGATAAAACAAATGAACCTGACTTCATTATCGACGATTCAGAAAAAGAAAAAGAACAAATTGGTTTAATAGCGCAAGAAGTGGAAGCAGTATATCCACAATTAGTTTATTTAAATGGCGTTAAAGATTATAAAGGTGTAAGATACCCAGAACTTACTGCTGTATTAATTGAGGCTGTTAAAGAATTATCGTCACTTAACGATGAATTAAAACAAAAATTAGATGATGTAATGACAAGAATATCTGCTTTAGAAAATAAATAGATATCATGAAAATTTTAACAACCGTAACAGCATCAGCGGGTTTAGACGTATCTTCGACTAATACGGATACTATAAAATTAGGTAGTTCTAATACAAATTATCAAAATTCATTAAACAATAACATTTCTTCATAATAGAATACTATATATATCGTGAGGATATATGAAAAAAGAACAACTAAAACAAATTATAAAACCATTAATAAAAGAATGCCTTATGGAAGTTCTTGTAGAAGAAGGTTTTACAAAAATGTTATCAGAGTCTATTAAACAGCCAACTATAGTTCAACAAACAAGAACAATAGAAAAAGATATAAATCAACAGTCTGTAACACAAAAAAAATCAATAACAGAATTACAAGAAGCAAAGAAAAAAATGTTAGATGCAATAGGTAATTCTGGCTTTGATGTCTTTGCCGGTACTCAACCGTTAAAAGAAGACCAAGAGATTGTTAATAGCGACCCCGGTATAGATATTAGCAAATTATTAGAAAATAAACAAGTTTGGAAACAAACATTAAATGCCATGAATGGCAAGAAAGTAAAAGAGTAACAAATGAGTAAGCGTCCTGTAAATTTAGAAACAAGATTACCAAAAGGTTTACAACCATCATTAGAAAATAATGAATTATTGATTAATAGATTTTTAAAAGCTTGCAGCAAAGAATCCCTAACACAGTATCTTTATGATTATTCTGCTTATACAAGACGATTTGACAAGCCCAGCGTATTAGAACGTCAACGTCAATTACAATATAAGCGTAATGCTAAAAAAGCAAATCAATTATTGATGACTGACCCTGAAGTTTCCACAAAAAAGAAAAAGAAAAAGCCTGCTAAACGTGCAGAATCAGCACAATAATTGTCATTTCAGTGCAATTAATACTAATTAAGTAAAAGTATTAATCTTTTTCCTGCATACAGGAGATATTCATGTCAGATTTGTTACAACAAGCGATGATTGATGCTGCCGCTTTAAAAGAAGCAGCCATTAAGAATGCCGAAAACGCATTGATTGAAAAATATTCTCAAGAATTCAATCAAACAGTACAAAAATTATTAGAACAAGAAGTAGCGACAGCCCCAGAAGCTGCAGCTGCTTCTTCTCCATCTCCAGAAACTATGCAAACAGCCGGTATGTCTGATGCAGAACCTTCTTTAGACCCATCTACATTAGACCCAATGGCTGGCGGCTTAGAAACAGCAGGAGATATTGGCAAAAAGGATGCATTTTCTAAAGTCCCCGGTGCTTTTTCCAATATTTCTGATGATGAAATGATTACAATTAACTTTGACCAAATACGTGCAACATTAAATGAAATGTTGGGTTATCAAACAAATCAAGACCCAACATCAGACGCTTTAGCACAAGGTAAGGCGCCTATTAATGTAACCGAAGAAGAAATTTCTTCACCTTCTAAAGTAAAAGTGAAAGTTGTTGGTGAAAAAGAATCAGAAGAAGAAAAAGAAGAAGAAAAAGAAGAAGAAGAAATGGAAGAATTGGAACTTGAAGAAGCAGAATTAGCTTCTCCTGAAGTTGTATCTGCCGAAAGAGAATTAGCTGATAAACAAGCTGCTGTTGCTAGTGCACAAAAGAAAATAGGTGACGCTAAAGTTAAAGCTGCCGAAGAAGCTGCTCGTAAAGCTAAAGAAGCTGCTACAACAGCCACCCCTTCTTCTCTAGGAGAAGATATTGAATTGACCGAAGAAGAACTTCAAGAACTAGCTGAAGAATTAAAGGTTGATTTAAAGGTTGGTAACTTAAGCGACGGTTATCTCGGTTCCACAGAAACACAAAAACGTGAACAGCGTAATGTTGAGTTAGCAGCTGCACGTGATGAAGCGGCAGCAAAAGAACGCGAAGCAGAAATGCAAAAAATGAAAGACTTGATGCAAGAAAACGTAAAGTATAAAGATTTAAATAGTGAATTATTAAATGCAGTAGAATCATTAAAAGAACAAATGGAAAAAATTAATCTTTCTAATGCAAAATTATTATACACAAACAAAGCTCTAGGAAATATCTCCTTGAATGAGCGACAAAAACAAAATATTGTCGAATCAATTTCCAAAGCAGATAGTGTATTAGCGGCGAAGACAATCTATGAAACACTTCAAAATGCGGTTGATAGTGTAGCTAAAGAAAAAGAAGCTCCACAATCACTCCGCGAAGCATTAAATAGAGCACCTTCTCCATTCGTAGTAAAGAAGTCCTCTGCTAATAATATTAATGACTTAATGGCAGAAAGAATGAAAGCCCTAGCGGGTATCAAAAAACAATAACTATCTTAAGGAGATATAAAATGAGTAACATCTTGGAACGCCTCACAGAAGGCGTAGTAGAAAAAAACATGTTAAATGAAACAAAGGCAGTAGTAGGTAAGTGGGAAAAGTCTGGTCTTTTGGAAGGTTTAAAGACAGACCGTGAACGCAGCACCATGGCAGTATTATTAGAAAACCAAGCAAAAGAACTTCTCCGCGAATCAACCACAATGGCAGGAGGTGATGTTCAAGGTTTCGCAGCTGTAGCTTTCCCAATCGTACGCAGAGTATTCGCTGGCTTAATTGCTAACGACCTCGTATCTGTACAACCAATGAGCTTACCAAGCGGTCTTGTATTCTTCATGGATTTCCGTCGTGGTACAAACATTGGTAGCACTGGTGACACCGTATTCGCAGTATCTTCTTCACTATTCGGCGACCGTCTTGGTGTACAAATCACTGGCGGCGTTCGTGTAGACGGCGTAGATAATGCTGAAAAGGGTTTCTACAATCTTGCTAACGGCTATAACACATCACGCTACAGCAGCGGTGTAGCAACTGGTAGCGTAACATTACAAGCTGGTCCAATGAACTTGCAAGACGCTGGCGCAAACGCTTCAGCCACTGACTTGTCAGCTATTCGCTATGATGCGGATTTATTATCCGACCCAGCATACGTATCAGCTTCCGTACTTAAGATTCCACTTGCTAGCTTGGATTATGGCACTCTATTAGCAGTACAAGACGTATTTGCTACATCACTTGTAACAAGCAGCGCAGACGTAAACGCAGCTGGTGATTATACAGGCGGCGGCGCATTAGGTGCCGGTGCAAAAGTTATTCGTCGTTTGAGCAGCATCTCTGGTTCACACTTGTTATTAGCTGTAGCTACACCAAGCACAAGTCCAACAGTAGCAAACTTGTTCTCTGGTGCTAACTTTGCAGTTGTAACATATCCAATCAAGGATAATCTCACCAACGTAGGTACCGACGCTCTTGGTGCATTAGCCGGTGCAACACCTTGGACATTTGAAGGTTCTACTGCAATTCCAGAAATCGAATTGAAGGTAGACAGCTTCTCCATCACTGCTCGCACACGTAAGCTCAAGGCTCAATGGACCCCAGAATTAGGTCAAGACTTGAACGCTTACCACAACTTGGACGCAGAAGTAGAATTAACCTCCATGTTATCTGAACAAATCGGTCTTGAAATCGACCAAGAAATTCTTAACGACTTAGTTAAGGGTGCAACAGCAGGTACCAAATATTGGAGCCGTCGTCCCGGTAAGTTCGTAAACCGTGCAACTGGCGCAGAAATCAATGCTGGTTCTCCAACATCACCACCAGACTTCACTGGTAACGTAAGCATGTGGTACGAAACACTCGTTGAAACAATCAACGATGTATCTGCCAACATTCACCGTAAGACATTACGCGGTGGTGCAAACTTCCTCGTATGCTCACCAGAAGTTGCAAACATTCTTGAATTCACCAGCGGTTTCCGTGCATCTGTAACAAACGATGCAGAAAAGGGCACCGTAGGCGCAGTCAAGGTTGGCGATATGAACAAGAAGTGGGACGTTATCGTTCACCCATACTTCCTCCGTAACGTAATTCTCGTTGGCCGTAAGGGTGGCAGCTTCTTAGAAAGCGGTTACGTATATGCACCATACGTACCACTACAATCCACACCAACCATCTTCTCACCAACCGACTTTACACCACGTAAGGCTGTAATGACCCGTTATGGTAAGGCAATGGTTCGTCCAGACATGTACGGTCTTGTAGTAGTAGAAGACCTCTTGGGCTAATAATTAAAAGAGGTTAAAATCTCTGCCCCGCTACTGAAAGGTAGCGGGGTTTTTTATTTGTGAAGAAAGAAGATAATTACAACTAATTACTATACTATTTCCCGAGGAATAAAAGATGGCACTTCCTAATTTTTCGCCTGCTTCGCAAATGAGTAAGGTGATATTACCACCAACTGGCAATGTCGCTAATGTAACTGTTACTAGTTTACCATTTGGTGTTTATGTATCAACAAATTATTGGACAAATGAACAAATATCTTCTTATAAATCAGGTTCCGTAGAAGAAGTGGCGTTTGTTTATAAAAAGTTAGGCGGTGACGTAGTAGATATTGAATTAGTTGAAACACAAGTTCATGCTGCTTATGAAGAAGCTTGTTTAGAATATTCATATCTTATCAATTTACATCAAGCAAAGAATGCTTTGCCATTTATTCTTGGACAAGATACAGGTTCGTTTAATAACGACGGACAATTAACGGGCAGCAATAGTGGAAGTTTATTAAATGCTAATCTTGCATTTCCAAAAATGCAATTTGTATATGCTAAAAACATTGGTATGGCAGTTAATACCTTAGTAGGCTTAAATGGTAATGAACCAATCTATTCTTCTTCTTTTAATATGGTTCCCGGTCAGCAAGATTATGATTTACAAGCAGCTGCTTCTGCTTCTGCCTTATCGGGCGGATGGGATTTAAACGATAAGCGCATTAATATACAAAAAGTTTATTATAAAACCGCTGGTGCATCATGGAATTTTTATGGCTATTTCGGCGGTCTTAACGTTGTAGGTAACTTGTCAACATACGGTCAATATGCAGATGATAGCACATTTGAAATTATTCCTGCATGGCAAAATAAATTACAAGCAATGGCGTATGAAGATGCAATTAAAACCCGTGTAAGCGATTGGTCATTCCAGATTCGTAATAACATGTTGAGAATATTTCCAGTTCCTAACGCATCTTCACCAGAAAAGTTTTGGTTTGATTTTACTGTTAGTTCAAATGCTTGGGAACAAACACCACAAACAGTGGGTATTAGCGGCTCTACAGCCCCAGCAGAAAGTGGAATCAATGGTATTAATAATATGAACACAATACCATTTCAAAACTTACCATATGATAAAATAAATAGCATTGGTAAACAATGGATTCGTCGTTTTGCTTTAGCTTTATGCAAAGAAATGCTTGGTCAAATTCGTAGTAAGTGGGATAAAATTCCTATTCCCGGTGATTCAGTCGTTTTAAATGGCGATAAATTAATCAGTGAAGGTAAAGAAGAACAAGATAAACTTCGTGAAGAATTGAAAACACAACTTGCAGACATGACATATGTTAAGTTGGGAGAAGATAGCGCTAAAACAATGGAAGATGCTTCAAAAACACAAGCATATGTTCCAAATCTTATCTTTGTTGGTTAGTTTTGTCTTTGGAATAATTTAAATGGCACGTAAAAAGAAAACAAAAGCTAGTTTAGCTGAAAACATTGCTAGACAACCAGAAGCTCCTCCCCCGCCGTTATTTCTTGGCGAGAAGGAACGTAATCTTGTTAAGCAAGTAAATGATGAAATTATTGAGCGTGTTATTGGACAAACAGTTACCTACTATCCAATGAGCCGTGAACATACAAACTATCATCCAGTTTATGGCGAGGCTATACAAAAAACTTTCCTTTCCCCAATTAAAGTTCAAGCATTGGTGGAATGGGAAGGAAGTAAAACAACAACTCAAGTTTTTGGTATAGACCGTGTTACTTCGATTACAGTTAATTTTCATCGCAGAAGATTAACAGAAGACCAAGATTTATATGTCCGTGAAGGTGATTTCGTATTATACGGCGAAGTATTTTATGAAATTGTTACGATAGCGGAACCAAAAAATTTATTTGGTCAAGTAGATTATAAATTTGAAGTTGTTGCAAAGTGCATTAAGGCTAGAGAAAGCGTATTTAATGCCAAATAAAACAACAATTTATAGCTTTTTCAAAAAAAGTACTACTATTTATATTAAGTCAAACGACTATAATTTTTGCCTATACTCCCAAAGGAGAATTGAATAATGTCAGTTTCCAAGTTCAGATTTGTATCCCCCGGTGTGTTCGTCAATGAAATAGACAACTCACAATTACCAAGATTACCAGAAGATATGGGACCAGTTATCATTGGTCGCTCTCTTCGTGGTCCAATGATGCGTCCAGTACGTATTCAAAGCTTCTCCGATTTCGTAGATGTTTTCGGTGAACCAGTTGCCGGTGGTGTTGGTGGTGATGTTTGGAGAGATGGAAATCGCTTGACACCTACTTACGCAGCCTATGCAGCACAAGCATATTTGAAAAATTCTTCTCCTATCACATTCGTTCGTTTGGGTGGGTTTCAATATCGTGGCGTTTCCGCTACAACAGCAGCAAAAGCAGGTTGGGAAGTGGGCACAACATACGGTTTATTCGTTGCAACTGCCGTTTCAGAAAGTGGCGGTTGGAAAGTCACTGGCAGCGCTCCTTTGGCTGCAATGATTTATGCTTCTGGTTCATTAGGCTTAGTTGGTAAGAGCTTAACAGGCTCTGTAGATGACGTATTTAATAAAGAAGCAACTTGGGTACGTGTTGATGGTGCAAATTTAGAATCAAGAATTATTGCCAACGGCGTAACCTCAAGTTTCAACTTAAACGAAGATTCTAAGAAATATATTAGAAATATATTAAACGTAAATCCAACCGCTTATGACACTAAGAAATATTTCCTTGGTGAATCATTCGCTTCATTTGTTGAAGCAAAAGGCATTTCTTTAAATTCAACCGGCAGTGCAGCAATCTTGTTAAAACTAGCTGGTTATCAAAACTTTAAGCAAGAAGCACAAGATGCGGCAACAGGTTATATCGTAGCACAACACTTAGGAGTAACAAGCTCATATACTCCTAATGCCAGTGGTTCTTACACAGAATTACAGCAATTATTTAGATTCGTTGGCTTAACAGAAGGTGAATGGAATAGCCAAAACTTAAAGATTTCTATTGAAGATATTAAATTACCAGCAAACTCTTATGTTAAATACGGTACGTTCACTGTATCTGTAAGAAAAGCAGCTGATAACGACGTTCAACCACAATACGTTGAAAGATTTACTGGTTTGAATCTCGACCCTTCTAGTGAAAACTATATCGCCAAGAGAATTGGTGATAAATATACAGAATGGGATTATGACAAAGCATCATATATTGAATATGGTACTTATGATAATAACTCTAAATTTATTAGAGTAGAAATGAATACAGATGTAGACGATGCTAAAATCGACCCCGGTTTATTACCATTTGGTTATTATGGTCCAGTAATGTATGCAGACCTAACATTGTCTGGTTCTGGCACTTCTGGAACAGCAGCCTCTGCTCAACTAGCAGGTAACAATATTACTGGCGCTTATATCTATTCAGCAAGCTTCTTAATGCCACAAATTCCATTATTGGATAGCAAGGCAAATTCTCCTGTTTCTTCATTGTCAGCAGTATATTGGGGCGTAAAATCAACTGTTGATGCAACCAAGACTATTAATGCAGATTACCCAGATTTTGTTAGAGCAACACCAGCAACATTTACTGCAACTAAATATCAATACATGTTCTCACTTGATGATGTAAGTGCATCAGTAAGTAATGGAGCAATAGTAGAATCAGGCGGTGCATCATGGGCACAAGGCAATAGACTTGCGGGCACATCTGTTACAGCAAATAACACAATCGACGTATTATTAAGCAAGTTTGACCAATTCACAGTACCAATGTACGGTGGTTTTGATGGTGTAGATATTACTGACCGTGACCCGTTCGCAAACTCTGTATTAACTGGTGACCAAAATACCAATTATGCTTATAACAGCGTTAAGGTAGCAATCGAAAGCATTGCAGACCCAGAAGTAGTAGAAATGAACCTTGCATGTATGCCCGGTATTACCGTATCTGGCTTGAACGGTCAATTAATTGAAAAGTGCGAACTTCGTGGTGATGCATTAGCAATCGTAGATTTAGATGGCGATTATGACCCAGAAACAAGAGCAAAGCCAAATGTAGATACTGTAATTAATGAAGCAAAAGATAACTATGCAAACACAAGCTATGGTTGCACATTCTTCCCATGGGTATTGGTAAAAGATACCATCAATAACAATAAGTTATGGGTTCCACCGTCTGTTGTAGCATTAGGTACTTTCTCTTCTTCACAAAAGAAGACAGAATTATGGTTTGCTCCAGCAGGATTTAACCGTGGTGGCTTGACAGACGGCGCAGCAGGTTTGCCAGTTCTTCAAACAGCATTACGCTTGAATTCTAAGGACCGTGATGCTCTTTACGAAGCTAACATTAATCCAATTGCTACATTCCCAGCAGAAGGAATTGTAATCTTTGGTCAAAAGACTCTACAAGTAACTCCATCAGCACTTGACCGTATCAACGTTCGTCGTTTGATGATTTACTTGAAGAAAGAAGTTAGCCGTATGGCAAGCACAGTATTGTTTGACCCAAACGTAGAAGTAACTTGGAAGCGCTTCTTGAACCAAGCAGAACCATTCCTTGCAAGCGTTCAATCACGTTTTGGTCTTTCTGAATATCGTGTTATCTTGGACAACACAACAACTACACCAGACTTGGTAGATAGAAATATCGTATATGCCAAGATTTTATTGAAACCAACCCGTGCAATCGAATTTATCGCACTTGACTTCGTAATCACAAATACTGGTGCAAGTTTCGCAGATTAAAGTAAATAATTAAGTTGCCTACTATATAATAATGGTAGGCAACGTTTAGGAGAATAAATACATGGCATTTTGGAGCGCAGTAGGTACAGAGCCTAAAAGAGCACACAGATGGGTTGTAACTTTCCCAGCAGCTGGTGTAAATTTGCAACAAATTTCTTATGCTTTAAAGAAGGTTGATAAACCAAAAGCAAAGATTGGTGAAGTTCCGCACAAATACTTAAATCATACTTTTTACTATCCCGGTCGTTTGGAATGGGAAGCAGTAAATATGACTTTTGCCTCTGTTACTCAAGTAGACGCTAACCAACTTGTTAATGACGTATTGTTGGCAGCTGGCTACGGCGTACCACAAAATGCAGGAACATCCGTAGAACAACGTGCAACAATCGGCAAAAATAAATTTGCTGGTGCATTAGGTAGAAAAATTTATATTCAACAAGTTGACGCAGACGGCGAAAAAATTGAAGAATGGGAATTAAATAATCCTTTCTTCACTAGCGTACAATTTGGTGCATTAGATTATAGCAGCGAAGAAATCGTAGAAATTTCATGCACTGTAAGATATGATTGGGCAAAGCTAAACACTCCGATATTAACAACTGAAGAACCAGAAATTCCCACAGCAGGAAGCCCCGGTATTCCATAGTAGCTTTTATTTAACGTTTTATATACCACCATTATGGCATTTTGGTCAAACCCAAACTTAAGAGAACCATTACGCCAAAATAGGTGGTATATTACTTTTGGTGATAATTTAATTGAGCAATACGTTTTTGCCCTAAAAGAGTGTTCTAAGCCCGAATATAAAATTGAAACAACTTCTCATGTTCTTTTAAACCACACTTTTAATTATCCAAAAAATCTCGTTTGGCAACCAATTACAATTAAGATGGTTTCTGCAAGAGATAAAGCAAATAATTTAGCTTCTGTTCTGCAAGCAAGATTAGATACTAATGGTTATGTTGTCCCATATTCAACACAAGACCAATTAAAAGAACAAAATCAATTATCAAAAGAGTTAATGTCTAAAAGTATGGATTTAAGTCTTTATCAAGTTGATGCCAATGGAGCAAGAATAGAAGAATGGAAATTATATAATCCTATGATTACGAACGTAAATTACGGTTCATTGTCATATGAGAATGATGGGTTTGTAGATATTTCTTTTACAATAACTTATGATTATGCGGAATGGATGGTTAATGCTGATACTGGTATAAATGCAAATATTAGATATGTTGATAATAATGGTAATATAACTAATTTGAAATTAGAAAATGCCCCAGAAGAACAAGTAAATATTGCAGCAAGGGGGCTTTCTAAAGAAAATGAAGAACCAGTAAGAGTAGGAACGCCCGGCTTTCCTTCTAATTCAAGTAAATAATAATTTAACATTTTTCTTTTCGTAAGTATAATTAAAACAAGAAAGCGTAGGTAATCAATGCGAAACAATTTAGAACGTCTTGGTGCTGATATGAGCAATCAAGATGTTACTGTACCACAACAATTAGAAGAATCAAATGATGTAAAAGCAGCACCATTAAGCTTCATAGTCCCAACAGAGTTTGTCTCCCTTCCTTCTAAGGGTTTATTCTATCCGCAAAATCATCCATTATATGGTAAGGATAGTATTGAAATTAAGCAGATGACTGCTAAGGAAGAAGATATTCTTTCATCCCGAAATCTATTAAAAAAGGGGGTGGCATTAGATAAGCTTATTCAATCATTGGTTGTTGATAAAAGAATCAATACTGATACTTTAACAATAGAAGACCGTAACGCAATTATTGTTACAGCACGTATATCTGCTTATGGAGCAGATTATTTAACAACAGTTGCTTGTCCATCTTGTGGAGAGAAAAGCAAGCATACTTTTAACTTATTAGAAAAAGTTGACGCTGCCGAACAATTGCAGCCAGTATCAGTAGATGAAAATGGCTTATTTACCGTAACCCTTCCAGCAACTAAATGGAACGTAAAATGTCGTGCATTGAATGGCTATGACGAAAAAGCTATTATGCGTCTTACGGAAGCAAAAAAGAATTCTTCAGAAGGCGATTCACTTTTGTTAGAACAACTTAAAATGACTGTTATTTCTATCAATAATGTTAACGATAAAACTATGATTTCAGATGCGTTAAATGCTCTTCCAGCAAGAGATGCTAAATATTTACGTTCTACCTATCAGAACACCATTAAAGGTGTAGATATGCGTCATACTTTTAACTGTAAGTCTTGCGATACTCAAACCGAGTTGGAGGTGCCACTGTCCGCAGACTTTTTTTGGTTTAAGTAGTGATTATCAGCAAAGTATCTACGAAACTTTTTTCTATCTTAAATACTATGGCGGATTCTCGCTTTTTGAGAGTTATAATCTGCCAATAGGTTTAAGAAAATGGTTTGTAGAAAAACTGCTAGACCAATTAAAGCAGGAAAGTGATGCATATAAGAAGAAGTAATTCTTGAGCGAGAATAATGTTTCTCGCTCATTTTTTTTTGTATACTATTTATTGTGTAAATCCTTGTTTTGAGAGATAAAAATCTATGGCGACAGAAAAAGAATTAGAACTACAAGAACAATTAAGATTAAAAAAAGAAGAATATCTTGCTTTATCAGAAGATATGAAAGAATTGGCTCTTGAAGAAATTCGCTCTTTAAATCAAAAATTAGAACTAGAGCAGCAAATTGCTGTTCAAAGAAAAGAAGGTCTTAAAATACTAGGAGAAACTATAGGTGAATTAATAGAAGAAAGAAGGCTAACACAAGACAGTGAAAAAGCCGCTAGATTAGATTTAGAGATAGCTCAAAAGCGTCTTGAATTTAGCAAAAAACTTTTAGAAGATAAGCAAAAGTCTGGTGCAGCTGATGACAAAGAATTAGAAAAAGCAGCTAAAATAGTTACAAGAAGAGAAGAAGAATTAAAAAGTTTAAAACTTCAAAATGAACAATTAAATAAGCAAGAAGAAACAACAAAAAAAATTGAACAATCTAAAGAAAAAATTCTATCTTTTGTTAATAAAATAACAGGTGGATACAGCGAACAAATTCGTTCTTTGTTTACCATGGATGGTATTTTTTCTTCTATTGGTAATATGGTAAAAGAAGTAGTTACTGCCAATGAAAACTTTGCAAAAACAACTGGTAAAGTTAGCACGTTAACTGCCGATTTTGGTAAAGGTTTTGAATCATATGGTATTGGTTATAAGGAAATGAGTGAATCTTTTGGTACACTTTATACCAACATGGCTTCTTTTTCCAATCTCAGTGAACAAACACAAAAAGATTTATCTGCTAATGCTGCTAAAATGGCTAATCTAGGCGTTGATGCAGGTACTACTGCTCAAAGCTTTAACATATTAACAAAATCGTTAGGCGTTAATGCTAATGAAGTTGCATCAATAAATAATAAGTTAGCTGCTTCTGCCATAGGCGCAGGAATAGCGCCAGCAAAGATGTTAAAAGAATTTGGTTCTGCTATGCCACAATTAGCAGCATATGGCAAACAAGCGGTAAATGTATTTATTGATTTACAAAAGCAAGCTAAATCTCTTGGCATAGAGATGGGAACTTTGATGGGTATTGTTGGTGACGGTTTTGACACTTTTGAAGGTGCAGCAGAAAAAGCAGGTAAGTTAAACGCGATATTAGGTGGAGATTATCTCAATTCAGTAGAAATGTTGAATGCTACAGAGAGCGAACGAGTAGAGATGTTGAAGCGTTCGTTTGAACAATCGGGAAAAAATTTTGATTCATTAGATAAATTTGAAAAGAAAGCAATAGCTACTTCATTAGGCATTAGGGACATGAATGAAGCTGGTAAATTGTTTGGTAATACTTCTGCTGAAATGCGTGCAGAAATGCAAAAACAAGCAGCGAGTCAAGAAGAATTAGACAAGTCACAAAAAGCTGCCGCTGACACAAATAGACAGTTAATGTTAGCAATGAATGAATTGCTGACAGCCGCTAAACCAATTGCAGAAATTATAAAAACAATAGCTACCACAATGGCTGAATATCCTAAAGCCACACTCATTGTTGCAACATTGGTGGCAGCATTTTTTGGATTTGTTAAAATCACAGAATTGATGAATGCCTTTAGATTATCAACGTTTTTAGCTGGAAAAACAACAATTGTAGCTGGAGGAGAAATAAACGCTGGTTCAAATCTAGCTAGCCAAGGAATAGGTGCATTGGGAACTGTTGCGACTATGTCTGCAACTCAAATATTAGCTCTTGGAGCAGCTATTACATTAGTGGGTGTTGGTATTGCAGTGGCAGCTTTGGGAATTGCTCAATTAGTTGAATCATTCTCTAAATTGAGTGGTGAGCAAATTTTGGGCGCCGTAGCGGCAATCGGCGCTTTGTCGCTAGCAATGTATGGTATAACAGTTGCGTTAGCTGGCGTTGCTACTGCTTCTGCCGCAGCAGGAACTGCTGCTTTAATTGGTGCTCCCGGTTTATTGGCGCTTGGTGCTGCCATAGCGCTAGTAGGAGCTGGTATTGGAGTAGCGGCGTATGGTATGTCATTATTAGTTAAATCAATAAGTGAATTAGTAGACAAAACTGCTAATATATCTAATCTAATCGCTATTTCTAGTGCAATAAAAGATATTTCAGATGCGATTATGGAAATGCCCGACAACAAAGAATTTAATGCGAAAGTAACAACATTAAAGACAGTTGCAGAAACAATTACTGTTGCTGCTGATAAATCTCCATCATTAAGCGCAGCAACGCAGTTCGTTGCTGCTGCAAAAGATTATCACATCGCTCAAAAAGATTCTAAAGCATCAGACCAAGATGCATTGGTAGCAGCAATAAAAGGAATAGCTCCTTCTGGTGGTACTTCTACAACTGGATTAGCTTCAGGAACACCAGTAATAATAAAGATAGAAAATGGTAAAGACTTAGTTGGCATGGTTATGGGCCGTCAAGCAGGTACATTTAGCCCAGTAGGAAGCTACAAGTAAAGTAGGAAGAAAACATTATGGCACAAGGCTTAGGGACATTGTTGAGCAACACTAATAAAGTATATAAAATACAGATATATTCTTTTTCGAATGGTTCGTTTTCTGGTGCTACACCTACAATAGAATTTCCTGCGTTCATAACTGATTTTACAGACTCTTTTAAATCTGATTGGAAAAAGGAATCAGTTTATGGAAGAATGGACCCAATATCTATTTTTAAAAGCACAACTAGAAACATAAGCATATCATTTGATATTCCAAATGAATCTGTACAGGTAGCCAAAGATAATATGAGAAATATAGATTTTCTTATAAGAGGCTTATACCCAGTTTATACAAATGGTGCTTTGGGAACAAGAGTTATTTCTTCTCCTCCGATGTTTAGAGTAAAATTTGCTAATTTGATTTCTAATGTTACGGCAACAGGTGATGATGTAACATTAAGAACTGGTTTGTTATGCTATATCCCAAGTTTTGATTTTAAGCCAAAGGTTGATAGCGGATTTTTTATTGAAGGTGCAACAATATTACCAAAATTAGTTTCTGCAACTTTGAATTTAGAAATCGTTCATGAACATTCACTTGGAAATCAAATAGATTCATCTGGCAAGCTTGTACCAAGAGTGAATATTGTTAGTGGCAGCTATCCTCATAATGTCCCAAACGACCCTCCCCCACAACGAATAGAGCCTTCTACTTCAACTACCACTCAAGCTACAACAACTACACAAGATGCTCAACAGGGAGCAGCTGAAGCTAAAATTACAGCATAGCTAATTAATTATGATAAACAGATATAAAAATAGAAAAGTCTATAATAACGATTTAGATTCTTATAAAGAAGTTTTTAGAAATAGGAATGTAAAATTCATTAATCAATATTCTACTCCAAGATTTGAATTTCCAACAGCAGAAGAGATGGCAAATTTAAACATCGTTAAGCATATTTGGAAAGAGGGAGATAGATATTATAAATTAGCAGAGAAGTATTATGGCGATTCCCGTGATTGGTGGATTATCGCTAAATTTAATCAATTACCTACTGAAAATCATATACAAGTTGGTGATATAATAAACATTCCGTTACCTTTGAATCTTATATTACAATATATGGTAGGTTAAAAACATGGCTTTGACACCAGAACAAGTTACACAAATTAATAACACGCTTTTAACAAAATTAAATGGTGGCGAGTTTTTAAAAGATTTAAATAATCTTGAAAAAGTAGTTCAAATTAGAAATGCTTGGCTTGGACAAGCGGGAGGAGAATATACATATGCCATAGTTCCTGACAATATGATAGATTCTCTAACTCCGGAACGAAAAGCATTTTACGACGAGGCCGTTAAAAATGCAAATATAATTGTTGATAGATATATAACAAGTATGATAGCGGCAGGTCGTCAAAAAGAAATAACCAAAGCAACAAATGAAACCACTTTTAATAGTATTGTAGATAGTGTTGCAAATAGTGTTTCAGATAACACCCTCGCCGCTGCACAAGCTATTGATACAATGGTATTTAGTGGTTTATTAGGATTAAGCAAAAAACCAGAAGAAACTCCCGAACAAAAAGCAAAGCAAGCAAAAGAAAACCGTCTTAGCGAACAGGCTGCTTTGATACTTACAATGGATGATATCCTGCAAGGTATAGTTAAAGGCGGGACAACAAATGAGTCGTCTGAAACCAATAGAGTATCTCAATTAAATAGAGTTTATAAAAATTTCGCAGTTATACGTTATGAAAAAGATACTCCAACAGGACACTTTTTCTTAACTAACAATTTTACAAGAACAGAAGGGATGAATATATTATTTGAACAACTGCCCCCACAAGTTCTATCACTATTAGTTCCCTCTATTAAACTTTATAAAACATTCTATCCAGTTGCCCCAGCCTCTTTTGCAGAAGCTCCATCAAAAGATATTAAAGGTTACGAATGGAGAATACCTTTTGATGATACACCGGTAAGTTATGAAAATGAAACAAGCGAGTTTGTTGTACAGGATATAGATAAAATATTAGATGGTCACGGCTCTTTTCACGGAGTTGGAATTAAAACATTTTCATATCACTACAAAGGTACAAATCCAGCAGAAATAAATACAAACATCGAAGCAACTCTAGAATTATTTTTTCAAAATCCAGAAGAACTAGTTAAAGAAATAGCTATTAATTTTAATGACCCTAGATTTAAAATAAAACCGCCATCTAACAACGGTTTTGATAAAGTTAAATTTTCATATCTTGATATAATCAATGGGGCATCAAGAACAATTAAAGACGTTTATGGTGAAAAATTTAATAATGAATATTATAAAATAAAAATCGAATGTGGATATACCGATATTAATGTTGATATGTTCAAAGAATTATTGAGAAATACTTCTAAGAGCGATTATTCAAAATTTAGTGAAGCAGAAATACAACAATTACTAACTGCCATTAATGCCTCTAAAGTTAATCTTAATTTAACTCCTTATAATTATGATATTAATTTTAATAAAGATGGTACTATCAATTTAAAAATCAACTTTGTTGCTTCTATGGACACAACACTTTCTTCTCCAGAAGCAGATTTGTTTTCTATTGCCAAAGAAACAAAAGCTCTTAAAAAGTTTGTAAAACAGTTTAATGATTATTTGGACGTAATCCAAAAACAAAAAGTTAATATTAACGGTGAACAGAATCCTTGCAAAAATGTTGATGAGTTGAAAAAAGATTTAGAAGAATTTAAAAAAACATACGGTAAAGAATTTGCTCATTTAAAACAAGAAGACTTAGAAGAACAACTAAATTTAGCAAGAAAATATGTCTACAATAGTCTCTTTAATTATCTTGTTGGAAAAGAATTATTAGATGGTAAACATCCTCAATCAATAAATCCTAAAATATATGTTGCATTATTTAAACCAGATATTCTAGGTGTAAAAAATGCTGATAGTGAAAATTCAACTGAAAAAAGAATAATGGCATTAAAAAACAGTAATCAGCTTTTAGGCGTTGAGCCACTATTTGATGAAAACGAGATTTCTACTCTTATCGTAAGTAAAGAACAACAAAAAACTAGTTCTCAAGCACCAGAGCAAGCTGATGTTGCCTTAAGTTCTCTAGATGATAGAATAAATAAAAATTACGAAACAGCGCAATTTTATAAAGTTAAATTTATTTTATTAGGTGACATATTAGATATTGCTCTAGAATGTTTAAATAACATTTCACCAATTACCGAATCGCCAAGAATTGTTATTGGTGGTATTCCGATTGCAATTCCTACTAAAATAGTGGAAAGCTATGGCGCCAGCGTTATTGCTGAATTGGCAGAAACATTTCCCAATCTGGCGGATATCCCAATTTCTTTTAATTTATTCCAAGAATTTATGATTGAGCATATCGTTAGACCTAAAAAAGAACGTTATCCAATCATACAGTTTATTAAAGATATAATCTCCGATTTAATTATACCTGCAATTTCTCCAACAGTATTTGGACAATCATCAGCTATTAATGCATCAATTAGATTTTCATCAGCATATTTTACATTTGATGCACCAAATGGAACAGACCTAATAAGTGGAAAAGGTCTTACCGACAAACAATATCCAAGAACTATAAATGATGAAGTAATAAAAGACATAAATGCTTATGCCAACAATGGAGGTTTAAAAAGTAAACCTTCTGAAAGTAGCAAGGTTGCAACAAAAGAAGATACCACACAAAATGTAGATTACATGTTCATTACATGCACCAGTAGGTTTCCTAAAACTTATCAAGGCAATGAAGTAGACGATAAAAATAAAGGTGTGTTACATATTAGAATGGGGACTGATAGCGGAATAGTAAAAGAAATTAATTTCAGCAAATCACCAACTCCCTATTTAAGAGAAATGGTTGCTCGTCGAGAAGGTAATGGAAAAGGTACTTCTATAAAACAAGTTTATAATGCTACCGTAGAAATGTTTGGAAATAACATATTCCGTCCCGGCGATTATATATATATCCATCCATTATTTACTTTTGGCTCTTCTGGAAGAACGTTAGATTTGGAAAATGTTTTAGGAGTTGGTGGTTATTATTTAGTTACCGATGTAAAGACGGATATAAGCGATATGTCTTTTAAGACTTCTATAAAGTGTTCTTTTCAAGCGCACGTTGAAAAGGATTCAAAAAACAAACCGGCTAAAGTTGTAAGAATAAACGAACCTTGCGCTACATAATATTTTATGACCATACCACAAACAAACCAAATTAATAAACCATTAGGCAAAAATTCTGTTTCTTCACTTTATGTTTTATTTGAAGATAGAAATTATTATCATGATTTTGTTATTCCTGCTATAATTCAAAATTTTGGTTTTGTACCATTTGGAGATTTAATCAAAGAAAATTCTTTATTTGGCTTAATAGACCAAAACTTAAATGTCATAACTCCTGATAGTACCTTCTTAAAACCAATTCCGTCTGCCGATAATGAACAAAGATTAGTTATGGATTTTGTTGCTGACGCTTTTATAGAGATGAATAATTATTTAGCATCAGCAGTTGTATTAGGTAAACTATCTAAGAATAGCCCATATTTTAATTTAAAAGCATATAAAAGTTATTTAAATGTCGGAACAGTAGTTATAGAATCGCAGCTAAGGTCATCAAATAAATTTAATGATTATGCAATTTCTAATAAGTCTTTATATTCTTCTATAACTGATGAAGACGTTTTCAACAAAAAATATATTGATTATATAAAAACACAAATAAAGAACAATTTTGTGATAACAAAAAGTGGTATTGTATTATCAACAAACTTTTTTAATTTTATTAGCGGTTTAGTTATAGATATCGCCAAAGATAAAGCGGATAACGATACAGTAAAATATGATAAATATTTAAACGTTAATGATTTTGATTGTTTTCGTGATGCCTGTAAGCGATTTGGTTTTAAGATAGACGTTAATGTTCCTTGGAGAATATACGCTGATTTAAATTCACCAGCTATGAAAGAAAAAACTGGTAATCACATAGGTTATATGCAAAGATATAATTTAGGCGGTGTAACGGATTTATTCTCAAAAAGATATTTAGAAACGTATATAGAAGAAATCGAGCATTTAAAAAATTATTTTTATAATTCATATTCAAACTTTATGATAAATAACCCATATTATGAATTGGATTATAGTAAATTAGAATCTTGTGATTTCAGAAAAGGCGTTGTAAGAAAAAGAGATTTAATTACAAGAGAACAGTATTATCAAAAATTTCCTGATACATATTGGCTACGTCTTTACACCTATTTTAGAAATTACGAGACAAGAAAAGGCTTGACGCAACAGCAATTTGAAAATATAGTTCGTGAAGCTAATAATTACGTTAAAGCGGGAAAAAACTTATTTGCCTTAACGTTTATAAATGACTATTTTAAAGAGTTTAAAGATGTACAATATCTTTCTTCTTTACAGGCTAACAACAAAGTAGTAGAACAGAAAGCGCAAAGTAGATTCTCGCCTGACCTAATATTTTAGAGGAAAACTTGATATTTCAAACTCTTGATGATAAAAACGAATGCGTAGGATTTTACGCAAACGAAAAATTAGAGTTTCACAAGCCTTTACCGATTAATCTTACACATACTTGGTCTTATTCTGGCTTTCTTAAGGGAAAAAACCTAGAATATGCCGAGCTTTATTGTGACGGTAAAAAGTTAGATGAAGTTTGCCCTGAATATTTAAAGAGTGATTGGACAGATATTAATAAGAAGTTAAAAAGCGTTATCGCTTCTTGCTTAGAGGCAAAAGTATCTTTACGAGAGAATTGTTTCTTTGATTTGACTCCGCAAAGGTTTTTGGTAGAGTATTGTCATCTTCGTAATCAAATTAGCGAGCATGTTTTTAAAAATTATCCTAAGCCTTCTGAATATGAATTTTATAGAAGGTTTAATGAACTTTTGCATGACATCAAAAGCAGAAATTTAAACATTAATCTTGAAAGCATCCAGAATAAGCTCTGGAAAGAAAATGCTATGGCTTTCTATAAGAAAATAGCCAATGGTACCAATCATATTTCTTATGATATGTTTTCATCTATTACAGGACGTTTGACAGTTAATAAAAACAGTTTTCCTATATTGACTTTTCCAAAACAATATCGTAGTGTCTTAAAACCACAAAATGATTGGTTTATTGTTTTTGATATGAATGCCGCCGAACTACGCACAGCATTGGCTTTAAACGGTAAAGCGCAACCAGAAGGGGACTTGCACGGCTGGAGTGCAGAAAACGTTTTTAAAGGGCAGCTAGACCGCTCTAAAGCTAAAGAAACGGCAACAGCATGGCTATATAACTCACATTCTCCGCTTTCTATACAATATGATAAGGAATTGTCTGCTTTATATGACAAGCAGGCATTACTTAATAAGTATTGGATTAACGGCTACGTAGAGACTCCATTTAATCGTAAAATGCAAGCAGATGAACATCATGCAATATCTTATCTGAATCAATCTACTTTTATTGATATGTTCCACCGTCAAATTATTAAGGTTGACGATTTTTTGCAAGGTAAGAAAAGTTTTGTATCTTTCCTTGTTCACGATGAATTTGTACTGGACGTAACAAGTGATGAGAAAAATGATATAGTCGAGATAATTAAAATATTACAGGATACACCATATGGTAAATTTCCAGTAAATGTAAAAGCTGGAAAAAACTATGGCGAACTAAAGAAATTAAATTTAAAGGTTGAATAAAATGCAAACTGTTATTTGTCTCGGACCAAAAGCGTGTGATATCGGTGAACTCTTCGAAGAAAAAGAAGGGTTCCAAGTTAAGCTTATTGATAAAGAAATTGAAGGTGAAAATTGCTATGGTTTACAGAGACAAAAAACACCAGAAGACTACGAAAAAAACGTTCCAGATTTAAGTAGTTTTTTCAAAGATGCTTGTGATGAAATACTATTTATTACATGCGGTGATGCTGACGTTTTAAGCTGTTCTTTGAAAATTTTAGAACAGGTAAAATATAAAAATATTTCTGTCATTTATTTACGTCCAGACCCAATGTTTTTTACTAAGCAGGGTGGTTTACAAGATAAATTAGCGTTTAACGTATTTCAAGAATATGCACGCTCTGGTTTATTTAAACGGGTATATCTTGTTGATGAAACGTTAACAGAATTAATGCTGGAAGATACTCCTATAACAGAAATATACGAAGAATATATAAAATTATTACATAATATAATTGTTTATATTAACTCGTTAAGCGATGATTCTTTAATAGACCATTATTCCCCCCCAAGTGATGCAGCTAGAATAAGCACATTTGCTTTTTATGATTTAAAGACGGACAGCGAAAGACAAATGTATACAATGGAAATGATAGAGCATAAAGAATATCATTTCTTCTTTACCGAAGAGACAATTAATTCAAATAAAAAGTTAATGCGGGAAATAAAAGAAAAATTAAAAAACAAGGTTGCAAACGGTACAAAGGCTTGTTACACTATTCGCAGAACAAATAGCAGCACAGATTTTTGTTTTGTAGTTCATAATAGTAAAGCAATTCAAATATAGGTGAATAATGAAAAGCTATCGTGCAACTTATGTAAAGAAAAATGGCGATGTGCGAAGTATGCATTTTGCAAAATTAAATGATTTGCCAAGCCAGTTTGTTTCTGATAAGATTAAGGGCGGAAATCAGCAGCATAATTTAGATGAAGGCATGGAACTAGTTTGGGATTTAGAAAATAAAGGATTCCGAATCTTCAACTGGAATACGGTTGAAGGAGAAGTAAAAGAAGAAGAAGCAAAGTTTGTACTTTAACTGTAGCACAGACCGTGGTACAGTTCATAACAGTTGGCGGGAGATTTACCGACCAACAAGGAGATAAAACACATGGGTATTGACGTTAAGAAGATGAAGGCAAAACTACAAGCACTACAAAATAAGGGTGGTTCTGGCAGCAAGACTCTTTTCTGGAGTCCAAAGGAAGGACAAAATTATTCACTCCGTATTGTTCCTACACCAGATGGTGACCCTTTCAAGGAATACTGGTTTCATTATGAACTAGGCACACAAGGCGGGTTCCTCTGTCCAAAGAAGAACTTTGGTGACCAATGTGCCGCTTGTGATTTTGCAAGCAAGCTTTATAAGGAAAAGGATGAAGAGTCCACGAAGATGGCTAAGAAATTCCTTCCACGCCAACGTTTCTTTTCTCCTGTACTTGTACGTGGCGAAGAAAAGGAAGGACTCAAGGTATGGGGTTATGGTAAGAACGCTTATCAAGACCTTATCAATCTTGTGCTCAATCCAGATTACGGCGATATTACTGACCCAGAAGCTGGTACAGACCTTTCTATTCACTCAGCAAAGGCTCCCGGCCAATCTTTCCCAACCACAAAGATTACTCCTGCCCGTAAGACCAGCAAGCTTTGCCAAGGTACTGACGTAGAGTGCAAGGAACTCCTTGAGACTCTTCCAGATTTTGATAAGCTACACACCCGTAAGACTTCACAAGAAGTATCAACCATTCTTGATGAGTATCTTGCAGGCGCAGATAATGATGCCGATGCAGAAGCTTCTTCAAGTGAAACCAAGAAGTATTCTGCCGCAACACCAGTAAAATCTAAGAGCGCTGTAGATTCCGCTTTTGAGGAGTTAATGAGTAATTAATCTTTTCTTCAAAAGCTAAGTTAACAAGGCTTAACATTGTAGAATAGGTATAGTATAAAGAAGGGAACAGGGTAAAACTTGTTCCCTTCTTGTCTTTCTAGGAGATAATAATGTCAATGGCTAAAAACAAAAATAAAGAATCAGCAGGAAAAGTATCTATTGGACAATTACGTGATTTATTAAACAAGAAAAGCGGTCGTGAAGTTGCATATGATTTGCAAGACGACAATCCAACTGAAGTAACAGATTGGATTCCAACTGGTTCACGTTGGCTTGATTCAATTATTTGTCGTGGAAAGCTAGCTGGAATCCCAGTAGGCAAGATTAGTGAATTAGCTGGTCTTGAAGGAAGCGGTAAATCTTATATGGCTGCACAGATTGCCGCTAATGCCCAAAAGATGGGTATTGATGTAATCTATTTTGATTCCGAAAGCGCTATTGACCCAGAATTCATGAAGAAAGCGGGGTGTGATATGTCTCGTATTCTTTATGTTCAAGCAGAAAATGTTGAATACGTTTTGGAAAGTATTGAAGACCTCCTAAAGAACAACCAAAACCGCATGTTATTTATTTGGGATTCAATGGCGTTAACTCCAAGCAAGACCGACCTAGAAGGTGATTTTGACCCACAATCTTCTATGGCTGTTAAGCCACGTATTCTTGCCAAGGGCTTATCTAAACTTATTCAACCAATTGCAAATAGTCAAAGCACGCTTCTTGTTTTGAACCAATTAAAAACAAACCTACAGGTTCAAAATATCAAGTATGCAACTGATAGCGAAAAATATACAACGCCGGGAGGCAAGGCGCTATCATATGCATACAGCCTACGTATTTGGCTAACTGGCAGAAAGGCAAAAGACAGTTATGTTCTTGATGAACGTGGATATAAGGTTGGCAGCGAAGTTAAGGCACGGCTTGAAAAATCTCGTTTTGGAACAGCAGGAAGAGAATGTCTTTTCAAAATTATGTGGGGTGGAGCAATCGGTGTTCTTGACAATGAAAGTATCTTTGAAGCAATTAAACCTTTCATTAAACAAACTGGCGCTTGGTATGAAATGGAAGTTGATGGACAAGCTAAAAAATTTCAGCAATCTTCATGGGAAGATTTAATGAAGGAAGAAGGTTTCAAGAATGCCGTTCTTGGAATTATGGATAGGGAAGTAGTTGTAAAGTTTGATACCCGTGAGGGTGATGCAAAGAATTTCTATAATATAGAAGGCGAAGAAGCGACAGAACAAGAATTAAATTAATAAAACTAATCCTTGTATTTAGAGCCGCACCAGTGTAGTATGTGCTGGTGCGGTTTTCTATTGGAGAATACATGGCTCTAGGATTATGCTGTCAATGGATTGAAGAGAAGAAAAAGCGTAACGGCTCTGTAGTTACAGAAAATATTATCAATGAAAAGAGCTTGCAGCTTGGAAGCTATAAGTCTGGAAAATATTCAGAGCAGAGAATTATTGATACTTATCATAATAATGTAGATGAACATATTAAGATTTTTCCTAAGCTAGTTGAGAACAATGTTAAGTCATTTCGTATTTCTAGTTCCTTATTTCCTCTTTATGAATTTGCGGGAAATCTAGCCAGAAACGACCAAGCTCTTATTAATAAACTTGCTTATCTTGGTGGTTTGTTTTTCAAGCACGACATTCGTGTAACTACGCATCCCGGCCAATTTACAATTATTAACAGTAATACAGACCGCATTATTCAAAATTCTATTCGTGAACTAGAATACCATGCATGGATTTTTGATATGATGGGATTTGATAAAACACCGCATTATGCTATCAATATTCACGGCGGTAAGCGTGGCAATTTAGAAAAACTTGTAGAAGTAACAAATACATTACCAGAAAATGTGAAAAGCCGTCTTACTTTTGAGAATGACGAAAGGTGCTTCAATGTTAAACAATTGCTCACAGTCCACGAAAAAACTGGTGTTCCTGTCGTTCTTGATACTCATCACCATTCTTTTGGAAGTAATGATTTATCTCTCATAGATGCATTTTATGAAACTCTAAAAACATGGGGTAAGATAAAACCATTACAACATCTTTCTAATACAGAAGTAGGAAAGCAAAATGGCTCATTCTCCGATAGACGAGCGCATTCAAAGTTTATTCATTATGTGCCAGATATTCAGCTAGCGGCAATAAGAGATAATCTTATTGATGTCGATGTTGAGGCTAAAATGAAAAATCTTGCTCTAATTAAAATGAGACAAGATTATGACATTAAATTCTAAAGGAAAATTTAAACCTAAAATCGGTCAACTTGTTGCTTGGCCTATGCAATATAATTTTTCGGGAGAATTAATAGAACACTTAGGTTTAATAACATATATATTTCCAGATGGTTTAGTTGAAGTAACGTTCTTGAAAAATAATTGGATTATTACTTTGCAGACAAAACATTTACGTTTATTAAATGATGTTGCAAGCACAGATTAGTGTGATAGTATGTATTCAGTAGTTCCAACCAAGGAGAAAGAAATGGATACCGATGCGACGACGAGCTATGTGAAGAAGCATAACGACATTGAGGATAAGATGATTCCCCATGTGGAAGCTTCTAAAAAGGTTCGGAGGTATCTTCCAGCTGGCTAAAAAGCTTGCTGGTAATTCTACTTATGGAAATTTTCGGCATGGTGCTGTGCTTGTACGGGGTGGTGCAATCGTTGGTTTGGGCATTAATTCAGAAAAATACTGCTCTGTTGGTAGAAACTATCGTCCCGAAGAGAAGGGTAATGCAACGTACCATGCAGAAATCAAGGCGCTATTAAATATCCCCAGACACATTTCTAAGGGAGCTGTTATGTATGTTGCACGTTGCTCTAAGAACGGTGAAGATGACCGCATGAGCAAACCGTGCACTATGTGTCATGCCGTTATGGAAGAACGAGGCATCCGTAAGGTTTATTACACAGTCGATAATGAAGTTGTTGGTACTTATAAGTTTTAAAGGATTATAATATGATTATTTATTTGCTTATTGGTTTTAACATTATTACTGCTCTTTTTGCACTAGAGATGTTCTTGCAAAATCGTGCATTACGTTCAGGCTTGGTAGAAGAATTTAAAAAAGAAATTTCAAATAAGGAAATTTAGCGATGGATAATAATTTAAATATAATGAAGCTTATTTCTAATCTTGAAAGCGAGAATGACTTTCTCAAGACACAATTAAAAGTAGCTATAGATGATTTGTCTAATCTACGTAAAGAAGTACAAAATCTTAGGTTAGAATTATTAACTATTCATGGGCAATGTCTAGAAGAGCATCACAGGAAAGGAATTTGTCCTAATGAACGACTCTACTAAGAAACGTGTATTAGTTATTGACGGTAATAATCTTTATATCCGCAATTATGTCATGAATCCTGCCGTATCTACCAAAGGTGACCCTATTGGTGGAATATTTGGTACTATTAAGTCATTACAGAAGCTATGCCGTGAAATTAAGCCAAATCGTATTGTTATTGCTTGGGATGGAAAAGGCGGCTCTTCAAAACGTAGAGCGGTAAACAAGAATTATAAAGAGGGACGCAAACCGTTCCGTTTAAACCGAAACATTCGCAACTTAAATGAAAATGAAGAACTAGAAAATAAAATCTGGCAAATGACCAGAGTAGTAGAATATTTAAATAACTTTCCTATTATTCAGCTACTACTAGATGCAGTAGAAGCTGATGATATTATTTCTGCCATTTGCCAGCATCAACAATTAACAGATTATAATAAAGTAATCGTATCCAACGATAAGGATTTTATACAACTTTGCAAGCATGATACTATTCTCTATAGACCCGTTCAAGATGAAATTTTAAACACAAAACGGATAGTAGAAGAATATGGTATTCACCCTACTAATTTTTGCTTGGCAAGAGCCATTTCTGGCGATACAAGCGATAATTTGGTCGGGGTTGGTGGTGCAGGTTTGCCAACAATTGCTAAAAGATTTCCGCAATTAAGGGAAGATAAATCTTATCGTATTGATGATATCGTTGATGTTTGCAAAAATACAGAAAGCAAAATCAAACTATTCTCTAACATTGTAGAACATCAAGATTTAATTCGGGAAAACTATAAGATAATGCAATTAGCTATTCCTAACATGTCTATTCAGGATATGCAAAAAATTAATTATGCATTAGAAAATAGCGAATGCACTTTTAACAAAACTGAATTGGTAACTATGATGTTAAAGGACGGTTTTGGTGAAAGCAATTTTGAAGAATTATATGCACACATGAATAAGATTGTTGTGGAGAATTGTTAATATGCCAAAAGGACAAAAATTTACAACTGAAACTTGCGTTAAAGCTGTATTAGAAAAATTTCCACAAAATAAAGATAGATATGATTATAGTTTAGTAGATTATAAAAATAATAAAACCCATGTAGACATAATTTGTCTGCTTCATGGTATTTTCCAACAAACACCCGAAAAGCACTTAAAAGGGAATGGTTGTTCAAAATGTGCTGTTGAAAAACAAACTAAAACACATCAACAGTTTTTTGAAGATGCACAGAAAATTCATTTCGGTAAATATATTTATTTATCGTCTTATGAAACTAAAAAAACAAAAATGAAAATGCTATGTAAGGATTGCCAAAATGTGTTTCTGCAAACACCTGATAGCCATTTAAATGGTAGTGGCTGTCCAAAATGTGCAAAAGAAAAAAGTATTCTTGGCCTCAAGTTAGCTAGCAAAATTACTGCGAAAATAAATAATAAAAGAGCTAGAATATTTAGCGATGAAAAAACTGGCTTTTACATCAATAAAGCTATTTGGAATTCCTATAAAAAAGGAGCTTTAGAAAGAAATCTTATTTTTGAAATAAAACCAGAAGATATTTTTAATTTATATAAAAAGCAAAATGGTTTATGTGTTTATACAGGTGCAAAATTAAATTGTGATAGTATTGTTTCTAAAAAAATTGATTGGTCTATTGATAGAATAGATAATAGTAAAGGTTATACGAAAGATAACATTCTTTTAGTTTCTAAAACAGCAAACATGTTTAGAAACAGAAGTACAATAAAAGAAATGTTAGAATTTTGTAATATGGTTGTTTCGGTACATAATGGAATGGATAAATATTCTAGTATGTCTCCAGAAGAAAAGGCAGAAATTTTAAAATCACACTCTATCCGTTTTAATAAAAAGAAGGATTAGTTTATGTCAGAACAAAAAAGTTGGTTTAGAGATTACATGGAAGATAGATTTATCTGTCCATATTGTCACGAAACATATGAGGAAGATGAATATCTTTGGCAAAGAATAGATTTTGATGGCGAAAAAGGTGACTCTTATAGAGTTATAAGATGCACTAAATGTGATAATAAATTTCAACTTTTTATTTGGTCTTCTATACATTATATGACCGAACCGCATTTCTCAAAACCTATTGCAGAAAAGCCTAAACTAACTTTAATTAAAGGCGGAAAAGAATAGGTTTGAAACAATCTGTATAGGTGTTATAGTATAGTGAACCTTTGGAGGAACAATGTCGTTTATTAACGAAAAACAATCTTTTGAGCGGTACGGAAAAACATTCCAAGAAAATCTTGTACAATTAATGCTGGATGACCGTAGTTTTTGCGACCAGATGAATGAGTTGTTGGATACAAATTTCTTTGAACTTAAATACCTACGTGTATTCGTAGACAAGATATTTGATTACCGTAAGAAATATGGTACCCATCCATCACGGGATACAATTACAACTATCTTACGTACAGATATTGATAAAGAAAACGAACTATTACAAAAGCAAGTTCGTGAATACTTTGCTCGTATATCTTCTAATGAATTCAGCGTAGACGGCGAACAACATATTAAAGACACTTCTCTTGATTTCTGCAAAAAGCAGAAGTTAAAGGAAGCTATGATTAAAAGCGTAGGTCTTATTCAGAATTCCTCATATGATGAAATTTCTAAAATTATTAATGATGCACTCAAGCTTGGAACAGATAATAATCATGGTTATGATTTTATTCTTGACTTTGAAAAACGTTTTGAATTGAAGGCTCGCAATCCAGTTTCAACTGGTTGGGAGCTTATTGATAACATTTCCAAAGGTGGTCTTGGGCGTGGTGAATTGGGTGTTGTAATTGCTCCAACAGGCGCAGGTAAAAGCATGGCTCTTGTTCATCTTGGTGCTATGGCTTTACAAGCAGGATTAAACGTAGTGCATTATACTCTTGAATTACAGGATAAAGTAGTAGCCTTACGTTACGATTCCTGTATTACTGGCATTTCCCTAGCCGATGTTAAGGAACAAAAAGATATTGTTTGGAATGGCGTAAAGGATGTTAAAGGTAAGCTTATTATTAAAGAATACCCAACGAAGTCAGCTTCTACCAACACTATTAAGAATCACCTTGAGAAGCTAAAGCGTAAGGATTTCCGAATTGATATGGTCATTGTGGATTACGGTGACCTAATTAGACCCGTTAGCGCACAAAAGGAGAAACGTATTGAGCTTGAGAGCATCTATGAGGAATTGCGAGGATTAGCACAGGTATATCAATGTTCCCTATGGACAGCATCACAAACAAATCGTTCTGGACTAAATGCAGAAGTAATTACGATGGAAAGCATTTCCGAAGCGTTCAACAAATGTTTCGTTGCCGATTTCATCTTCACTATTTCCAGAACAATCAAAGATAAAAATATGAATGAAGGCAGACTATTTGTAGCTAAGAATCGCAATGGACCAGATGGATTAGTATTCCCAATTTTTATGGATACAAGTAATGTTAAAATAAAGGTTCTTTCTCAAAGTGCAGAAAGTGCAACAGAAATAATTGAGAAGGCAACAAAAAAACAGGAAGAGAATTTAAAGCAGAAGTACAAAAACTATAAGAAGGAAAAGAAAGGTTAATATGAAAAAAGTTATAATGTTTTCAGCTAGTTGGTGCCGCCCCTGTCAAGCAACAAAACCAACATTTAATGCTTTAAAGGAAGAGTTGAAAGATGTTACTATGGAAGTGGTAGATGTTAATGAACAAGAAGCATTGGCACAAGAACATGAAATTCGTGCGGTTCCAACTTTCGTACTATTTAATGGCGAGGATGAAGTCGCTCGTATGAGCGGTGGAGCAAGCGCAGAAAAATTAAAAGCATTTATAAATCAATAAAGGAAATAATAAAATGTCAAACTGGTCCAACCTTGCAAAAGTGGTATATAAGCGTACATATGCTCGTAAAGATTCTGGTCAATTAGAAAATTGGGCAGACACTGTTGAACGTGTAGTTCGTGGTAATGTTCAAGGTCACAATGTTTCAACAGAAGAGATTGAACGTTTGCGTTATTACTTAATGAATCGCAAGGCGGGTCCAGCTGGACGTGGTTGGTGGTACAGCGGTGCACCAAGCCATAAAAAGCTTGGTGGAGTTGCACTTAATAATTGCTGGTTCGTAGCAGGCGACGAATGGAATAATTTCGTATTAGCACAAGATTTGCTAATGCTTGGTGGCGGTGTAGGTATGAGCGTTGAACACCGCTTTGTAAGCAAGCTACCAAGACTAAAGAAAGATGTAAATATAGTCAGCCGTGAAACAAAAGATGCTGACTTTATCGTTCCAGATTCCCGTGAAGGTTGGAATGAATTAACACGTAGAGTATTGGAAGCCTATTTTGTAACGGGTAAATCCTTTTCATATTCTACAGTTTGTATCCGCCCAGCAGGAGAACAAATCAAAGGTTTCGGCGGCGTATCCAGCGGTCCAAAACCATTAGTAGTTTATGTAGAAAAATTAGTAGGACTATTAAAGTCCCGTGAAGGTCGTCATTTACGCCCTGTAGATGCCGCTGATATTCTCTGTTCAATTGGAGAAATGGTTGTTAGCGGCAACGTTCGTCGTTCTGCAATTATTATCCTTGGCGACCCTTGGGATAAGGAATATCTAAAAGCAAAACGTTGGGACTTAGGCAATATCCCAACTCAACGTGCTATGGCTAACTTCTCTGTTGTTGTAGACGATGTAGAAGATTTACATCCCTTATTCTGGAAAACATATGAACAAGGCGAGCCATTTGGTATTGTAAACCGTAAGAACATCCAGAAATATGCACGCATGGGCGATTTAAAGCCCGATACAGCAGTTGGTGTAAACCCATGTGCAGAAGCTACATTAGAAGATGGTGAACCATGCAACCTTCAAGAAATTGCGTTACCTAATCTTTTAAACGAAGAAGAATTTATTGAAGCAGCACGTTTAATGCATCGTTGGGGTAAGCGTGTAACTATGGAAACATATCACCAACCAAAATGTGACGCCGTTGTGAAACGTAATCGCAGAATTGGTACAGGTATTACAGGATGTCTACAAAGTCCGCTATTTAATCCTGACACATTAGATAGAGCTTATGCGGCAATCCAAAAAGAAAATCGGGACTATTCAAAGGAATTAAACATTCCAGAAAGCATCCGTACCACTGTTATTAAGCCTAGTGGAACAATCAGCAAAGTTATGGATTGCTATGAAGGTGTACATCCAGCATACTCACGTCATATCATTCAACGTGTACGTTTTGCTGGTAACGACCCGCTACTTCCATTATTACGTGAAGCAGGACATTATATGGAGCCAACTATTCGCTTTGATGGTACATTAGACCACAACACGCAGGTTGTAGACTTTTATGTTGCAGCACCAGAAAATGCCCCTGTAGCTGACGAGGATTGGACAACATGGAAGCAATTAGATGTTGTTAAAATGGCTCAGAAACATTGGGCAGACCAAGCAGTAAGCGTTACTGTATATTATAAGCAAAGCGAATTAGAAGAACTAAAGACATGGTTAAAAGATAATCTTAAGTATCTCAAGACTATTTCTTTCCTTTGCCATAGTGAACACGGGTTTAAACAAGCACCAAAAGAAAAGATTAGCAAAGAACAATATGAAAAGCTATCTGCCAAGATTAAGCCAATTAATATTGATGAAAAAGATGTTGGTCAAGCAGATTTGCTTAGTTCTATGGAATGCGCCGATGGAGCAGGAATCTGCCCAGTTAAATAATCTTTCTTCTTAACAAGGGAGCGGCACTATGGTACAAAAGACTGTAGTGCCGTTTTCTTTTGGAGGAATCGCTATGTTTAATATCAAAGTAATTGAAAATGAATTAACAACTCGCTCTAATCATGAAGTGCGATTTTCCCATGAGTCATATTATATGTCCGATGATTTTGGTTTCTACCGTAAATTAATCGTGGATAATAAGGACACAGGAATTAAAGTTCGATTAGACCAGTTGCAAGAAGCTGAAGAACGTGGTAGATTAGAAGATAAGTACAAAGTCCTGCTAGGACAAATACAGAAGGTCACTAACCAATAGGAGAATATATGTCACAATCTGTCGCCAACGTATCTGATAAGCCGAAGTCTAAGGAAGAGCGCATCAAGGATTTTGTTCGTGCGTTAGGGTCTATTGACCAAGCCATGCAACCATTTAAAGAACAGCGAGCAGACCTAAAGAAAAACTACGTTGAGAATGATTGGTTGAGCAAGGAAGAGCTAAAATATGTAAGTAAAGCCTATACTCTTGCCAAGAAGAGCGACTTTGATATCGATAAGTTTGTAGATGCTTTCAACAAGGTAAAGTAATATGGAATTCAGACCAAAGAATAAATATCTTTTGGTCGAACAGGTAGAAGATAAGAAGCCAGAGAGTCAAACCTCTGGCTTCATTTTACCTGACGACTATAAGAAAGTAGAAACACATAAGCTAGTTAGATTGCTGAGCGCACCAAGTGGTTCCTCTTATCACGATTGTCTAGGATGCCTTGTAGTTGTTCCTGCAAACATGGTCGAGGAAATCAAGGTGCATGGAAGAAATTATTACGTAGTGCCCGAACAGGGCGTTTATGGCGTATTCTATAACTAGGTGATTAATGAACGATAATACAGTAATCCTCATGGGATATTATGGTAATGATTTAACTCACGGTTTGTCTGCTTGGACTAGCACCAATCGAGAGCTTTCAGAAGAAAAGCGTAACCGTCTTCCAAAACTTTTAAATATGCTTGGTTCTGAAGGTCACCACACACCCTTTGAAAAGAGCATGTTTCATTTTCTTGTAACTACAGATATTGCTACTCATATTCATATTCTAAAACATCGTGTTGGTGTTTCAGTAAATGCTGAAAGTGCAAGATATAAGGAATTGAAAGATGATAAGTTTTATGTTCCAAGTGATTGGGATTCAGAAGAACAAGGTAAATACATCGTGTTTATGGAAGATGCCCTAAAACAATATCACGATACTCTTAACCGTTTGGTAGCAAAGGGTGTACCACGAAAGCGTGCAAAGGAAAGCGCAAGATTCTATTTACCATACGGCAATCAGATTACTTCTGATATTTCTTTTAATTTCAGAAGCTTCATGCATTTCCAAGGTTTAAGAAATAGTGAACATGCACAATTAGAGGTGCGTGAGTTAGCACAAAAGATGTTAGATTTAGTAAGAGCAACTGGTCAATTTGATGAAAGTCTGAAAGCATTTGGTTATTAATTATGACTTGCATAATCGGATATCTAAAAGATAGCGTTGTACATATTGCTGCTGACAGCCAGATAACTTGTGGTACAAGAATAGATGCAAGCGACTATGAAAAAATTCTAATTAATGGCGACATAGTGGGAGCGTTTTCTGGTAATTTACATTGTGTAAATGCCCTAGAGTCAGAATTTAAAAAAATACAATCTGATAAAGTAACAAGTTTAAAAAATGATTTACATGATAATTTTTTAAAACCTGTAAGAGACTTAATTAAACGAAGAGAAATACCAGATAGTTATATAAACTTTAGAGCTTTGATAGCTAAAAAAAACGAATTAATTGAAACCGATAATCATTATGCTATTTTAGATATTAATGAAAAATTTAGCATAGGTTCTGGTGCATATTATGCTCTAGGAAGTTTAGAAGCTTTGGACAGAGTGAGTACTCTATCTCTTGAACAAAAATTAAAAACGTCTATTTTAGTTGCTAATAATTATGACACGGGAACAAACGATAATATTAAATATTGCAACACAAAAGATTTAAAAATTATTAAACTATAGAAAGAGTAATATGATTAGTTATTTATTTGACATTGACGGAACATTAACACAGCCAAGACAAAAGATAACTCCAGAATTTGAGGAATACTTTTTTAATTGGATGCAAGATAGAATGGTATTTCTTGTAACTGGCAGTGACCTAGTTAAAGTAAAAGAACAATTAAGCGAAAGAATACTTCTTTCCTGCCAAGGAATCTTTTGTTCTATGGCTAATGAGCTTTATAAGGGAGATAAACAACTATACAAGAATGAGCTAAAGATATCCGATGAATTAATCTTTTGGCTTAAGCAGCAATTAGAAAAATCACCTTATCCAGTTAAAAGAACTAACAATCTAGAATTTCGTAGTGGTATGTTAAACTTCTCTGTTGCTGGTAGAGATTCTACAGTAGAAGAACGTAATGCATATTATGAATGGGATAAGTTAAACGGCGAACGTCAAAGAATTGCGGATTATATTAACAGAACATATCCCGATATGGAAGCGTGTGTTGGCGGACAGATAAGTATTGATATTCAAAACAAAGGTAAGAATAAAAGCCAAGCCAGTGCATTTGTTCGTATGCACGTTTCTGAAACAGATATTATATTCTTTGGCGATAAAACAATGGTAGGTGGAAATGATAGAGCTATTGTAGAAGATATAATTAAAAATATGGACGGTTTTAGTGGTTTCTATCAAGTAGAAGGACCAGAAGATTTAAAAACGATATTAGAGGCAATTTAAATGCATACTTCGTTACCGTATCATTTCTACGTATTTGTAGACAATAATTATCTTGGTCCCGAAATGCCATCTGGTTTCACAGAGGGTATTTTACATGGTATATTTTGTAAATCTGGACAATTAATGCTTACGCACGTACAACTCCAAACGGGTGCTCATTGGAGTGGTCTGCCTTTATCGGCTTTGTATCATAAAAAAATAAATGACAAACTAAATTATATACAACCATGGGGATGCATGGGAACTGAAATTACAACTAACTATTTTCCATATCTTGATGGCTTATCTGGTAAAGTCATTAAAGAAAATTGTCTATTTAGACATACTGGTATAATTGTAGACTGGAATGACGGTTTTTCTAGATATCCACAAGAACATAAACCTTTGTCTTTATTAGCTTTAGAGCAAGGAAATTTTGCTTTATTGCCGAATAATTATTTTAAAATTTATGATAAACATTTTACAGAACAATTAGATGAGGCAAACGTAAATTTAAAAAAATATAAGCGTGGTGAAATGATTTATTGGGAATAACATGATTCAGCGCATTCTTGATTTAGAATACGATAAGTTAGTTGTCGGTTCTGACTTGAGTGCGCTTTCTTATTGTTATGTTAATAAATGTCCAGCTGTTTACTTACGTAACTGTAGACCGTATCGATATAGCGAAAAAGAAAACTGGCAAGAAGAAATAGCGTTATGGAATGATTTAGCTTTTACACTTTCCATAACAAATTATCTTCCATTTAGTGATAAAATTATTTCTCTGCGATTAGAAAATAACAAACTCTTGAAAGCTGTTACAAAAAACGGTTTAGTTATTAATATAGCTTTTAATGAATTAATAATTAGTGATGATTATAGTTTACAAGGTTTACCGCCAAGTAATTTTAAAACCAGTAATGACAACTGGGTTATAGATTGGTTCAATGTAAACATTGGATGTATTCATCCACACGATTTTATCATTGATGAAAATGATAATTTTGTTAAAAAAGTATATTTTTATATTTCTAAAAGACAATATAAGAATGCTACTAAAAAAGATTTAGCTGGAGTATCAAAGATAAGTGATGATAATTTAAAATTATTTGACTATTCAGAAACGATGGCTCGTTTTAAAATTTTAAAAATGATGAATAGTATTGGCATCAAAGGAAATTGGGATAAAACTAATCAAAGATATGTAAAGCCAAGAATTTATTCTACTCACCGTGATGTATACCAATTAGGAAAAAATGTATATGAAGATTTACCATCTAATATAAAAATGTTGTATGAGTCATATGATAAAATTCTTTCTGGTATCGAAGTAGAAAATGAATATTTTTCTTTTATAAAGAAGCGTTATGGAATCAATAGATAAAAGTTCTAGAATAGAACACTTAGCAGGAATTGTTCCTGTTGGCGGTCAGAAATTAGATTTTAAAATGCCATGGGAAGATTGTTTGATGCCTATAGCACAAAACTATTTAGCTGTAGAAAGAGCCGTTTACCAGTGTGTTTTAGCAGGATGCGAGACTATTTGGGTCGTTGGACATTTAGGCACACAACCCCTACTCAGAAAAAGAGTCGGAGACACTATAATAGACCCAATTACATTAAATACTAAATATCAGGATAAAACTTTAAGAGAAGTTAGTGTTTATTATGTGCCTATTCACCCAAAAGACAGAAGCAAAAGAGATTGTTTAGGATGGAGTGTTTTGTATGGTGCCGACAGCGCTTTTAGAATATCAAGATTTATTTCTAAATGGATAGCGCCAGAAAGATTTTTTTGTTCTTTCCCATATGGTATCGTTTCTGATGAGAGCTTACGAGAAAATAGACTTTTACTTTCTGGTAAAGAAAAAATTATATACTCTTATCAAAATAAAACAGTAAAAGATAATTTGCATTTACCTTTTACTTTTGAAGCAGAAGATTATTTCCGTTGTAGAGACATAGTTAAGCACAAGCAGGCAGAGGAGTGGGGAGAAGCTTCTTCTAGGTTTTATGATTTAAAAACTGTTTTTAAAGGTCTTGCCATAGAACAAGCATCGATGATAGAATTACCTTGGTTTCACGATATATCATCTTGGGAGGGATATAGAAATTATATTTCTTCTCCAGAGAGCCTATTTTATACAAAACCAACTAATCTGTTTAAAGGCAATAGAAGAAAACCTTTTGAAAGGAAAAATAATGAGCAAAACAACGGAGAAAATTTACAACCAAATGAGCGCACAATACAAGAATAAAATTAAATTTCCAACATATTATAACGATTTAACAGTAGACCAACAACTATTCATTGATAATCTTTTAGACGACACGGCGGATGAAAAACTAGAAAAATTGCGTGTTGCTTATAAAGGAGTTATGGAACATATTAATGGATTTGTAGATAATCTAGAAAAAACAGAATCTATTCTTTTTCCTATAGATTAGTTTATTTGATGCCTAGTTAATATGAGGGCATCTTATGAGAAAGGCACTATTATTATTAATTTTATTATCTTGCGGTAGTCCAAAAATTCAAAAATACAACCTCTGTGGTCAAGTCTGCCATCCAGACGCTAAAAAAGCTGGTATTGGTGTTTGTACTTTAGGCTATTGGGAATGCGATAATCTACCAGAGCCAGAATGTATTGGATATGGTGCGGCAGGTAAAGAAATATGTGATGGTTTAGATAATGATTGTGATGGAGCAATAGACGACTCTTTAATTCAAACCTGTCAAACGCAATGTGGTGCTGGATTTGAACTATGCGTTAATGGACAATTCATTAATTGCGATGCTCCAAAACCTCAAACCGAAATATGCGATGGAAAAGATAACGATTGTAATGGAAAGGTAGATGATTTCCAGTTCTTATCACAACCATGTTATACAGGGGACGCTGGAGATTTAATGTATGGCGAATGTCATCCCGGCTCTAGTAGGTGTATAGCAGGAAAAGTACAGTGCATAAATCAACAATTACCAAAATATGAAAATTGTGATGGTAAAGATAATGACTGTGATGGCGAAATAGATGAAGGTGTAACAAAACCAAATCGCTTAATTGATATTGTATTTGTTATAGATGAAAGCGGTTCAATGGAAAACGTTATAAGAAATGTAGCTAATGTTTCTAAAACATGGGTAACAAAATACAATAATAGAGCAGATTTGAAGTTTGCTGTTGTTGCCGCCCCTTGGTCTAATCCTACATATGATGGGCAAACGTTACTAATACAAGATTTAACAAATGCTAGTATTGCTTCCGTTGCATTATCCAATCAATATGCTGGTAATTGTGCATATGAACCAACTTGGGATGCAATATATTTATTAAGCAATTCTCTAAATGAATTGGGCTTGACGTGGAGAGCGAATTCAGTTAAAGTGATTATCATGTTTACGGATGAAGTAGGTCAGTCTTATGAATATAGTCCACCTTTAATATTACAGGAAGTTGTGGACATGGCAGTACAACAAAATAGACATGTTTATGTTTTCACTATTGCTAATGCTTATTATTCATATCAGCCAATAGCTGATGCAACAGACGGTGGAATGTATAATTTATATTTATCACAAGCTGAGATGGAAAGCGTATTAGATTCTATTGTTTCGGAGGAAACGTGCAAATAATCAAGAACGCAGCAAAATGTTTAGTTTGTAACGAAATTGTAGAAAGTAAGCATCGTCACGATTTTGTTATGTGTAGATGTGGGAATATCGCCGTAGACGGTGGAAAAGATTATTTAAAGCGTTCTGTTCGTGGCAAAGGAATTAAAGACATGTCAGTAATGGCACACGATAAAGATTGCTATTGGCACAAAGATTGGGTACAGTGTAGCTGCGGTGCTTTCTAATGCCAATTAAAAAAGATGAAACGTATTTTCGTCAATACGTAAACAAATTATTTTCACTTCCAAGCCGTACCGACAAATATGCGATTGTAGATGTAAAAAAGGTTGGCAAGATATATTATTTTGTTTATATCGGATTTGAAAATCATAGCAGCGATGAACCAGCTATGGAAGAATGTAAAACATTATTAAAAACAGTTAATATTCTAGACCTCCCGTATGATTATAAGTGTGAAAGTTGCTTAGACGCATGTGCAATAGTTAAGAATAGCGAACAAAATAATTTGTCTTGTCCAAAATGTTTTCATGCATCAAATTGTCAATCTTGTGATGAATGTGGAGTGGATGTTTATTGGGAACACGCAAAGAAAAAAGATGATATGAGAGTTTGCGAGGATTGTTTTGAATAATCTTACTATCAATAAAACAAACGTTAAATGTTGTGAAAAGGGAAACCAAGCTCTTCATTATCTCCATAAACGCAAAGAGTTTATGATAATGTATGAAGGTGAAGAATGGTGGATTATCGTTGACTTCTGCCCGTGGTGTGGTGTAAAGTTAGATACATGGCACGTTGATTACGACAGAACTGAAAGGTTTGAAAAGATATGAGCGGTAATCATAAATCAAAATCTTTAAATAATTTATTAGAATCATTAGAAAAAGCTGGTTGCATCTTAAACGAAACTAAGAACGGGATTAAGATATATGCACCCGATGGTATAAATACATATATTTGTCATAGAACCGAAAAGGCTTTTCACCCTGTTCGTAGGTGGGCTAACCGATTTGTGTTTAAGAATCTGTAAAGAAAGAAACTTAATATGCCTAAGAAATCTAAACTGCAAAAGGTAATTGAAGCAGCGGCAGAAACTCCAGAAGTTCGTACTTTTAAACCTTATACTTGGATTAAGTGTAATCGTCCTAGTATGTGGAGTGATAAATTAAAGAAAGACGCTCGTTATCTTTTTATGGGTTGGATTACGAACAATCCTGAATTTGGCGATAATGCTGTTTTAATGGATGACCGTGGAGTATTTACTTGCTCAATAAAAGAAGAAGATTTTGAGGTTTACTAATAAAATGACTGAACATGAAATGCGATTAAAGATTCAGGAATATGATTGTACTTATGGTGATAATCCATTTTTAATTCATTGTCCTCTTAATAAGCCGTGCATGAAGCACAAGTATGAAAATCTTCACCAGAAACTTCTTGAAGAAACCCAGACAAAGGGTGTAGAATGTGATAAGTGTGGTTGGGCAATGAAGTTTCCTGACGAACCTTGTCGTTGTGAATTGGAAGAAAAAGTAAAGTTATTGAGAAGTGCTTTGGATATCTTATTTGACGAAGCTACCAATAGCAGCAATATATATACACACGATGGTTGGAATGTACGTAATCCTTATCTTGAATTACCGAAAAAGGTAGAAGAACAGGTACGTGAAGCTTTAAGAGTAACAGAGGATATCCAATGAAAATCAGATTAAATAGAGCGCCTTATATTTGTCCAGTATTAAATGACCATTTAGGCGGTGGTGCAGGACATTATCAATTTGGTACTTCATGGTTAAATGTTCTTGTTGACTTCCAAAAAGAAAAGGAAGATGATATGTTTTGGACAGGTAAAATCATCACACGTTATGAAAATACGGATGGTTGGTTACAGGTAGAATTATATAAAGAGTGCTTTGACGTTGTGGAGGAATAAGATGAAGCGCTATTTTGCCAAAAAAGACACATTCTTTAAAGAAGGTTCAGAAGCTTTTAGAGAAGACGAAATGTTTGCTTATGGTACTTTGTTTAATGATGATGGGACTCCAACAAGCTCTGCTATTTATCGTGGAATCTATGTAGTTGGTTCAAACGGTGGAAAAGGCACAAATGATGAATATTGGTATGGAAAAGGTCATAAAGACGGTGATGAAGTATTTATAGGAGAACATTGCACCGATGATGAATTTGAAGTATTGGAGGAATAATGAAACGCTATCTTCTAACTGCTGGTGATTGCTACTATCCCCAGAGTGGTGATAATGATTGGGTTGGAATGTTTGACACGGTGGAAGAAGCAGAGAGACTTATACAACGTGAAACTGTGCATGAATATTTCAGCCGCGGTCCGCGTAAAGGACAAGTTAAATCTTCTAAAGAAGTATTAAAGATTCGTGATACAGAAATTGATTGGTACGAAATAATTGATTTGCAAAATTGGAGTGGTGGCTATATGTCAAGGTGGAATCCATGAGCGATAATCCGCTAGCTGGAGAATTATGGTTAGATAAACATAATGATAATTATTTATTTATCACCACTCAAAAAATGATGATTTCTTCTTCTCTTGACCAAGAATGGATTTGGTGGCATAATATAAGCTGTAACACAGACGGTAATTCATCGTTAGAATACTTCTTAAACCGTTGCATAAAGGTAAACAAATAATGACAACTGAACAATTTACTTATTGGTTACAAGGTTATTTTGAGTTATCAGGCGCAACTTCATTAAATGAACAGCAAGTAAAGATTATAAAAGACCATATTTCTCTTGTAATAAACAAACAAACTCCAGTAGGAATTACAATTACTGGTGGTAGTTTATATAATTACGATAGAGATGGAATTAGAATAATGGATACCTCTCCAGCTACAAATATTATTGATGTTCCGACTAATTTAACTTGCTAATTTATGTCTAATGAAGAATTATTAGATTTATTAATTCGTGCCGCAGGCAATAATAATGAGTTTGACAATAGAAGAGAATTAGAATACTATAGATTAGAAGTCTTACAAAGGATGAAGAATGAGCGAAAACAAAAAGTCTAGCGACTACGAACGTGGTCGTATTCAAGGATTACGGAAAGCGGTAAAGATTCTGGAAAATCAGTTAAGAAAAAATCAACGTTTTTATGACCGCACGCTACTTGGAGTTGGAAGTATCGTAGAGATAGAAAAAATCTTACTGCTGTTGAAAAGCGAGCTATCTAATATTAGATAAAAAAATATTAATTAATCTTTCATAGGCATTATCCTTTTACCGATACTATTTATAGTATGACCGTGTAAAAGGAGACAAATTATGCGTAAAAACGTAAAAGAAAGAAGAATAGAAGGTAGACACAAAATATGTCCTAATTGTAAAGCAGAATTTTGTTCTATAACTCCAACTGGTTATAGAACACCAAAATCTGTTTCTTGTTCAGAAGAATGTGCTAGACTATTTGCTGTTAATAAAAGATATGAAAATGGTACGTATAGTAAAAACGACAAAGCAATAGAAAAGATGCACGCAACAAAACGGTCCAAGAACCCTGATTATGGTAAGAAATGGGATGCAAGAAAACAAGAGATTAAACAAAGAGGATTGGGCGGTTTTGATAAAACCAAATATAAGCATTGGTCACAAACCCCAGAGGGTAAAAAAAGAATCAGCGAAATTCATACTGGAAGATTTGTAGAAGAAAGTACGAGAAAGTTAAACTCAGAAAGAATGAAAAAACTTCTTCATGAACATCCAGAAAAAGTTTATTCTAATGCCAATGGCGGTAGAAGAAAAGATTTAAATGATAAATATTTCAGAAGTAATTGGGAAGCCAATTATGCTCGCATATTGAATGAGCAAAAGATTTCTTGGGAATATGAACCAGAAACATTTTCTTTATCTAATGGTTTAACATATACTCCAGATTTTAAAATCGCTCCAAATAAATATGTTGAAATTAAGGGATGGTATGACAATGATTCTAAAGAAAAGATAAGTCTTTTTTTAAAAGAGTATCCTCATTTAGAGCTTGATTTGATAGGCGAAACAGAGTATTATAGTCTTCGTAACGTATTCAAGAACAAAATTCCACTTTGGGAAGGTAAATAATGTCTGATAGAAAGAAATCATCAATTCCGTTTTTCTCCATGCATATGCACTCCACTTATTCCATATATGATGGGATTGGCTATCCTGATGATTTTGCTGACTTTTCTTACGATAACGGATTATCGGGAATGGCTATGACCGAGCACGGCTCAATGAATTCCTTTAGCCATGCTTTCATGAAAGCCAAAAAAATGAAAGAGCAGGGAATAAACGACTTTAAGATTGCGTATGGAATTGAGGCTTATATTCACCCCTCAATCTCTCAGTGGAAGCAAGAACATTTAAAGCACAAGGAAGATGCAAAGCTTGCCAAGCAAGTTGATGATGATATTGGTCTGGTTGTAGAGAATGAGAGCGAAACCAAGAAGGGTATTCGTTCTTCTCTTAATCGCCGTTCTCATCTTGTGTTGGTGGCGCAGAATCAGAAGGGTCTAAACAATCTTTTCAAGCTTGTCTCAGATTCATATCGTGGCGATAACTTCTATCGTTTCCCACGTATGGATTATGAACTGCTTAAGAAGCACAATGAAGGTATTATTGCTAGTTCCGCTTGTCTTGGCGGTGTACTTGCCAATGACTATTGGGATAACATTGATAAGGGCGATAAGGCTGTTTATGCAGCAATGGAAAAGACTGTACAGAACATGATGGATATCTTTGGCGACCGCTTTTACGGTGAATTACAGTGGGCAAACTATAAGGAACAGCACATTGTAAATCAATTTGTTATTAATCTTTCCAAGCAATTTGGTTTCAAACTAATTAGCACTTGTGATGCACACTTCCCTAATCCTGATATGTGGAAGGACCGTGAAATCTATAAGATGCTTGGTTGGGTAGGAAAAGGTGGTAATGACCTCAAAATTGATGCACTTCCACACACGCTGGAAGAAATGGAATATCAGCTTTATCCCAAGAATGGTGACGAACTATTCGCAACGTATAAGCGTTTTTCAGGCGCTCTTGGATTTAGTTACGATGATAAATTGGTAGAGGAGAGTATCGCTCGTACTGCGGATATTCTTAAGAACCGCATTGAAGATTATATGCCTGATACGGCAGTTAAGCTTCCGTCCTTCGTTATTCCTGAAGGAGAAAGCGCTGATAGTGCATTGGCAAAAATTGCCGTTGATGCATTAAAGAACACTGGTCTGTACAAAGACAACGATTATGTTTCCAGACTTAAGGAAGAACTCCACACCATTAAGGACCGTGGATTCTCTAAGTATTTCCTTACAATGAAAAAGATTTCCGATAAGTCTAAGGAAGTTCAGCTTTGCGGCGCAGGTCGTGGGTCAGGTGCAGGTTCACTTGTATCTTATCTCCTCAATATTACAGAGGTAGACCCAATCAAGTATAAGCTCCAGTTCTCACGTTTTATTCGCCGCAACGCTAAGGACATGCCTGATATTGACTTTGACGTTTCCGACCCGATGGAAATCAAGGAAATGTTTATCAAGGAATTCGGTGAAAACACTGTTGTTCCTATCTCAAACTATAACACTCTAAAGGCACGTTCTCTTGTTAAGGATATTAGCAAGCTATATGGTATTCCTTTTACAGAGGTAAATGAAGTTACGTCCAAAATGATTCATGAGGCAACTCCTGTCTGTAAGAAGATTCATGGAATTATTGCGGGTGTGTATGAGCCTACTTGGGAAGAACTAAAGGAACATTCTCCTTCCCTTGTTTCATATCTAAAGAAGTATCCACACGTTGCGACACACGTTGATAACTTGCAGAAGCAAGTTCGTTCAATTTCTCGCCATGCTGGTGGTGTATTGTTCGCAGATAATATTGACCAAGTAATGCCGCTAATTAACAGCGGTGGTATTATTCAAACTCCTTGGACAGAAGGACAAACTGTTCGTCACTTGGAGCCGCTTGGATTCATCAAGTTCGATATTCTTGGTCTTGCTTCACTCCGCATGATTGAAGGAGCGATTGAGCATATCTTGAAGCGGCACCACAATATGCCAAATCCGTCATTTGCGGACATCAAGAAGTATTATAACGAAAAGCTACATCCAGAAAAGATTGACCTTAATGACGAAGGTGTATATAAGCACGTCTTTAATGAAGGCAACTTCTGCGGAACGTTCCAGTTCACCAGCAAGAATGCACAGAAATTCTGCATGCAAGCAAAGCCAAAGAACATTGTAGATATTGCCGCTATTACGTCAATTTTCCGTCCCGGTCCATTGTCTGCAAACGTTCATGAAAATTATATCACTGCAAAGAATAATCCTGAGTCTATTCGTTATGCACATCCACTAATTAAAGAAGTAACACAAGAAACATTTGGCTTCCTTGTTTTCCAAGAACAACTAAGCTTACTCGCTCACAAATTAGGTAAGGATATTTCGCTGGATGAAGGCAACGAACTCAGAAAAGTTCTCACAAAGAAAGGCACTGGAAAAGAAGCTCAAGTTAAAGAGAAGCTGTACGGCAAGTTCATTGCCGGTTGCACCGAAAAAGGTCTTTCAGAGGATGACGGAATCTCTCTTTGGAAGACTATGGAATTCTTCTCAGGATATGGCTTTAACCTTTCTCATGCTATCTGTTATTCTATACTTTCTTATCAGTGTGCTTATCTTTTCTATCATTACCCTGCTGAATGGCTTGCTGCCTTCTTGGATAAAGAACCAGAAGACAGAAAAGAAGCAGCAATAAGTCTTGCTAAATATTATGGGTTTAACATCAAGGGTCTAGACATTAATTTGTCTGGAACTAAATGGGAAGTTGATAGTGATGGTAAAACATTAATCCAACCGTTATCTTCTATTAAGGGTCTTGGTGATACGGCTATGGCGGAAATCATGAAGCATCGTCCATTTAGGGATGTAGAGCATTTACTATTCAGTGAAGATATTGTTTACAGCAAACTAAACAAAAAGGCTTTGGACGCATTAACACGCAGCGGTGCAATGAATA